TTGGTTTGGATATTTTAGATAAAAAAAATAATACTGACTTATTTTTGAAATTAGTTAAAAAAAGTAATAAATTAATTTGTGAAATATTACTTAATCAAAAAATAGTTGCTGGTTCTGGAAACTATCTTCGTGCAGATGCATTATTTTTAGCTAAAATTGACCCATTTTTAAAACCAAAAGATATTTCAGATGAAGATTTAAAAAATTTATATAATTGTTTAAGACAATTAGCTTGGTATCATTATGATGAAGACAAAGGAAGAAAATTAAAAATAATTAAAAATAATATTAACTTTAAATTAATCGGAAATAAAAAATTTTTTGTTTATAATCAAAAAAAAGATATTTATGGATTTGATGTATATAAGAAAAATATTAATGGGCGTACAATACATTATAGTATGGTTCAAGTTGAAAAAAATGAAAATAATACATAATAATACAATAGTTTAATGTAATATATCTAAAATGATTAGAAACATCATTTTCAATAATCTAATGTGTAATTTAGGACAACCAAAAATAGGAGTTCGTTATGGGGGAGATTATATTTTAAACTATATGAATATAAATAGTCCAATTAATACAATTAATTTTAGTTCGCACCTTGATTATGGTAAAACATATAATCTTATTTATAAGAATATTAAAGAAAATAAATTTAATTTTAATTTAGGTGGAGATCATAGTGTTAGCGCAAGCACAATTCAACCACTATTAGATATTTATAATAAAGATATTTTAATTATATGGATTGATGCACATGCAGACTTAAATACTTTTCATACATCAAAAAGTAAAAATACACATGGTATGCCTCTGGCTCCTTTACTCGGTTTAATGCCTCATTGGTATAATTCTGAAAAATATAAATTTAGAAATAGATTAGTATCATCAAATTTATATTATTATGGGGTAAGGTCTATTGATAAAGAAGAAAAATATAATATTCAAAAATATAATTTAAAAATTTTTCAAAATAAAGATTTTTTAATTAAAAATATTATTAATCATCCTGCAAAAAAAATACATATTAGTTGTGATGTAGATGCTATTGATCCTGATTTAATTTTCTCTACTGGGACACGAGTAGATAATGGTCTAAATGTAAATGATGTTTTATCTGTAATTGACGTATGTAAAAAAAGATTAGTTAGTTTTGATTTGGTAGAGTTTAATCCAAGAATTGGTAATCTTAAACATAGAGCTATAAGTTTAAGTACTATTTCGTCAATTATAAATAACGTAATATATTAAAAATTATATATATATTATTAATGAATGATAAAAAATGTAAAAATTTAAATACTCGTCAAAATTCTTTAATAATAAATAAAAAAAAATGCGAAAAAATATGTAAATGTCAGGTAATAAACAATACACAAGAAATAAATTATGACTTAAAAAATTTAATTAAGGAATTAATAATTCATAAATATTTTAAATAAATCTTAATTTAAAAAAATATAATATAATATAATGAAATTAAAATTTATAGCATTTTTAATATTATTTATTGCATATAATTATTTTAGCATACAAAAATATATAGAAATACCTCAAGATGAAAAAGAAAATTTTAAAAATATAAATATTCATAAATTTAGTGTTTGTAATGCTCATAATTACAATATATAATTTTCTCATTTATTATATTATTATGAAAATAAATGAAAAATTTATAGATAATATTTTTAATTATAAAATAAAACTAAAAAATAAAGCAGATAAAAAAAAATTATCTTTATATACTGATTTTATTCCAATGTATGATATTTATAATCAAAAAATTTATAAAATTAAAAAAGAGGATACTTTTAATCATTTAACAAAATTACATTATCGATTTATAAATGATGAAGTTAAAGACTGGATTATTACAAACTACAAAAAATATTCTAATAAATTAACTAATTTAAAAGGAGAAGAAAAAGAAATAATTGAAGAATATATTAAAAAATTATATGATATGATTAAATTAATTGATAATTATGATATTAATATATTAATTGATACATCATATAAAGTATTATATAAATATTCAAAATTCGGATTAGAATTTAGTATTTGTAAAAAAAATAGTTTTAATCCATATATTAGATATTTAAAACCTTATTACACTAAACCAGAAATAGTTAAATTAGGTCAAAATATGGGATTAATTAAAAATATTAAACCAGAAGATTTAATAGATGAAAAAAAACATTATACAATTTGTAAAAAAATTTCAAATGATGATTTTAGTTTTGAAGAAATTAAAAATAATACACTTGCTATTATTAATAAAAAATCTCAATCGGATATTTGTTTTTATTCATTTATTGGTGCTACTTTATTAAATCGTTTTTTAAGAAATCAAAATATTTATACAATTAACACATTTTTTTATAATAGATTAATTAATATAATTAATACCGTAAAAATATCAAAACCGTTAGAAAAAGAATATCAAATTTATAGATTTATTTCAGATGATAGTTTTTTACAAAATTTAAAAATTGGTGATTTTTATAGTGATGTAGGGTTTGTTTCAACAACACGTGATCCATTTTATAGTCCTGGTTTAAAAGGTATTTTTGGTTTAATTTTGATTAAGATTAATTTAAGAAAAAATATAAGTGGAATGGGATTATTAATTGAACATTTTTCATTATTTCCATTAGAAGAGGAATTTTTACTTCCACCTAATTGTAAATTAAAACTTGTATCTAAAGATAATAATTTTAAATATTATCATACTAATAGTAATTTTGAAAATTTAATTAATAGAAAATATGAATTTGATTTTATTGATAATAATTATGATTGGGTTAAAAATATAAAACCAGTAGATGAAAATATTCCAGAATTTACAAAATTTAATTTACAAGCAAAAAATAAATTATATTTATTTCAAGAATTTAAAAAAATGACAAATAAAGATAATCAAATATATTTTAATGGTATATTATTTACATTATTTTTTTTTGATTCAACAGGAGCATATAGTAAATATTATTATAATAAAATAGAAAAAGGATTATCATTAATTCATTTTGATAAAAATGGTTATCCATTAATGTTTATTGAATTGGGTAAAGAATTGGTATTTAATCATATTAATCAATATTATTTTTATGATTCAAAAGAAGATTTAAATGAAAAGCAAATAATTGAACTTTTAATAAAATTAGGGAAAATATTTAATTATAAAAAGGCTATAGTATATCATTCATATAGCAATTATAAAGAATTTAAAGATAATTATTATAAGAGTTTAGAATCATTTTTATATATTAATCATTATAATAAAACATTATACGAATATCTAAAAACAGGTAAGAAACCTTTTAGTTCTGAACCATTTTATAAATCATCATTAAACGATATTGATATTATTCTTAATAAATATTCATTAAAAAATAAAATAATAGATACTATTGAACATGATTTTTTTGAATATAATACTTTGATTAATCAATATGAAGAATTTAATAACAAAAATTATGATATTTTTAATATCAATGAAAAATTAATTTCATCTGGTGAAATAGATGTAATAGTAGATTTAGAATACGATGATGAATATAATAAAGATGAAAATTTAGAATTAATTTATCGTCAAACTATAAGAAGAGGAATTGAATAATAATTTTAATATATATTTATATTTAAAATTATAATTTAAATTATTTTCTAACATATTTCAATATGTTAAATCATATATTATTGATTGTAATATTTTATTTAATATTTAATCAAATGATTTTAGCTTTGACTTCAGAAAATGATTTAATTTATGAAGATAAAAAAGAAACACCAAGTAAAATTAATAAAATTAGTAAAATTAATAAAATTAATAAAATTAATAAAATTAATAATATTGAAGAAGTTTCTTTAGACTTATTTGGCAAACCGTATCAATATGAACCTGATAAATTTATTATTTGGAGCTTTAATATAGAAAATCCTTGGACACAAATAGTATATAATTATGGACAAAAATTTCCATTTAAATTTTTTATTAAAATTAAAATACAATCATTAAATGATTATCAAACTTGGAAAGAAATTATTCCTAATTTAGATTTTGATTCAAAGACAGGTGAAGTTATTATACCATCGAAAGATGAAGCAGGTGCATTAGCTATTGCTAATTTAATTATATCTAATTTTCAAGGTCAATTAAGTATTGAAAATATATTAGAAAAAAATTTAATTCCAATTTCAATTACAAAAGCTCAACAATATGAAATGGTTAAAAATAAACTAAGAGAACAAATTATAGAATCATTACAAGGTAAATCAGTAGAGTCTAATACTACTTTTGAAAAAGATTTAGCTAATAATGAAAATAAATCTAATATAAAACAAAATTTTGAAAATATTGATTTTGATGCATATGAAGGTAGTGAATATACTTATTTATAAATATAAAAAATATAATTGTATTTAAAAATAATTTAAATATATCATATTATATATATGCCAGTTAAAAAATCATTTAATAATATGTTATTAAAATTAAAAAATAAAATAAAATTTAATACACCTAAACAATTAGATGTTATTTTAGAATCATCAGTTGAATCATCTGTAGAAGAAGTACCAGTTGAACCATCTGTAGAAGAAGTACCAGTTGAACCATCCGTAGAAGAAGCACCTGTTGAACCATCCGTAGAAGAAGTACCTGTTAAACCATCCGTAGAAGAAGTACCAGTTGAACCATCCGTAGAAGAAGCACCCGTTGAACCATCCGTAGAAGAAGTACCAGTTGAATCATCTGTAGAATCATCTGTAGAAACACCAGTTGAAGCACCAGTTGAAGCACCAGTTGAAGCACCAGTTGAAGCACCCGTTGAAGAAGCACCAGTTGAACCATCTGTAGAAATACCAGTTGAACCATCTGTAGAAACACCAGTTGAAGCACCAGTTGAAGCACCAGTTGAACCATCTGTAGAAACATCTGTTGAAGCACCCGTTGAAGCACCAGTTGAACCATCTGTAGAAACATCTGTTGAAGCACTAGTTGAAGCACTAGTTGAAGCACTAGTTGAAGCACCAGTTGAAGCACTAGTTGAAGCACCAGTTGAAACATCTGTTGAAGTACCAGTTGAAACATCTGTTGAAGTACCAGTTGAACCATCAGTAGAAGAAATACCAGTTGAACCATCAGTTGAACCATCAGTTGAACCATCAGTAGAACCATCAGTAGAACCATCAGTAGAACCATCAGTAGAACCATCAGTAGAAACACCTATTGAAACACCTATTGAAGTACCAGTTGAAGAAGCACCAGTTGAAGAAACACCAGTTGAAGAAGCACCAGTTGAAGAAGCACCAGTTGAAGAAACACCAGTTGAAGAAGCACCAGTTGAAGAAGCACCAGTTGAAGAAGCACCAGTTGAAGAAGCACCAGTTGAAGAAGCACCAGTTGAAGAAGCACCAGTTGAAGAAGCACCAGTTGAAGAAGCACCAGTTGAAGAAACACCAGTTGAAGAAACACCAGTTGAAGAAACACCAGTTGAAGAAACACCAGTTGAAGAAACACCAGTTGAAGAAACACCAGTTGAAGAAGCACAAGTGGAACAATCTGTATAAAAAAGTAGCAATAATATTAAATAAAATTATAAAATTTTATTTAATATGTATATATATATGCTAGTTAAAGATTTATATTATCAAAAATATTTAAAATATAAAAATAAATATTTAAATTTATGAGGCAAACAGGTGGAGCTCAAATTTTTATAACAGATTCAGGTGATACAATTACAATTAATAATAAAGAAATTGAGAGAAGTCGTGCATTTTCAGTAGAAGAATTACAAAATTCTAATATTGAAACTACTACTATTAAACTAGAAAATCTTATAGAAAATCATAAGGATATATTTCATATATTAAGAGATCAAGCTCAAGCTTTTCCAAATATAGAGAAATTAATATTTGATGGTAATAATTTATCCACAAATCAAAATGTTGATTTAATAGTTTCTATCATAGAATTATTTACAAATGTATCAAAACTTAGCTTTAACAAATGTCAGCTTAATGAAACTTCTGGTATATATTTAAAAGAACAATTACTAAGTTTAACACAAAAATTTTCAGATATTGAATTAGCAGGCAATAAAATAAAAGATCACATATTAATAAATTTATTTATGGAAGTTATTGATAAAAATAGAGACCCATGAAAGATGGATTTGAGAAACTAGTAATATGAATTACTAATAAAAAAATTAATTTATTCAAGTTTAATAATCAATAAAAAAACATTTATTTTCTGAAAAATAACTTTTAAAAGTTTAATTTATTTTTCAGAATTGTTTACCAATATGTACCAATCATAGTATGAAGAAAGATCATTTTTAGTATCAGATGGATTAGTAATTATATCAATTAGTAATCCATTATTTCTAACTTTTTCTTCAATTTGCTTACGTTCAATAAATTGTTCGGTAATTTCTGTTTTATGCGCCCAAGGGAAAGAATAATAGATATTTCCATCTTGATATCGCATATATGCATCTTTTAGTTTAAATTCTTGTGTTTTAACTTTATCTGCAACAACATTGAATAAAATCTTAGTATCTGATTTAGTTACTTCTTTTAGACATTTCCAAAATTGTTCAGAGTCAAATAGGTGCATAATACTAAAATTAAGCACAATATAATCAAATTTCATATTTTTAATATTAAACCATTTTGAATTTTCAAACCAGTTTTGGCGTAAATCACATGGACTAAGATTAATATGTTCATTTTCATCCATTGTTTGAATATTTTCTAATAGCATAGCTGAATCAATATCTAATCCAATATACATTTTTGGACTATATTTTTTTATTTCATTTATTAGTTTACCTTTACCACAACCCAAATCTAACCAGGACTTGTTTAGTTCTGGAGATAACTTTTTAATTTGTTCAGAAAAAATATTAGTTTGTTTTTCTAATTCTTTAATATATACTAAGTCTAATTTAACATTTGTCACTTGATAATAAGGCGAAGTCATATTTTCAACCCAATCATTTTTGTAAATAGTTTTAATATAGTTAATAATTCTAAAGTTATTTGGAGTTTTTTTATCAAAACGAATTTCTCTAGCATCATATTTATCATTACCAATTGGATAACACCGATAGATATTTCCTTTTTTAGGTGTATTTGATGAAGTAATAAAAGTAGTATATTTATTATTTTCTTTATCTAACCAGTTTTTCCCATCATATAATAAATCGATAGTCATCATATTTTTAGGTTTAATTTTAATTTCACGCATTCCATCAATTGGAGAAATAATTAATCCATCACATGTATAGTTGCCTTGATTATTAATAAACTTAGAAAATGGTGAATCTGAATTTATAATTATATCTTGAATAATTTGTTCTTTTAATTTATTAGAACAATCATTAACTAAGAATGATACTTTTGGATACCATCTAATATTATGTTCTTTTGTTTTATCTAAAAAATCATTAAAAATAATACGTTCTTTTTGAATTAATTCAACAAGTTCTTCTAATGTATTAATTGTTTCTAAACTAGTTTTATTTGTCCAAGGATGCATTGAACGAATAATATTATATCTTTCAATAATTGATGTATTAGGTATATCAATATCAAATACAAAATACAAATCATTATTTTCAATAAATTCTGCTTTAACCCGATTAAAATTTAGTTCATTCCATTCTGGAAAAATATTTGTTGAAAGATTATTAACAAGAATACCATCTGCTTTTTCACGAATTAAAAAAGAATGATAAATATTAAATTCATCTGGTAGCAAATGTCGCGGAGGAAGATTTGTAAATTTTTGTTTATTAAGTTGCCAATTATAAGAACCCTTTGACATAATTGGTTTATTTGATGGTTTAAAATTACGCAATTCATCCATAAGTGAAAATATTTTAATTTGATTTCCAATAATTTTAGATTTTCTTTTTCTCTTGCACATTAATCGAAGATGATGAAGTATAAAGTTTATTTTAATTCCATTACTATTTTTAACAGAAACAAATTTACCTAAACATATTAAAAATATCATATCGTCTTTAATAAAATACAAATAATTATTATTAAAGTGAAGAGCATATTTAAAAAAGTCAAAATTACATAATATTTTAATGGCACGTCCACAAAATTTATAATTAAATAACTTTTCTAATGTATTAATTTCAATGTTATCATTATTTAATGAGTAATTAATAGTTATGCTTATCATATGTAAAATAGTTTCATAATTTTTAATAAGGTCTTTTTTATCAACAGTTAATGTATTAATATCATATTCTAATCCAAAATCATAATCATTGTAAATCATCATAACTAATTGAAAATAGAATTTTTCTTGATCAGTAATTAATTTATTATAAATATATTTGTAATCATCGATTGTCGGTTTTTCTTTATAATGATAAGAATGAATAGTTATTATTGTACTAATATTAATTGGTTTACAATAATAATATTTGAATAATTCTTTTTTAATAACAAAATAATAACCAGTATCATAGTAAATCATCTTACTAAAATACGGTTTTAAGTTGCAATATTCAGAAAGAATTCTTATTTTTTTTAATTTATATTTTTTATCAGCAGTGGAAGACATTAGATTAGATAACATTGGATCAATAAAACCATCTTTTTGAAGTAATATTGGTTTATTTTCTTTAATTTTTTCTAAAATCCATTTATATAATCTATCATCTGAATTTTTAATACTAAGTGAAATAATATATTCATATTCGTCTTTAAAAATATCAATTTTTAAAAAGTCTATCCAAAATAAGAAAACAGGAAATACTCCTTTTAGTGATGAAAGAGTTAAAATTTCTTTTTTTAAAATTTCATCTTCAATAAAAATAATGTTTTTGATATTTTTTAAAAACAAATGTCCGTCTTTAATTACCGATAATAAATATAAAAAATATTTTATATTTTCTTTGAATATTTTATTTTTATCTTTATATGATATAATATTATGTATTAATAAAATTACTAAATTACTGAAATAAGATAATTTAAAATTTTTATTTGATTCTTGATGACCTTGTGTCATATAAATTACTTTTGAAATTGCTTCTAAAAATAATACATAATAGAATAAATCTAAATTTAATAATTTTTTAAAATTATAATTATTAATTTGTTTAGATTTATAAAGTTCCATTATTTTATCAATCTCGTCATTTATATTTATCTCATTGGATACCTTATTTGTCTTAGACATGTTTTTATTATATTATAATAATTATAATTATTATATTATAATATTTCAATTTTTTTATAAGATACTATAATTATATGAATATTACAAAAAAATATAAAAAGTATAAAATTAAACTCACCGATGAAACAATTGACGATTTTTGTGTACCTAATAAATTTAAACTACAACCACAACAGGAATTTTTAGCAGAATATTTTACATCAAAAGAAGCACCACCAGGTATGTTAGTATTTCATCAAATAGGCGCTGGTAAAACTTGTGCTGCAATTTCAGTTGCTGAAAAACTTAAGAATAAATTAAAAATTATAATAGTTGTTCCTGCAGCATTAATAGGTAATTTTATGGATGAATTAAGATCACCTTGTTCAAATTATAATTATATAACAGAAACTGAACAAAAAAAACTATTGACATTAAAAATAGATGATCCTGAATATTACGAAATAATAAAAAAATCAGAAAAAAAAATAAAAAAATTTTATACAATATATTCTTATCATAAATTTGTCGAACTTGCACAAAATAATAAAATAAAATTAAAAAATACTTTATTGATAATTGATGAAATTCAAAATATGGTTTCATTAACTGGAATATTTTACCAAACATTAAAAGATTTAATAGATAATTCTGATAATAGTTTGAGAATTTTAATTTTATCAGCAACACCTATGTTTGACCGTCCAAATGAGATAGGATTAACATTAAACTTATTAAAACCAAAAATTAAATTTCCAACTGGTAGTGATTTTAATGAAGAATTTCTATTAAAAACAGGACTAAATTATAACGTTATAAATATGTCAAATTTTATAAAGTTGAGTAAAGGTTTAGTTTCATATTATCGAGGTGCACCACCATATACTTATCCTGAACAAATATTTAAGGTTGTAAAATGTCAAATGTCTGATTTTCAATTTAAATCATATTTAACTGCTTTATCTTCAGATGGAGATTATATAAAAGGTGCATTTAAAAATGTTGATATTTTAAATCTTCCACTTAACTTTTCATTAGGTCCACGAATGGTGTCAAATATTGCATTTCCAAATAAATCTATTGGTGAAATAGGATTTAATAATTTTAAAGATAAACATTTAATGTTTCAAAATATTAGTAAGTTTTCTATAAAATTTTATAAAATATTAAAAAAAATTAAAAAATCAGAAGGTCCAACATTTGTATATTCAAATTTTAAAGAGTTTGGAGGATTACGATCATTTATTAAATTTATTGAATATCAAGGATATAAAAATTATAAAATTCATGGAGAAGGTCCAAATAGATTTTCACTTTGGACGGGTGATGAATCTCAACGTATGAAAGAAGAAATTAAAAAAATTTTTAATAAAAAAGAAAATAAAGATGGTTCTAAAATTAAAATTATGTTAGGTTCTCCTTCAGTTAAAGAAGGTGTTTCTTTTAAAAGAGTAAGACAAGTACATATTTTAGAACCATATTGGAATATGTCTAGAATATTGCAAATTATTGGTAGAGCTATTAGATTTTGTTCTCATAGTGATATTAATAAAGTTAATAGAAATGTGGAAGTATTTCTATATTTAGCAACACATAAAGGAGAAGAAACCATAGATCAACATCTTTGGAAAATAGCTAAAGAAAAACATAAAATTATAGAAATATTTGAAACAGGATTAAAAGAAAACGCTATCGATTGTGAATTATTTTACAATCGAAATGTTTATAAAACGGATGAACATAAATTAAAATGTTTAAATTAAATATTAATTTCCATTTAATTGAAATATACATTTTTTTTCATTTTCTAATAAATAGGTTTTAATAAATTTTTTAAGTGTATCAATACTTATATTACTTAAATTGTTAAGTAATATATTTTTTCTATTAAATAAATATTCTCTAGTAATAATTTCTTTAAAAAATTTATTAAAAATATCTGATAAACTATTTTCTTTTTCATTTAAATAATTAGTAAAAGATATTTTCCATTCATCTAAATTAATTTCATTAATAATACTTAATATATTAATATTAAAATTATTTATTTCATTTAATAATAATTCACAATTTTTATCAGATTGCACTTTTTGAACTATATAATAATTATTACCATAATTTAATAAAAAAAATTTAACTAAATATCCAAGTTGTTTTTTTGTTCTTAATTCTTCAAAAAAAGGTTGTTCTAAAATTAAATAAGTCATAAAAGTATGGACCCATTTATTTGGTTCAAAGTTACCTAATTCGTAAGTAATAGTAACACAATTACTTTTTTCTTCTTTATTTGGATGAGATAAAATTATATCTTTTGGTAATTCAATTTTACTAAAATTATATTGAGGTAATAAAATACCTTTTTCAATTAATGGTATATTTTTTGGTAATTGATGATTATGAATTGCACCACAAAATAAAACTGATAATGATGAATTATCAAATAATGTTGATATAAAATCAAGTAATTCTTTTTTATTAATTTCTTCTATTTCTTTAATTAAAGTTTCAATTAAATAATCATTCTTATTTGATTTAGAACTCATATAATAAGATGAATAGTCCCAAGGATTAGAATTATTAACATTTAAATAATTTTCTTTTAATAATATAATATGAGACTCTATAATTTTACTAGGTATTACTGGTGATTTAATTAATTGTAACGTTTTATCAATAAATTGAATTAATTTAATAGGATCATTTAAACAAGAATAATTTATTGTAATACTATTATAAATATTATTTATAGATAAGAAAATATTAAATTGAAGCATACTTATGTTAAATAATTCTTGATTTAAATAAAATGTTAAACATTCTATAGCTAATACTGTATAAATATAAGATTTTGGTGTATTAAAATATTTTGGATTATTAAAAATTAAAGCTCCTTTAATAATATCTTCATTAAATTTAGTTACACCAGAAAACCAAAAACGATTTTTTATAAAAATAGGTGCTTCAAGATCTTCATCTAATTTTAAATTTTTTTGAATTTTTAAATCTAAAAATGGATTATCTATATTAAATTCTAATTTAAATTCTATTTCTTGAGAATATATATTCGTTATTTCACCATATACAGTTCCATAATTTTCATCAATAATTTTATTAATTATTTTACTATCTTGTGATATTAATAATTTAATACATTTGCTAAATTGTTGTTTTATAGTATTATCAATTTTTAAAGATATATTTGGAATTAATGCAGGTCCTGATAGTAATTCATTTAAATTATATTTATGCATATTAATTGCGAGTATATGTGATTTTACAAGTGAATTCATTTTATCAGAATTATCAAAATTTAGTTGATTTATTTTTCTATAATATTCTATAATTTTAGTTAAATCTTTTGAAAAAATATTATTAATTGTATAATTAACATATCCATCTATTAAATTTAATTTAGTTAATCCTAATTTTGTTAAATTAATATTTAAAATAAAAAGACCAACTTCTTCTTCAATATTTATATAACCATAGTCACCGAATCCATTAACCTTTAAAAAATTACTTAACGAATTTTTATTAAACATATCTAATAAATTATAAATTATTCTATAAATTTTATTTGTTTTAGCAAATCCTGGATTAATTTCCCATATATATATAATTTTTTGAATATCAGATAAAGGTATCATTTGATATGTTTTTCCAAAATTATCATATATCGGTTTTTGAATAGTTATTTTTTTTTTAAATTTAGATGGAATATTACCAAAAGTTGATTTTAAAAGTTTTTTTTGATTTTTAATATTAATATTTGAAATAATACATACACTTATATTTTCTGAAACATAAAACTGATTATAAAATTTAATCATTGCATTTCGAATAGTATCTTTATTCATAGTTTTATTAGAACCAGTAGCAAAATTATTCCATTTATTATCTTTCTTTGCTAAATTTTTAATTGTTTGATATTCTCTCCAACCATCATAATTTATATTTTTTTGATGTTCTGAATTAACTGCATTTATTTCACGTTGTACTGCATCTTCATTAAATAAAGGATCAATAAAAAATCTAGAAAAAATATCCATTATATGTTCTATTCCATCATTAAAAACAGAAAAATAATATACTGTTTCAAACATATCAGTCCAAGCATTAGAAAAACCACCGTATTTTTTAATATTATTATTAAAGTATTTTTCATCTGGATATTTTATAGACCCTAAAAATAACATGTGTTCTAAAAAATGAGCTAATCCTTGAAACTCTTTCGGATTTGAATAAGAACCTATATTTACGGAAACTGTAACTGTTGTTTTATCAGTATCTTTATCATATACACAAACTGTTTTAATACCATTTTTAAGTATTTTTGTATTATAAATTCTAGTTTCATTTTTAGGAATAATCATTATTAATTTATAATAGATTATTTTTATTTATATATTAAAATCATTTGTTAATTCTGAATTAATTACAGGTATATCAGATTCTTTCAAAGCAGTTTCCCATTCTTCTAAAAATTCTTTTGCATTTATTTTATTATGTTCAAATTCTGATATTTCTTTATCTTTTAACCACAAGTCTTTAATTTTTAATAATTTAGTTGTTTGTTTAACAGCATTATCTTTTATATTTTCTAATGTTAAATATGGTGTAATAAAAATATGATGATTTATTGAATTAAAATAATCATTATCTTTAATATTTTCTTCATTAATATCTTTAATCCATTTATCTAAATCATTATTTTCTTTTAAATATTTAATTAAATATTCAAATTTTGGAATTAAATTATATGTATATGCTGTTATGTTATTTGAATGATAATTTGTAAGATTACCAAAAAACGAAGTAACCAAATGATATATTTTTTTAATATAATCATAACACATTTTATAATTATATTCACCAGATAAATTTTTAAAATAATCATCTTTTGATGATTCATATAAAATAGAATTCTTACTAGTTAATTCACATATTGTTGTATCTGATAAAATATTATACAAATCTTGATAATTATCTTTTGTTCGTAAATAAGGTTTTGTATATATAAATAAACCAATAGTTTCAATATTTGTAAAATCTAATGAATCTAGTAATTCATTTTCTATATTTTTAATTAAATTCATTTTATGTTCATTAAATGAACTAAAATCAGGATTATCATTTTCTTTAAGTAATTTTACACGTATATCATCTTGATATGATATATTTGTAATATCTATTTTTTCTTTTAATACTAATGCATCTTTAATTAATAAATTTTTAATTAATGATATAATACCATTATAATCTAAATTTAATTTATCATTATCTGTTAAAATATTTGTAATATTTATTGATAATTTAAAATTTCTAATAATTAAAATTTTTGCAACTATAGATGAAATATTAGTATTAATATTTTCAATAGTATTTTTTAACATTTCAAAATTAATTTCAATTTTATCATTAATTAATGTAACTATATGTGATTTATTTTTATGTAATAATTTAAAAATAAAATCAATTCCTATTTCAGAACCAAATTGTATTGTTGTTGGTAAGTGATCATTACCAAAAAAAAATAATAATAAACAAAAATCATACACAATTAAATAATCATTTTTTAAATTTTTTTCAAAATCTAAATTATTATATTGTATATATAATTTTAAAATACAATTAATCATACCAGGTCCATCATAATAATTAATATTAAAATCATTATCTCTTGATGTATGTTTTATAATAGATATATTAATATCTTCTCTTTTTAGAAAAAAATATGTTTGTTGAACTAACATTAAATGAATTAAATCAGAATCTGTTGTATGAATTGCAATATCACCGTGTAATTTATTATTTTGAATGTATTGAAATATTTTTAAATCAGATTCACCATTTATAGAACCAGAATTAACATGTATTTTAATATTTGGAAATTTTTTAATAAAATATAAACTTATTTTTTGTTCAAGAGTTTTAATAATTTGTGATATTGGACTAAATGATTTATCAATACCAAATCTTTTTTCAACCCACCTAAAATAATTATATTTTATTCCATCTTCATTCACATATATATATTTAATTTTACCAAAATATGTATCAAATTTTTGTTTTCTAAGAGTTGATTCATAATAATTTTTTGTTCGGCGTCTTCTTTGTTCTATAATTTTAGAATATGATGGAATACCATCTATAAAAAAACAAATTGATTGAATATTTTTTTTAATATGAAAATCTTCAATTATATTTTCAATATTATTAATTACACAATCTATTATCATTAATTCTAATTTATTTAATCCATTTAATTGTTTTATACTTATAAAATTAAATAATTTAGATAATATTTCATCTTCGTCATTACCATCAAAAATAAATTCTATGTTTTCACAATGATTTTTCCACCAAGGTAAATCAAAAATTTCTTGTAATTTTTCTTCTATTTTATTATCTTGTGTATAACTAAAAGGTAAATTTAAAACAATTTTAACTATATTATTAATTTGTTCTTCTAAAATAAACATTTGATTATAAATTATAAAATTTAAATCAAATAAAATATGATTTCCTAAAAAATTACGTTTAATATCATCAATAATAAAATTATAATTATAATTAAAATTTTTAATTATAAAATTTAATAATCTATCAAAACCCATTATTTATTTATTATAATAAATACTTTTTTTCTTTTTAATGATTTTTACGCAAATAATTAATTATTTCCCATAAACATTTACAATCAATCTCATTATATTTTTCTATTTCTTTCATTGTAAAATCTTCAACTGGATTTGAATCTTGTTTATTATAAATTTTATATGCTAATAACATAGCATTAAGTCCATTAGCACAACTGTTTGATGTATCCCATATAGTTGATATTAAATTATTTTCAAATAATGCTCTTGCAATTGATTTTAATGAATAATTTAATGCACCTTTTACAACAATAGGTTCATTTAAAAATACTTGATATAAATCTATCATTTTTTTTGGAGGTAATAACAGATTTCTTTCTCTTGATTTATCATAAGAAGTTTTTTCTGCTTGTGACCAGTGAACAAAAATAGGAACCGTTTTATTAGATTCTTTTAATTTTTTATTAATAAAAGTCCAAAATAAATCTAAAATATCTTTTTCCCCTCGTTTTGTATTTTGTGTAGCTATAAAACTTTTATATTTCCAATTATCATTTTTTTCATAACCAACACCAATCATAAATATTATATTAAAGTCTTCATAATCAACACCAAAATTATCTATACGTATATTTCCAAAATTAGAATTCATTGTTTCATAATCAAGATAAAATTCCATTTCATTTTCTTTACGAGTGCGCCATTCTGGCTCATTACACATAATAGTTTTAGGAAGCACAATATTAATATTTTGACGATTAATTTTTAAAATAGAATCAATACGGTCTGCTATTTTACCATCATTAAAACCTATTGTTTTAGATGTGCAGTTATCATCATTCCATCCAAAAACACCATTTTTAAAAGCTTCTTTTCTATTTTTAATACCACAATAATATACTGATGTAATTTCATAAATTTCTTTCGCTAACGATTTTTTAATTTTTCCATACATACCATCTTTATCATTTTTCATATTAGGATAAAGTTCTTCTTTAGTAGGTAAAGGTAATAATTTCCAATTATGTCCGTCGGTTCTAACAGATTGTATCCATTTAATTGCATCAGATAATTTATCAACATAATCTTTATCAAAATTATCATAATCAATTGTTCCTAATTTATTCATAAAATCGTGAATATAATAAGTAGTTTTTTTATAACAATAAGAATATTTTTTTCCTAGAATAAATGCCTTTTTAATATTTGTTCCTTGAATACTATTTAATGCATTAGTATAAACAAGTAATTGACCTTTATATGCTGGCATACTATCACTATTTAAAATATGAATTCTATCTGCAGTTAAATTGATTTGAGAATGTTTAATATCAATTATAACATAATGCCATTTTGTATTTAATTTTGGAGAATCATAAGTTTCATCATAAATATTATATCCAACTAATTTATTTAAATAATCATTTCGAACTATTAAATCTGGTGCACCAAAAGTATTATTATCATAATCATGTAAAATACCTTGATATATAATTTCTTGACCTTCCTTCATTAATTGTATAGTTTTTTCAAATAATTCTTTATTTCTTGATTGATAAGATTCTGCTACTTTTATAATAGGATGTTTTTGTTTTATTATTTCAATTACTTTTTCTTCAAATTGACATCCTTGATCCATAATAAATTTTGTAAAAGGGTCATCTATTACATATTTAACAGTTGATTCTGAATTACCTTTAATAGAAGGTAAATCGTGAATTGATTTAATATTATATTCTTTTATCCAATCAATAATAGGGTCATTTAAAAAATAATTTCTAATTGATGAAGCAGAAACCATTAGTTTCCAATTAATATTATCATTTTCTTGTCTTTTTCTTTTATTACTTATAGCTATTTCTTCAGAGTTAAAATCAACCATTTTAAAATATTCCGGTGTTTTTTCTGGTTCATAAATAGTTATATATTCAAAAATATTTTTTTTATTACAAATTTGATTTCGTTTTAAATTTTCTAAAAAGAAACTAAGTTTTGTATAAGATGTTACTTTATAAAAATCTAAAATTTCTTTATTATATTTTTCGGTATATAATTCTTTTGAATTTATAATTAAATTGACTTGAAATAGTTTTGTTTTTTCTTTATCATAATACCACCCATTATTTAAATAACATATATTTAATTTAAAACCTGTAAATTTTGAATAAATTTTAAGTAGTTGTTTTGTTACTAAATAACTACGTGAATTAAAAAAAGTATTATCCATTATATATTAATATTTTAAATAATATGTATTTAAATAACATATATTTAATTTAGTGAGTTTAAGAATATATATTTTATATTATTAATTAATTTAATGAATAGAAATGCTATTTTAGATAATTTAGATGATATACCTGATTCTGCTCCTATTTCTGTACCTGTTTCTGCTCCTGTTTCTGCTCCATCTTTAATTGAAACTAATCTAAATAATGATACTTTCTTACAACAATTATTATCTAATAAAATATATATTTATATTATAATTGGAATTATTATTTTAGCTATTGTTAGTTATTATTTATATATTAAATATTTTTATAAATCAGAAAAAGAGCTAGAGCCAGAGCTAGAGCCAGAGCAAGAGCCAGAACCAGAGTTAGAGCCAGAGCCAGAACAAGAAAAAGAAAAAGAAAGGAAAAAACATATTATATCACCTGATATTGAATATTATTTATTAGATAGTTCTAAAAATCCTATTTTAATAAATAATCCAGCTGTCTTAATTAAAAGACCAAAACTAACTCATCCTAATAAAGAAAATATTTCAGATGAAGAAGATAATGAAGATAATGACGAATATGAAGATAATAATATTACAAATCAAGATTTAACTCGTGATGAAATAGAAGAATTAGAAAATCAATTAGAAATAATGCAAAGAAAACAAAATTCTTCTATTATTGCAGAAAATGATGAAGATAATGAAGGAGTATTTTAATTTTTTAATTTTTTAATAATACATTTTGGATCCATTTTAAAAGAGGATAATCTATTATCTCTTGGAACAATATTAATAACACATTTAGATTTTACACCATATAACGATTCAGTGCAGCCTTTATGTTCTATTTTTAATTTTTCTATTTCATTTGGGTCAACTAAACAACGTGACCTAAAATATTCATATCTTTCTCTAACTTGTTCATAAGAAAGTCCAGATTCTTTATTTAACATTTTATTTATAATTTCGTGTAAATTATAAACCCAATAAGATAATGTTTCTCTATTTTTCATTACATCTTTAGTTAAATTATGTGTTTTTAAATTATTACTCAAATTTTCTCTACAATATTTACAGGGTAATATATGTACTAAATTTTTATAAAATTTATAATAGTGTTTTTTTTGTTCATCTGATGGTTCTATTGGATAATTAAAACTAATTGTATGTAGCACATGCCACATAGGTGGTCCCCATACAGAAGTCATCATACCATCTCCTGATAAAAAATCATTTTTTGTAAATGGTGATTTTTTATTATTTTTTTTATTCATATATTAAATATAGATTTTTTTATTTTATTAACTAAAAAATCCACCAAATTGTTTTTCTATATCAATTGGTAAATGCAAACATCCATTATATTCCATATTTAAATTATCTATATTTGTTTTTCCAAAATCATTAATTATTTTGTAATTATAATAATTTTTTAATAATTTAATAGTATTATGTGTATGTATTAATCCAGCATGTATAATAAAAGAATTTTTTTTTTCATTAATACCTTGATAAATTTTAGCAATAATATACCATTCCATTATATCACTTAATATATTATTGATTTGTTCTAATAATTGAGTATTTTCTTTAATTACATCTTTAATATATTTATCTAAATAAATTTTATTTTTTTTAATAATATCTATAATTATTCTTTTTAAAATTAAAAAATGTTTTCCTATTTTTCTTTTTTTTAAAAACTCTTTTGAATAAATATATTTCAAGTCTTTTTTTAAAAAATCTAATTTTAAAGTAAAAAACAAATTAAATAATTCAAAATATTCTTTTAAAATTATATTTGGTGTATTTTCATCAGATGCAAATTCCAAAGAAAATGGAATTAAAAAAGGTCTTATATCGATTCCTTTAATAATATGACTATTTTTAATATATTCTTCTTTTAATTTTTGAGTATGAATGGATGAAGGCCATAATTCATGTAAATCATGGCCTACTACACGTGGAACTTCTTCAAGAAGAATTCTACTATTATATTTATTTTTAAACCAATCACTAATAAAAATACCATCTGTTTTACAATATGTTAATTTTGAATGATTATCAGCTAATATTAAAAGTTTAATATTATTTTTAATTAAAAACGTGTATCCAATACTACCATTTAAATTAATATTTGACATAATTATAATATTATATATATTAATTATTTATAATTTTATTATAACTTTATTTTTATTCTGTTTCATCTGTATCAGAATCATCTGAAATATTTTTATATTCAATCTCGTCAAAATTATTAATTGGAATCATAAGTTGAGAACTTGTATGATAAATCCACCAGATGCGAGTTAATAGCTTACCAAGTAAGCGAGAAATAATTGTAATTTTATTATGGAAATAAAAATGTTGAATAGCTTTCACGCGATTTCCAAATTCCATTAGACGTTGATGAAGTATATCTGCTTCTTTTTCTGTTGCACATTTAAAAAGTTTATTATTTTTAATTGAAAACCAAACACGACCGTCAATATTTTTTGCATTTCCAAGTTCCAAGTCTTCTATAATCTTAAAAATTTTAGAAAAAGTTGTTTCTTCAAAAAGAGAATATTCTGGAAGAATATAATCTGTATTATCTGTTTCATATTTATTAACAAAATATGATAAGAAATGGGCAATATTAATTTGATTATTTTCAATATTTGGGTCTACACATCCAAATGCTTTTGTTAAATAAGGAATAATGTAAGAAATAGAAATAGATTCATTTGATGAATGACGAAGTATCCACATCATATGTAAATGATTAATATCATTATTAATTGCAAAATTCCATCCATTTTCATAATTAGATTTAATTCCTTCAAGTTGTTCTTTAGTATCTTCATCTAACTCTTTATTTAAACAATGAGTAAATATAAATTCCCAATCTTGAGTATTATTACTCATTTTAGCTAAACGAGAAGCATGTGGTATAGCAAAGTTAAGATTATTACAACCTACAATATTTGGAATAGGACATGTAGATAGTTGTTTAATACGTTTTTGTGAATATCCTGCAAAAATAATATTACCTTTTTTATCTAAGCCACGACGCCCAGCACGTCCCACCATTTGATGATAAAGCATTGTATCTAAATCATCTTCAATAAATGAGTCGCGATAAATAACTACAGTTCGAAAAGGCATAGAAATACCAAATACAAGTGACATGTCGCTAAATACAATAGCTAATTGTTTTTTTGTTGCAAGACTTTGAACGAGACGAAGATAAGTATCAGGTAGACCTTTTGCATAAACACCTACTCCACGCCAAAGAAGTTTAATTATAAAATGATATTCTTCACTAATACCGGGATAAAATTTTTTAAGTTGTAAGGCCCAATCTTCTACAATACCTTCTGCAAAAAGTTGTTCATGATTAAGTGTAAATTCAATAGTTGGTTCTTGTAATGCAGTTGGTATAAAAGTTTCTTCTGTATTTTTTGAATCAAGAAACTGTTTTTGTTCTTTCTTACTATTAGAACTATTATCAGATTTATCTTTTTCTTTTTCATTTTGTTTATCTAAACGACGAAATTTCTTTTGTTCTTTTAACCGTTGAGCATAAAGACGAGGAAATTGTTTATTTTCAAGCTCTTCAATTATTTTAGCAAATTGACGAACCATACGAAGACAAGCAAATGTATTTTTTTGAAAAATAATTGCTGGTGTTTTATCTTCTGCTTTTAGAAGAAAGGCTAATTTAACAAGGTCAACTGTTTCTTCAGAATATGATATGTTTTTAAATTCGTCAAGTATAATTGTTATTTTTTCTTTATCGTAATTGTCAACTAAATATTTGATAAGCTCATTAAAAAATTTATCTGCTTTTGAAAGTTCAATACGCTCTTTAGAATCAAAATATTCTTTATGATTTAATTTTTTTAAATCACCAAATACTTTACACATATTTTGATATAATGTCCAAGTATCAAGTGGTGTTGGTTGTATATTTTTCTTTAAAATAGAACCATCTGCAAAATTTTCAATTTCAACTAATGATAATGGATGAAGAATTGCAAGTTTGTTTGTTTCTGTTTTATAATAGTATCGTTGAAGATTGAAAAAACGTTTATCACAAATAATTGATGTAACATTACGATTAATATTAAGAGATTGGAACCATGTAGTTAATTCTGCAATATTACCAATAGTAGCAGACAATGCTAAAAAAGGAATATCTTTATAAATTTTAGCAATAATTTCCATGGAACTACCTTCTGGCATTGCTATAGTATGAATTTCATCAAAAATAATCCATTCAAATTTGATATTAATAAGTGGTAAAAAATCTACAATAGAATCAGCCGTTCCTACAATACATTGTGAAATGTTAATTAATTCTACTAGTAAATCACGTTTAGGAATAGTTTGATAAGTTTTTGTTATAATAGGAATATTTTTATTAAGAATTTTACCAATATAGGATGATAATTGCCATGCAAGTGCATCAGTTGGAACAACAATCATTGTTTTTCCTTTTGTTGCTACATATCCACAAAGAACTGTTTTACCAGCTGAAGTTGGAGCAGAAACAACTATAGACTTATTTTCATCAATATAATTTATTACTTTAACTTGCCAATCATCAAACTTTTGAAATCCTTTAGCATTTAAAGGTGGCATTTGATCAGAAAATTTTTCAAATTGAATTTTTATTAAATCACATTTTTCTACTATTTCTCTCATACTATTAAGACTTTTTGCAAAATCTTTTTCAATAACAGGAGTTATTTTAAATTGATTTTCACAAAGACGAAGATAAATATTACATATTAAATCATTATTATTTTTATTAATTTGATGTTCTAATGTTAATAAGAGTAATCGTGTTCGACCTTCATCTGTTTGAGGTTTTGCATTAAGACCAAAATTTTCTAATGCTTTAATATCTTCATTTAACATTTGTTCTTTTTTATTCAAGTAATTTGTAAGAATAATAACGTCTGTTTTATTTAGAGTTTCGCCATTAATTTTTCGTTGATATAATAGTTCTTCTTTTTTTGGCTGAGGGTTAATATATGAATGAATAATTTTTGGGTCAAATACATTTTCAGGACATAACTTAACTTTAATATTTTCCTCTTCATTATTATTATTATTTTTTTTTTTTTGTAAAAAGTTATATTCCCAATCTCCTTTTTCGTTATTCTTTGTTTCGTTATTCTTTTTTGTAAACTTATTTGACATTTTATATATATATATATTAAATATATAATAAATAAATAAATTTTTTTCAATTTTTATTTTAAATTATTCCTTTTTGACATAAAAATGCACGAAGAGATAAATTGATATGACCGTTATATTTTTTAAGAAATTGTAAAATTACTTTATCATTTTCAGTAATTCCAAGAGATTTAATATACTCAAGTTCAACTGAATAATCTTTTTCTTCATTTATTGTTGGAATCATCATATTAGTAATATCACCATGTGATATAAATTTTAGAAAAGTTTTAAATATTTCTGGTTCATTGAAATAAATTTTTACTAACTGTTTAAAATTAGGATTTTCAAATAATTGTAAAGTTTTAATATTATTAGAATTAATTATATCTTGTGAAAGTTCTGGAATTTTTTCTTCTATTTTATTAGCTTCAGTATCACCAATATTATGTTTTGAAAAAATTTCAATTAAATTATCATTAATATCTTTTTTTGAAGTAAAAATAAATACAATTAAATTAGAATTATCTGATACTTGATAAAATTTAGAATCATTATTAAGAGGTTCACTTTCTATTATAACTTTAATATGTTCAAAATTTTCAGGTGGCACACCATAGTTTTTAAATATAGATATAATTGAAGAAAAACGAACTATTCCATTTATATCATATTTAATTTTAAGTAATTTTGATTTTATATTTCCAACAAGCTTAAAGGTAATCGGCATTTACTAATAAAATATATTAAAAAATTATTAAATTATCAATTTTTATTATAAAAATATTGATAGTTTAAAACTTTAAACTTTAATTATTATATTATAATGAATACTATTAAAGGTTTTAATAATATTGGTAATACATGTTATTTAAATTCTGGCTTACAATTATTAATTCAAAATCCTTCCTTTTGTAAAATAATATTACAAAATTGTAATAAATCTGAAAATTTACAAATTATGAGTAATTTTATTAAAGAATATTATACAACAACTGATGTTGTTATTACACCTAATAAAATTAGAGAAATAGTTGGAAACAATAATAAAATTTTTTATAAAAATGAACAACAAGATGTTGCTGAATTTATAATATATTTAATGGATATTCTTGATACTGATCTGAAAAGAAATTTAAATCCACTTTTTGATATTACATCAGAAACAATTATTAAATGTAAACTTTTAAAATGTCTAAAAACAAGTGTAACTATGCATAAAAATCCATTTTTAATTTTACCAATTACAGATGAATGTTTAACTTTAGACGATTGTTATCGTCAATTTAAAGTACATGAAAAATTAGAAGGTGATGAAATGTATTTTTGTCAAAATTGTAGAGAAAAAAGAATTGCATCAAAACGTGTACATGTTATTGAATGGAGTAATAATTTAATTATTTGGTTAAAACGTTTTGAAAATAATAAAGAAAGAGTTTTTAAAAATAATAAAGAAATAGAAATTCCAATTGATTGGAGACACGATTTTACAATTAAAGGAGCTATAATTCATATAGGTCAAATTAATGGAGGACATTATGTATATATGAGTAGAAATTTAGCAACTAATAATTGGTTAATGTGTGATGATTCATCAGTAACAGATATTCCTAAAGAAAAAGTTCAAAGTTATTTAAATAGGGCATATATATTTAATTATTTAAAAAAATAATCTAAATTTATTTATATGTCTAACCAAATATACTATGATAAATATATTAAATATAAACTTAAATATGATAATTTAAAAATGCAATTAAACAATCAAAAAGGTGGTGCTAATTGTCTACAACCTCAATTAATGCCACCACTATTTACAATGATGTATCAATATATGAAAAATAAAAATATAATTTATGAAGATATTTCTGAAAAAGATATAGTAAATTTTTTAGTAGATACATTTAAAGATGAATCTATAGAAAGAGAGGATTACATAAAAAAGAATGAATACATAACAAAAAATAAATATATTGATATGTGTAGTAAATTATTTAATGATAATCTATACTATAAAATAGAAAGAATATATGATAGAATTTATCCTATAGAATGTAAAATTGAAGATGAAACAAAAAAAAATAGACTGTTATTTATAAATTTTAAATCATTTGAAATATTAAATAAAGATCATCGTGAAAAGTTTTTTGAAATAATAACTAAAACATCACCAGATTATATATGTTTAACTGAAGCATTGGTTCCTACTTGTTTTATTAAATCAAGACTCACTTCTGATATACAAACCAATAGCACATCTGATTACTTTGAATTAAAGAAATATGAAAATGATGATGTAGTTGAACACCCATTGAAAGATGGTTTTACAGAGAAAGTAAATAGTTCTGATCATCCAATGAAAGAAAGTTATGCAAAATTTACAAAAACAAAAAGAGATGCATATAAAAACGAACATAAAGAAAGAAAATTTACAAAAAAGTGTGATGATGATGTTAAAATAGATCGTGTTGGAAATGTATCTCTTAATAATGTCTGGATTAAATTTTTTGTTGATAATGGATACAATTATTTAAGCTTTGGTAATCCAAAATTTTGTCCTTATGGTGAAAATTGGGGAAATTGTATAATTTCAAAAAAAAAACCTGAATCTAGTAATATATTTCAAATGGAAACAAAGAAAACACATGATAAAAACTCTAATTTATATCGACTTAACCTAGTAGAAGAAAATACAGTAGAATCAAGATGTATGGTGCATATTACTATGAATGAATATGGAGAAAAACATGATATTATATGTACTCATTTAGAAGATAGTGATAAAGATGTAAGAAAAAAACAAGTTGATGAAATTATTGAATATATAAGACCTAAACAATTACTAGGAAAAATTACTCTTGTAGGAGATTTAAATGCTTTAAATATAGAATCATATACCGCATCGGAACAGATGTTACTAAAAAAATTAAATAACGATTATCTTCCAACTGAAGAAATAGTTAAGTTTAATAAATTTTTTAATAATGAGAGTTTAAGTAAAGGTGTCACAATAATAAATAAAGGACAAAAATATGAATCAGTATTTCAAAAATGCGTATCACATGGTTATAGTAATACATATACTGATTCGTTATTAATTTTTACAGATGCTACCACATTTGATCACCAACCTTTATTATTACTTAAATCATCTGAAAAACCTTTATTACCTAAACCACCTGAAGAATCTTTATTACCTAAATCATCTAAAAAACCTAATAAGTTTTTAGATTTTTTAAAATTTTAAAAATAGTGCGTATATATTTAATTATATTAAAAAACAATAATATAATTAAATAATTTAATAAAATAATCTAAAAAATAATCTAGTATATATATATATGTCTAGTGATTTATATTATCAAAAATACATTAAATATAAAACAAAATACTATAATTTAAAAATACAACTAAACAAACAAAAAGGAGGAGGTAATCAAAATACTGATATTTTTTTATTTAAAGCTAATTGGTGTGGTCATTGTAGAAATTTTTCACCAACTTGGGACGCATTATCTAAAGATTTAGGTTCCAAATATACTTTTAATACTGTAGATGTAGAGGATAAAAATAATAAAGCTTTACTTCAAAAATATGAAAAATATATTCAAGGATATCCAACAATTATGAAAAAGACAGGAGATACAATTAGTTTATTTAATGGAGAAAGAAATGTACATAATGTAAGAGAATTTATAACCGAATAAATTTAATATAAGGACAGAATATAAAAAAATTTAAAAAAAGGATATTATGAAAAATATATTAAATATAAGACTAAATACTTAAATTTTTTAATTTGAAAAAACTTCAATAAAATCGTTTGAATCTGATGATATATTTAAATTATCAAAATCAATTTTAATTATTTCTAATTTTTTTTTTTGTTTTGTTTTTCTTTTTGGTTGTTTAGTTAATTCAATATTATTTGATAATAATGATAAATTTTTAATATTATTATAAATAATATCATTTTCTATATTATTTTTTAATAAATCTATTGATTCTAAATCAGAAAAAAGTTTATTATTATTTTCTTTAATATCATTTATTTTAATAATATTAATTTTATATAAATTATTTTTTATTTCTTTCATTTTTTTCTTTTTTGAAGTTTCTATTTCTTTTAAAATTTTCTTTTTATCTTTTAAAAACCAATTATTTTTTTGTTTTTTAAGTAATGTTATTTCTGATATTGTTGATAATTCTAAAATATTTTTAAATGAATTATCTGTAATCATTTTATCAATAATTGGTTTATTAATTTCTTTATAAAAATCAATAATTCTTATATTAAAATCATTATTTTCCATTTAACTTATTTAAGATATTATTTAAATAATATTTAATTTATAAACGCTGTAAACATTTTAATACTTATTTGTATCAGAAAATATACCTAAATCTTTAAGATTTGAAATAATATTATCATATTTTGATTTTTGAACTGATTGTTCTTGGACCGTTTTCTTAATATAAGATTCTGAATTTTTTTTTAGTTCATCAAAATTTTCAATATGTTTATCAATAATTAAATTTTCAGGTAAGCATTTTAATTTTTGTGGTTTTAAATCATAATCTTGTTTACTTCTTTCATCTTCTTTTTGTTTAATAATTTTTCTCATAGTATTAGTATCAATAGATTCGTCAATATCAAGTTTTAAATCATTACTGTTTTTAATTTTATTAGGAACATCATTAGTAATTCCATTATAAATAATTTTACTTTCTATAAATTCTGTTTTTTTACGTTCTGATGTTTTTTTAGTTAAATTGTTAATTACATCTGGGTTAAATTTATCTTTTTTATTTTTAAAAAAAATATTATTTTCCATTAAACAACATTATATTTAAAAATAAAAATTAAACGAATATAAATATAAAAATAAATATATATTATAATAATGGATTTTGAAAATAGAATTAAATATTATTTGGGTAATTTATATAATATATTTATAAAAAATCAACAGATAGAATATAAAGATATATTTAATGAAAAAGAAACAATATCATATAATAAAATTCAATTAATAAATAATGATATATTATTTCATGATAATTATGATAATCAAATAAGATATTATGTAAATGATTTACGTAAATATTTTAATAATAATGAAATAAAAAATTTTAATATTTATATTGCATTTGGAGATATTAATGTTAAAATGAAAAAATATTGTTTTACAAAATCAAGACCAATAGATTTAATAAATAATTTTAATATATTATTAAACTTAAATACTCCAAGACATTGGAAAGGTTTAGATGATGTAACAAATTTTGATATACCTTTTGATAAAAAAAATAATAAAATTATATGGAGAGGAACTACAACTGGTAATAAACGAGTAAAATTTGTAGAAAAATATCAAAATCATCAAAATGAGGATATTGATATAAAATTTAGTAATTTATGTCAAAATGTTATTGATAATAATTATATATTAAGTATATTATCAATTAAAGAACAATTACAATCAAAATTTTTAATTTCAATTGAAGGAAATGATGTTGCAACAAATTTAAAATGGATTTTATATTCTAATTCTGTAGTGATAATGCCAAAACCAACAATATGTAGTTGGATAATGGAAGATAAATTAATATCAGGAACTCATTATATAGAAATTAAAAGTGATTATAGTGATTTAGAAGAAAAATACGAATGGTGTTTAAATAATTTAGAAGAATGTAAAAAAGTAGCTGAAGCTGGTAAAAAATATATTGATCTATTTTTAAATCAAGAAAAAGAAGAAAAAATAACAAATAAAATTATTGAAATATATTGTAAAACTATAAAAATAAAATATGATTAATTTGATATAGAGAAAAAAGAAATATTTTAATAATGGACTTTTATGAAATTTTAGAATTAAAACCAAATGCTTCAGAACAAGATATAAAAAAAGCATATTATACATTATCAAAAAAATATCATCCTGATAAATGTAAAAATGAAAATGCTACTTCAAAATTTCAACAAATAAATACAGCTTATCAAATATTAATGGATGATAAGATAAGAGAAAAATATTTAAAAATGGATAATATAGAAAAAACAAATTTTCAGAAAATTTTAGAAAATATATTTTTAAATAAATTAAAAGTAGATGAATTAAAAAATGTAGGTATTAGTTTATCAAAAAAAGATTGGGAATATTTACAATCTAATTTTACTTCTGTTATGAATTCAATAAATTTTAAGGAATTATTTAATTTATTTTTAAATGGTGATATTCCAGATAAAAAAATAAATAAATGTATTAATTGTTCAGATTCTGATAATAATTGTTGGGATGAAACACAAGCAGAATATTATTATGATTTACCAATTAATTTTTTACGGCATAATAAATTAGATATTAAATTAAATATTAATATTTCACTAAATGAAATCTTAGAAAAAAATAAAAAAAAAATTAAAATAAAAAGAAAGTTTGAAGATGAAGAATCAAAAACTATTTTTATATTTTCAATAAATAAACCATTTATAATTTTTAATCAAGGAGGTGATATGGATGATGGAGAATATGGGAATTTAATTATTCAATTAAATTTACCAAATAATTTTATATGGAAAGAAAATATAATTGTTTATAATTATCCTATAACATTATATCAAATGGTATATGGTTTAGATATAAATGTTGATGTTGGAAAAAAAATAGAATATAATAATTGGGTGCCAAGTAGAGATGGATTTTTTATAAATGTTGATAATATAAATATAAAAAATCATTATTTTGGAATTAAATTAAGTTTAGACTTTGAACATTCTGAAGAAAAAGAAGAAATTCTTAAAATTATGTTTAACTAAAATTAAAACTTTTTTCTAATTATAAATAAATGGATGAATTTTCAAATAAATATTTACATTATTTTAATCAAAGAAGAGATAGAAATATTAAATTTGATTTTATAAAAAAAGAAAAAAGAAAAATTAAATTAGAAAGAATAAATTATAAAATACAGTTATATGAAATTCCAAAAAATAAAATAGAAGAATTACTTAATTCACCATGGGTTTATCATGAAGTTATTAATAATTTAGAATCATTAGATATAAATTATAAAATAACATGGTATTATAAAACAACACATACTATTTATTTAAAATGTAGAAAAGAAAAATATATTGGTTTTAGTAAAAGAATTAATATTTTATTAAATATAATAAACTATTTATATGATTTAAAAAAATATAAAGAAAATAAACCTATTAATATATATTTATTATTATCACCTCTTAAAAAAAATTTTGATATTGAATCTGAAATTGGACCTAAAAATATAAATAGTGGTTATACTGATTTTAAAAAAAATATTATATTAATATGGAGAGAAGAAGAATTTGAAAAAGTAATTTTTCACGAATTAATACATTTTCTAGATCTAGATAATAGAGATATACTTTTTGATGATAGAGATTTACCTCATCAAATAAATGATTTTAAAAGTTATTATGAAGCTATTACCGATTTTTGGGGAATAATTTATCATCTAATATATATTTCATTAATAACAAATCGTTCTATTAATAGTTTATTACAATTAGAATTTAAATTTATAGAAAATCAAGCAAATTTAATGAATGATTTTTTTAATTTAAATGATTGGAATTATAAAAAAGAAATAAATCAACAAAGTCCAGCATTTAGTTATTTTATTGTAAAATATTTGATATTTAATAAAATATTAAAATATAATGATATTACATTATTAGATAATCCATATGAATTAATAAAAAATATTTTATCTGAAAAATTTAAAACAAATGAATTTATTAAATTACCACCACGAATGACATTAATTCAATTATAAATAATTAAGATTTTGGAAACGCTTCGTCATAAATTTCTTTAAGAAATGTTTGAAATTGTTTAAAATTTAATTCATAATCTTTATTTTTACCAAAAAATTTAGCTGTATCCTTATCAAAAGTTATATTTTGACCATTTGTTAAATTATCACTTTTAAATTTATTATAGAGTAAACTTCCTACTTTTGGGCGAGCCATTTGTATTTCATTATCAAGATTAAGATATTTTATTAATTTAGGCGGAATAGGTCCTTCCTTAAAACCACCAGAATTAGTTTTACGTTTAGGTTTTTTAGAACCATTTTTTATACCTTCTTCTACAGATTTAGATAAAAGTGCATTAACACGTGATAATTGTTTTATAAGTTCACTACGAGTTTTTTCATTTTTATGTAAATTTTCTTGAAAAAGTTTATGTTCATTCTCATTTTTTTTCAAGTCTGTAGTTAATTGTGTTAATTCATCAATATTCTCTTGCCAAGTTTTTTTAATTTTTTTTTCTTTTACTGATTTTTTAACATTTTCTGATTCTTCATTTTCTGATTCTTCATTTTCTGATTTTTTAACATTTTCTGATTCTTCTTCTGATTCTTCTTCTGAATCTTCTTCTGATTCTTCTTCTTCTGAGTCTTCTTCTGATTCTTCTTCTGATTCTTCAGGTTCCTTAGTTTTTGATTCTTTAGTTTTTGATTCTTTAGTTTTTGATTCTTTAGTTTTTGAATCTTTATTTTTTACTTCTTTGTTAATAGTAATAGTATTATCATTCTTTTTAGGAGCCATTAAGTGTATAAAATGTCTAAAATGTCTAAATAAAAACTAATTCTATCAATTTTTTTTGAATAATATATTTTAATTATTCAAAAGAAACAACAATTTTAACATTTTTTTTTTCAATATTTGTTGGTATTAATAATAGTTTTTTAAATGGTTCATAAGTTAATTTATCTTTATTTTTAAATTGTTTTGATATTTTTATATATTTTTTATCAGACTTGTATTTTTTATTCATATCATTAAAAATTTCTTCTTTATTATCTAAAACATAATCATAAATTTTTTTTGAAATAAACCATTTGAAAAAATTTAATTGTCCAATAGTTGTTATAATACAAGTATCTTTCATAAAAAAAGGAATTCGAATACCTCTACTAAATGGGTCAAAATGAGTTTTTTGTAAATGTTTTAATTGATTTTTATAATCATAATAAATATTTATAACATTTTCTTTTTCATTATCAATTAATTTAAAATTACATTTATTATATTTAGAATATTTAGTTACAAAATGGTCAATTAATCTAATTGATACTTGAGATTCTCCTAATACTAAATTAATAAATTTTTGAGCATTTTCATTATCATTATAAAATTCTTCATTACCTTTTAATTTTAAAACTTCTTGTGATGAAAGTTGAATTATTTTTAGCATTTCTGTATTTTTTTTACGTGCTTCAGACATATTAACATCTTCCATTTATATTTATTTAATGTAATAATTTCTTTATAATGTTTTATATTGAAACTATTTAAAATTGTCCCGTTCTAAAAGTGCTGTTAGAGTAATACTATTTTGTAAATTATCATTTTCTTTTTTATTTTTTATAGACTCTTCTTCAGAATCTGATAATTTTTTTAAAGTTTCTTCTTCATATTCAGATAATTTTTTTAAAGTTTCTTCTTCAGATTCAGATGAAGTTTCTTCAGAATCTGATAATTTTTTTAAAGTTTCTTCTTCAGATTCAGTTGAACTTTCTTCAGAATCTGATAATTTTTTTAAACTTTCTTCATCAGATTCAGTTAAACTTTCTTCTTCAGAATCTGATAAACTTTCTATTTTAGAATCTGATAAACTTTCTTTTTTAGAATCTGATAAACTTTCTATTTTAGAATCTGATTTTTTTAAAGTTTCTTTTTCAGATTCAGTTGAACTTTCTTTAGAATCTAGTATTTTATTTTCTGAAGAAGTTAAACTTAAATCACTTTTTGACATTAAATCTAATTGTTTAAGATTATAATTAATTTGACTTGATGTTTGTTTTTCATTAGATTTATTATTTTTTGTTTGTTTTAAAAATAAATTATTTATATCACTATCCGGAATTTCTTCATTAGAATCAGAATCTTCAAGAAAATTATAATTTGATTTAATTTGTTTATCCTTAAATGAAAAAACATGTGGTCTTAAAAATAAATAAAATGTTTTATTTTCATTATTTATTATAATAGAATGAATTTCTAATAATATTTTAACCCACCAATCTTTTAAAACATCATTAATATTAATTTGTTTATTATTTTCTAATAATATAGATTCAAATTTAATAGTTTTTATTATTTTTAATTTTATAACTCCTTTTTTATATTTTTCGGAATCTTTAACAATCGTTTTAAAAAAATATGACATATTATTTTCATTAAACCATAAATTTACATTATTATTTGCATCTTCTACAATTTTAGAATCAAGGTTTTTTAAAAAATCAATTAAACTATTTTGTTTATTTTTTTCTTGAGTTATTAAAGGAATTTCTAATTCATAATAGTCATCGGTAATTTTTATAGGTAAATTATCATTTAATAAAGTTGGACATTGAAAAACTAATGGTTTGTTTTCATAATCAATATAAATTTGTTTTTTATTATCTAAATTTTTAATTTTAAAATAGTTTATTTTATTTAAATTAATTTCTTGTAATCGTAATACTCTAGAATTCATATTAAAAATATATGATATATTTTTATAAAGAAATACGCATAAAATAATTTATAATTTAATTTTTAGCTTTGTTACCACGTCCAGTAGTTTTAGCTACTGATTTCTTAGTTGGTGGTGGTGGTTTTTCTTCTTCACTTTCTTCTTCACTATCATCAGATTCAACTTGTGTTACTTTTTTAACAGTTTTAGGTTTTTCTTCTTCGCTATCATCATTATCAGATTCAACTTGTGCTACTTTTTTAACAGTTTTAGGTTTTTCTTCTTCACTATCATCATCAGATTCAACTTGTGCTACTTTTTTAACAGTTTTTGGTTTTTCTTCTTCGCTATCATCACTATCATCAGATTCAACTTGTGTTACTTTTTTAGGAGATTTAGGTCTTTCATCTTCGCTATCATCAGATTCAACTTGTGCTACTTTTTTAGGAGATTTAGGTTTTTCATCACTATCATTATTATCTGATTTTACTTTTTTAATAGGAATAGGAACAGGAATAGGAACATTTGGTAAATTATTTGTTTCTTCATCACTGTCTAGAAAAGCATCAGAATTCATATAATCTTTATATAATGAATTACTTTTAGTAGGAGGTTCTACTTCTGCTTTCATAATTTTAAAAGTGGCACCCCATATAGGGTCTTTCTTAGTAAGAGGTTGCGCCCAAATTTTTACAAATCGAATAATTATACGAATGTTGCTATTCCAACAAACTTCGCGTGCAAAATCATCAATAGTTTTAATTTCTTGTAATTCAGTGCGAATACGTTTGTTATCAATTAATTCAGAACGATATAATTTAGTTTTAACTTCTCCAGTATTATAATCTGTATCAATTTTTACCTTCATATAAGGATATTTAGGGATAGTAGATTTAGATAATTTCTTTTTAGAAATATCATCGTTATCTTCGTCCTCATTTAATACAGGTTTGCGATAAATAGGTACATAACCTTTAATGTATTTCTCATATTTTTTACCAAAAAGATGTTCACAAAATTTTTTAGATGAAAATAATTCATCTAATTTTATTAACATCTTGATAAGTTCTGCTGATTCAGGAATATTATCGTCTAGAGGAATTTTAATAAATGCGCGTTCAGAATCATTTTTAAAGAATTTTTCATCCATTTTAGGTACACCATAGTTTACAATACGAATCCAAGGAAATTGAATTACAAGTGGTTGATTGCTTCCAAATTTTTCATGATTATATTCTAAATATGCGATTCTTTGTCCTTTGGAACGTTCATTATCTTGAATTTCAGTGGAAGACATACGTTCTGTATCAACATCGGTGTATTTAATAGTAAAATCTTTAATAGTATTAGTAGACATTAACATATAAAAAGTTAACATCAATATATAAATAAATCAATTTTTTACAATAAGTTGTAAATCATTAACATGCAATGGTTTTTGATAATAATCAAAATGTTCATATGGTGGTTTATCATTATTAATTAAATAATGATAATTAATATGAGTAATAATTTTATCTATTCTTGCTGGATTTGAAAGCATTTGAAATAAAAGTAAACCATTATTATCTAGAGTAACTGTTGATGTTTTATTTTTATTATTACATTTAATATAAATAGCTTCTTTTATATCATTAATAGAATATAATTTATCAGGAATAGATAACCACTCTAAAAGTTCTAAAGAATATTTGTTTTTCTTATTCATTTTAGGAAGCATACTATATTAAAATTAATATATAAAATTATTTTTAAACAATTTTTATTAAAAATAAAAACTTTAAATGGTTTAAAGACTATAATTAAAATATAAATATGGATAGCAAAAAAAGTTTTGAAGGTTTAAACCTAAACGAAAATTTAATTAAAGGAATATATTTATATGGTTTTACACAACCATCACCAATTCAAATTAAAGGTATTGAATCAATTAATACAGGAAAAGATTGTTTATTACAATCTCAATCAGGAACTGGAAAAACAGCAACTTATTTATTAGGTGTATTAAATCGGATTGAAATAAATTCTAAAAATCAATGTATTATCTTAACACCAACAAGAGAATTAGCCGAACAAGTTTATGATGTGGCTATTAAATTAGCTAAAATGACAGAAATTACAATTCAAAAATCAGTAGGAGGAACTAATATTAAAGATTCAAAAGATGATTTAAAAATTGCTAATTTAGTTATTGGTACATTAGGTCGAATTCATCACATGATTACTGATAAAATAATTTCTATTCATTCATTAAAAATATTAGTATTAGATGAAGCAGATGAAATGCTAACAGATGGAATTACAGATAAATTAAATTTTATTTTTGAAAAAATACCATCTGGAATACAATCTATTTTAATTTCTGCCACATTAAATACAAATGTTTTTACAGTAAGTAAAAAATTATTAATTGAGCCTATTAAAATTCTTCTTAAAAATTCAGAAGTTGCAGTAGACTTAATTAGTCAATTTTATGTTGAAATTGATACAGAAGATTTAAAATTTGATACTATTATGGACTTGTATAGTATTGCATCAACATCACAAACTATTATATTTTGTAATACTATTAGAAAAGTTGATTGGTTAAAAGAAAATTTAGAAAAAAATAACTTTACAATAACTTGCATACATAGTAAAATGAATCAAAACGAAAGAGATAGTATTGTTAAAGAATTTAGAGAAGGAAAAACTCGTTTATTATTAACAACTGATTTACTTGCCAGAGGTATAGATATTCCTGATGTTAATTTAGTAATAAATTATGACTTACCACCAAATAAAGAAACATATATTCATAGAATTGGTCGGTGTGGAAGATTTGGTAAAAAAGGTGTTTCAATTTCATTAGTAAAAATAGACGACCAATGTGATATTAAAAATTTACAAAGAATGAAACAAATTTATAATATTGATATTAAAGAAATGCCTAATGATATAGAAAAATATTTATAAAAATACTTTTTTTGAATAATAATATATTTATAAGTTAAAAATTGATTTATAAAAATATTAATTAATTATTGTATATATTATAAATAAGATGATTGGATTATATTTATTAACAACAGAACAATTAATAAAAGATAAAACAATAAAATTTGGAATGTCTATGAGACTAGAATATAGGTGGATTGACTATTTAGCAATATTTAGTGATTCTAAATATGTTTATTATTATGAATTTTTAGATCCATTATCACGAGAAGATATATTAGATATTGAAGATGAAATATTACAATTACATAAAAATGAGAGAAATACATTTTTTCAAACTGAATACTTTTATTGTAACGATAATAAACAATTTCATCAATCTATAATTAAAGTATTGGCATCAAAGAACATTAACTATAAAGTACATGATGAACATGATTTTGATAGAAAATATTATGATAATAAACCAGATACATTTGAACCAAATATAAAACCTAAAGAAATTAAAATAATTAATAATAAATTTACACCAAATATGATACAACAAGAAGTATTAGATAAAATAGAAAATTTTTATGCTAATAATGAAATTGGTTATATTTTATGGGCATGTGGTAATAATATTATTATAAAGAAATACTAATATTATAATTAATATGGAGACGAATAGAATACGAAAAATAAAATTTATTTATAATTATGAATCTTTATACAAATATTGTAATGAAAATCAAATAAAATTAACTAAAGACTATTCCAAAGAAAAATTAATTAGAGATAGTATAATTGAATATTATTGTAGTTGCATTGAATGTAAACAGATATATTCAAATAATTTAAGACAATCATTTAAAAATAATTTTAAATGTAAAATATGTATTACAAAGCAACAAAAAGAAAAAACTAAAAATACATGTATTGAAAAATATGGACAATCGCATATTTCATTAATTAATAAATTTAAAGAAAAAAGAAAAGAAACATGTATTCAAAAATATGGTTGTGAATTTGTATTTCAAAATGAAACTATTAAAGAAAAAATAAAAGAAACTAATTTAGAAAAATATGGTGTTGATTATCCTTCACAAAATAATGAAATAAAGGAAAAAATAAAAAAAACTAATTTAGAAAAATATGGTGTTGAAATTGGATTTCAAAGTAATGAAATTAAAGAAAAGATCAAAAAAACTAATTTAGAAAAATATGGTGTTGAAAATATATTTCAGAATAAAGATATAATAAATAATATAAAAAAAAAATGTTTAAAAAAATACGGAGTTGAACATATGATGCAACTTCCCCATATTGCAGAAAAATCATCAAAATTATCTTATTCTATGAAAAAATATAAATTACCATCTGATAAAATCATAAATATTCAAGGATATGAAAATTTTGCATTAGATAAATTATTATCAGATAAAATAAATGAATCTGATATTATAACTTTAAAATCTGAAGTACCTAATATATGGTATGAAGTTAATGATAAAAAACATAGACACTTTGTTGATATATTTATAAAAAATCAAAATAAATGTATTGAAGTTAAATCAATATGGACATTTGAAAAAAAAAAAGATAATGTATTGATAAAACAAACAAAAGCAAAAGAACTAGGATATTTATATGAAATTTGGATTTTTAATCCAAATGGAAAACTAATAAAAGTTATAAATTAACTTTTATTTATAAAAATTGATTTAAATTTAATTTTAACTATAATTATATTAATTATAATTAAAAATGAATAGCGGATATATTTATATAAGAGTTCATGATTCATATGAGAAATATAATGTATGTAAATTAGGTAAAACGTTAAATTTAATGGAAAGAAATTCAACATATAAAACAAGTGAAGTAGAATGTGGATTTTTTGAATTAGTTATTAAAGTAAAAAAAAAAAAATTAGATATTATTGAAAGATTATTACAAAATCATTTTAAATTATTACAATATTATTATTATTTAGATGGTGGAACAGAATTTTTTAAAAAAGATATTATTCCATTAATTATTCCTTATTTAAAAACATTAAATTTACAATTTACAATTTTATCAAAAGAACAAATAAAATTAATTACATGGAAAAATAACAATATTAAAGAAATAGTTAATAAAATAAATATCAATAATCTTAAAAATATACTAAAATTTTCATCAAAAAATAAAGAAACTAATGAAATTATTATTCCAAGAGAACATCAAATAAATGTTTTACTAAAAATAGATGAATTTTATAAAAATAATAATATTGGAAAGCTGATCCATGGATGTGGCCTTGGTAAAGCATTATTGGGTATATTAATAGTTCAAAAGTTAAATTGTAAATTAGTTGTTATTGGTGTTCCAAGTGTATGTTTACAAAAACAAATGAAGAATGAAATAATGAAAATATATAATAATCATGAAAATATATTATATATTGGAGGTGAAACAGAACAGATAATATCAACTACTAAAGAAAATGATATAAATAAATTTATTAATAAAAAATCATCTGATTGTAAATTTTTAATTACTATTTATAATTCTTGTGATAAATTATTAAATTATACATTTGATTTTAAAATTGGTGATGAAGCACATCATTTAGTTGGTAGTGATAATGAAAAGACAAAAGATGCATTTCATAATATAAAATCAAATAAAACATTGTTCATGACAGCAACAGCAAAAGTAGTTAATAATAAAAGTAATAAAGTAATATATTCAATGGACGATGAAACAATATTTGGAAAAGTTATTGATGAAAAATCAATTAATTGGGCAATTGAAAATAAAAAAATTACTGATTACAATTTAGTAATTATAAAAAATACAGAAAATGAAATTAATAATATTATTAACAGTCTAAATATATATGATTGTAATAAAGATTTATTTTTGTCAGCATTTATGTCTTTGAAATCAATTGAAAAATATACTGATTTAACACATATTCTTATTTATACAAATAAAAAAGAAAATTGTGAATTAGTTAAAAAATATATTGATGATATTCTTGAATTAAATATAATAAATATCAATAAAGAAAATTATTATAATGAAGCACTACATAGTGATAGTAAGAAAAACTTAAATGATATTAAATTACCCGATAGTGAAATTTCAAAATTCAAAAAAGCATCATGGGGTATTATTTCAAGTGTTTATATTTTTGGAGAAGGTTTTGATTGCCCTAAATTAAATGGTGTTGTATTTGGTGAAAATATGGAGTCTGATATTAGAATAGTCCAATCAACATTAAGACCTAATAGATTAGATAGTAATTTTCCAGATAAAAAAGCATATGTTATTATTCCATATATTGAAAAAGAAAATTGGGATTCTGATAATGAATCATTTGAAAAGTGTAGAAAAATTATTGCTAAAATTGGAAATTATGATGAAAGAATAGAGCAAAAAATAAGGGTTGTTTCGTTAAATAAATCAAATAATAATTCAACTAACCCAACAAAAAAAGAAATAAAAGACTATCGTATTATAGAAAATAGTAATGAATTAACAAAAATTAAATTGAGACTAAAATATCGTCGTGCATTAGATTCTTTATATTCAGAAGAACAAGATGAATATAATTATGTTATTTCATTAAATAAAGAATTAAATATTCAATCAAAAGAACAATATGTTAAAATAAAAGATAAACATAAAAATTATATTGATGATCCTGAAGGATATTTTAAAGAAAAAGGTATATGGAGTGATTGGTATGATTTTATTGGTATTGATACTAAAAAATTTATTCAAGATAAAAATGATTGGTATCAATTTTGTAAAGAAAATAATGTTAATTCATTAGATGATTACAATGAATTATGTAAATTACATGAAAAATTACCAATGAATCCATGTGATTTTTATATAGGATTTGTAACTATTCCAATCGAATTAGGATTCTATTCAAAGAGAAGAAAATAAAATAATTTTTATTTTATTAGTTTTTGGTTTACATTAATACTCTAGCACCAAAATCATTAAATAAATTTTTGTCGTTAGCATTAACAGACTTAATACTTGTAATATTAAGTTGTTGTAGTGTTGAATTTTTTTTTAATGCATTTGCCAATTGTGTGTATGTATTAGTGGATATTGTGTATGATTTACTAATATTAAGATGGGTTATGATTTGATTTGATTCTAATACTTTTGCAAATTCTAAAAAAACATCATCACCTATAAAATTAAATTCAATATTAAGTGTTGTCAATGATGTATTAGTTAATAAAGCGTTAGCTATTGCTTTTCCTCCGTCATTTTTAATACCACATCTGGAAAGTTCAAGTGTTGTCAGCATCAACAATTTATTTAAGATATTTGCTATTGTAGTTGCTCCATTATTATTTAATAGATTATTAGAAAGATTAAGTGTTCTCAGTTGAGAACAAGATTCTAAGACATTTGCTAATTGTTTTACTCTATCTTCTGTTATACCTATTATATTTAATGTAAGATTTGTAAGATTTGTAAGATTTTTTAAAGAATTTACTAATTTGGAAAATTCACTATCATCAAATGGTTTATTTGTATAATTAATTGTTAAAGGTAGGACTAATTGTTGTGAACTAGTAGGTAGCCTAAGCGTAAATGTAGGAAGAACAGAAACAACCTGACCATCACTAGGACCATCACTCAGACCATCACTCGGACCATCACTCGGACCATCACTTGGACCATCACTCGGACCATCACTCGGACCACCACCTATTTGTTTTAGTAAATTTAAATATTTATTTTTATATTTTAAATACTTTTTATAATATAAATCTTGAACTTGCATATATATTATATACTATATTAAATTTTTGACTTATATAGTTATTACTCTATTTCTATAAATAAATATTTATGTTTCTAGAATATATGTGTTAATTATTTTATATTTGATTTTAATGCTTTTGTTATTTTTAGCTTATCTGTTTATTATAATTAAAGAACATCATAAAATATTTTACGAATATATATATTTATTTTCAAATAATATATTTTGTACATTTTTTAATATATTTACTCCTTCAGTATCAATATTACATTCTATAAGATTAAGTGAAAATACAATTCTTTTGATTTCTAATTTTTCTGTTAATGCTCCAGCTAATGCTTTTGCTTGGGCTAATGTTATATATGTAGCTTCAAGGGTAAGATGTGTTAAATTTGTTAAATATTTAATATTTTCTATTAACGTATTTAAATCAGAACCATTTAAACTATTAAAAGTAATTTCAGTTGTTTCTAAAGTAATAACTGTACCTTTTATTTTTATATCTTTAAAACCACCTATTTGTTTTAGTAAATTTAAATATTTATTTTTATATTTTAAATATTTTTTATAATATAAATCTTGAACTTGTATATATATTATATTAGTTTTTTATTAGTTTTTGGTTTCTTTTCTAATGTTTCAATAACTTCTATTTTTTTATTAGATGGTATTGCTTCTTCTGATAATTCTTTAATTAATTTTTTATATAGTTCTTCTGCTTCTTTTAGTTCGGTTTGTAGGGTTTCAATTTGTTGAAATAATGGCTCAAAGTCTTTGATTAGTTGTTTATTTTTTGGTAGTTTAATTTTAATAGTTGATAATTTTGTTTTTGATATAACTTTTTGCGCTGAACCATTACCTGCATTTAAAATTTTATCTTCATTATTTAATAAATAATAACCAATATATTTTTTAATTTGTATATCAGTTATTAATAATGAAAACCCATTATCAGTTAAGTAAAACTGTTCATTAACTAATTTTATATTATTATTTCCCACACGAGATATTAAAATATTAAATCCTTCTAAATTATATTCATTATGAGTATAAGAGGTTTCTCCTCCGCCATATACATTATAATTTCCAATAATTGATTTATTTTTTGGTAAGTTTTTTCCACACATTATTTCACATATACTACCCAATTCCACATCATAACATTCCTCATTCTCTTCAATATCCTTAATCTTATTTTTAATTTGTTCTTCCAATTTCATAATAAGTTCTTCATTTTTATTTTTCTTATCATAAGGTTTTGATATTTTATTAACCCATTCAGTAATTTTTTGTTTGGATTTAGGGATTGGTATTTTTAGATTTGTTAAATAATCTTTTGATAAATGTTTTAATGTAGAACCAGTAAATCCATCTGATAATAAATTCATATTACCTTTTATCAAGTTATATAAATATACATTATTTGGTACTTTTAGTATTATATTATCTGCTGAACAACTAAATATATTATCTATTTTAATATTAGCAACACCCCCAGAACCTATTATTAAACATTCTTCATTATAATCGGCAATATCACATTTTTGAACTTTATCACTTGATGTATAAAAATTATATTTTCCAGTTATTTCTCCAAATGATGCTTTTCTTTTACTTTTTGGTAAGAAAGTACATATATCACCTAATTTTACCAATTCATAACCTTCGCCGACAACTATTTCTTTTTTATTATAGTCTTTACCATTCAAAGAACAAATAGGATTAATTAATATTTCATTTTTTGTTGCTTCTGAAATTAAAATATCACTAATACCACAAATATCATCTTTATTTTCAATTAAAAATATTTTATCACCGATTTCTTCAAATTTATCTTCTGTATATCTTTCAACAACTAAATCAGAAAATATAACTTTTTTTGTTTTTTCTTTAGTATTATCAAATATTACAATTGATGTTTTAGTTGATGTATTTTCAAATTGGTCTTGCGGAACACTTATAATTTCACGGACATTAAAATTTTCAACTAAACATTTACGAATATCTTTATATGTCTTATTAAAAAATACACCTTCTTTTAGAACACCTATAGCTGTTCCATTTACATCAACTAAATCCATAATTAAAATCAATGATGAACTTTCTTTATCATTACCAGTTAATTTATTATCATTAGCATATTTGTTAATTCTATGACTACACTCTTTAACAGAAACTTTTGTTTTATTACTTTCATTTTTTTCTTGTTTATCTTCATTATCTATTTCTTTAATTTGATTTAATCTTGTTTTAATTATTAATTCATCTTTTAATGTGAGTAGTTCTTGTTTGATATATTCTTTAATTTTCTTTCTTTTAATTTGTTTATCAGATTGAGATGTTTTATCACCACCATAAGGTGGATTAGTTATTACATTCATAAATTTTTTATTATTAAATTCATCAGTAAAAGAGTTTCTATATGCTAAATTATCTTTCATATTAGGTAATTCTCCAGTCAAACAAAAGAATTCTAAACCAGCAGATTTAACAACATCTTCATTCATATCAAAATGATATACTTTATTAATATTATCTTTCCAGTTAATATCATCATATTTATTATTTAAATAATTAATATATCCAGTTGTAAAACCACCCGAACCACCAAACATATCAATCATTGAGTTTATTGAACCATCCTCATTAATTTCAGGCTCTAATTTTTTATAAATATATTCAACAATATGTCGGTCAGTAAAATATGCACCTAATTCACTAATTGCTGATTCATCTCTACCAATAAAATATTCATAAATTTTTCCTGATAATAGAACATTACACGTTTCTTCAATTTTAGTAATTTTATTGATTTCTTTAATTAAATAAGAAAAAGTGGGACCTTTCATTGATGTAGGAATTTCATATAATAATAAATGTTTAATAGGATTCTCCTTGGGCTCATAAATTTTTGTGATCTCATTGAATTCATCGAATCCATTAATTGAATCTAATACACTTCCGCGAATTAAATTAGCTAATATTTCATCTTTATTTTCATTTGCTAATTTAAGTAAATAAGAAAATTCACAATCAGGTCTTTTTAGATTAACTTTATCTAATAAATTTTTTTCTTCTATCTTCTTTAATCCATATAAAAGATTAAATACCTTCAAAGCATTCATACCATATCCAGCGCCATTATTTCTAAGATAGTTATGAATTTCATGAATTTTATCTTTTAGTGCTTCTTTATTAGAAACGTTATTATTTACTTCTGACATTTTATTATCTACATCATATTTTTTATCATTTAAATTAGAATTAATCAATTTTTTATTATCTTTAATAGGTAAATCGAGTTGTTCGGTTTTGGAGATATGACAAGTATTAATCTTGTTTTTTAACATTTTATGTTATATATTAAAAATTTAGTTTTAAATGAAAAAAATTAAAATTGTATTAGATTTGTTAAATGATCTCCTTGAATATCAGTATTATAATTTATTGGTGAATAATATAAATGTGGCATAAAATCAAACATATTTATTTTATCAAATGCACATGTATATACATAATCTATTGCTTCAAATTTAATTATTTTTTTTTTTTTAACAAATGAAGTAGAAATAATTTCCATTAACTTTTTACAAATACTCTTTTTAATAACATACGAAAAAGTACATCTATTCCAATTAAAATTTTTATAAATCATTTGTTTTCTTTTAATTAAATTTGGATTATCTTGTTTTTCAAACATTAAATTAAAATTATCTGAATATCTACAATCAAAACTTGATTCAAATCTACCACCTAAATATATAAAATCAACATCATAATTTGACAAATTTATTTTTTTAAATTCATTATATTTTTTATCAAAATCATCACAATAAAAAATATCATCTTCGTATATTCCAACATATCCATTATCTTCAATATCTTTATTATTTATTATTTCTTGTAATACCATTAAATGAGACATTAAACATCCTAATACACCTTTTGGAACACTTAATTTAATTTGTTTCATAAATCTAAATATAATATGATTTTCAAGTCCAAATCTTTTAATTTCATTTTCATAATCAAACCCATCAAAAGCAGCAAATCTAATAAAATTTTCTTCTTTTAAAATAGTTTGATTCTTATTTTTTAAAAATTGTTCCCATCTATCAGGACGCCTTGTTAAATTTATAACATAATTAATTTGATGCATTATATTTAATAATTACATTACTTTTAAATATATTATAAAATAATGTTATATTAATTCCATAATACCAGTTAGATTAAATGCAGCACCATTACGATACCATTTTCCATCAACACAAACCCAATAACACATTGCTTGCCTGAAATAGTAATTAAAAGATAAAACATCTTTGTTTGTAGGATCAATATTATGAAGACGTGCTTGTTCCGCATTATATGCTCGGCTTTTTTCTGTAGCCTCTCTCCAACCAGAGGATTCAAGTTCGAAGCGACATTCTATTTCTTGACTTTTATCCATGTTTGTCCATATAGTGCTTACCATGTCGAGAAGAATATCAAAACTAGTATTATGAGTTACTACTAGTGTAAAAGGCCCATAGAAATTAATATCACTAGCATCATCATAATCCTTATCATCCTCATTATCATCATTAACACCCTTAGTAGCTCTATTTATATTTTTATCTATACTTAATAAATTTTCTTTCATAATTAAATAAGTTTCTTCGTCAATTAAATGTTTATTTTTATCCAATAATGCGATGCTTTCATTTAGTGTTTTTAGAGCTTTTTGAATTGGACCAGACATTATATGTTAAAATAATAATATTACTAATAAAATAAATAGTTTTCAATTTTTTTACAACACATCATAGATTTCAGCAGGGTTAGTGGGTGGCCGAAATACGACAATTCTATCAATGGGTCCTCCCAATACAATATCATTCATTATATTCTTATTTTTTAAAAATTGTTCTCATCTATCAGGACGCCTTGTTAAATTTATAACATAATTGTACTTTAGTATTATATTTAATAGTTAATTTACTTTTTAATCGTATGTAATATTGCCATCATAATCTATTTCACCGACCAGATTAAATGTAGCATCAGCACGATACCATCTTTTTTCTAACCTACACCAATATATCTTTGCTAGTCTGATATAGTGATTAAAATTCAAAACATCAGTATCTGTTGGGTCAATTTCCTGACGCCGCGCTTGTTCCGAACTATATGCTCGGATTTTTTCTGAAGCCTCACTCCAATGACTGGATTGATTTCTGAAGCTACATTTTATTTCTTCGCTTTTATCCTTGACACTCCATAGTGCTGCTGCTATGTTGAAAACTTTATCAAAACTAGTTTTATGAGTTACTACTAGTGTAAAAGGCATAGTGAAACTCATATTATCGTTATCATCATCATCATCATCATCTTCATCTTTATGATCATAAACACCCTCAGTAGCTCTATTTATATTTTTACAGACACTTAGCAAATTGTTTTTCATAGCTAAATAAGTTTCATGACCAATTAAATCTTTATTTTCATCCAATAAAGAAATGCTTTCATTTAGTGATTTTAAAGCTTCTTCAATTGGATTAGGCATTATATGTTAAAATAATAATATTACTAATAAAATAAATAGTTTTCAATTTTTTTACAACACATCATAAATCTCAGCAGGGTGAGTGGGTGGCCGAAACACGATAATTCTATCAATGGGTCCTCCCCATACAACATTATCTAACATATTCATAAAACCACCATCAATGTGAAAACCACTACGAATGTTTTGTTGTTCGGCAAACGACATAGCTCCCCAATAACCTAATGCTTCTCTCATTAGTTTATTATAATCACTAAAAATAGGGGTTCTACTATTAATTTCATTTCGAAACTCATTACTATTATTTGGATTAACACTTGATGCATATAATACCCTTTCTTCATGAGTCCAATAATAATATGTATTGTTTAGAACAGACAACACCCGAGCAAAATTAGGAATGATATTAATATTAAGTATATTACGAATATAAGGACTATATATATCACTTGAATTGTAAGAAAATAATTCATTTTGTCTTGATGAATGAGGCAAAACGTTTTCCGGACGCATGCGATAGATTCTTTGTTCTTCAGATGACATAATTTCCCATAAACCTACCATTTCTCTTATTTGTATATTAAAATCCCTACAAATACGGTCATTAATACTAATATTATTTCGATATTCTTCAGGAGAAAGGGGATTAACACTATTTACATGTAGCTCTCTTTGTTCTGGTGTCATATTGTCCAGCGTATATTCTGCTGCTAACAAAGCAGTATCAAAATTAGTAATACGAATATTATTAGTAATACCATCATACGGCTCACCAATAGTATCAACTTCATATGGCTCATCAATAGTATCGTCCACATTAGTACTACTAGTAGTAGTATTAGTATGTATGTCATATAAACTTTGTAAATTATTTACTAACCTTAAATAAATATTATCTTGAATTGAAGGTGAAATACCTTCTATTTCATCCACTGTAGCTCTTAATATTGTTAAAAATCTTGTATCTGGGTTAGGAGGCATTTTGCATTTAAATTATTACCTATTGTTGATTATAAAAAATATATTTTTCAATTTTTTTATATTTTTTATTAATTCTTATTATAATATAATGTTATATACATGTTATATGATAGTATACACAAAATTAAAAAAAAGAATAACAAATTATATTTTAATAACCTAAATAAAAATAATATATAAATAATTATATATGGATAAATATAATCTAAGTGATATATTTAGTGATTTAAATAGCGAAAGTTCTGTTATTTTACCAAAATCTATAAAAATAAAAAATATAAAAAATTTAGATACTATTTCAGATGCTACTTCTAGTTTTATGCCACAAAAAGGAGGCTATTTAGGTAATTCTAATAATAATGTTAATCATTTATTATCGATGTTATCTGCTACTAGTGAAAATAATTTCACTACTAATTCTATTGATACAGAACAATTAAAAGAGCAATTATATAATATATTAGATGGTGGTTCTCCAAGAAGTGGTAAAGATAAAGATAAGTTATATCTTGTTCCTGATCCTGTTCCTAAACCTATTTTTAAACCTATTTATTATGATGATCCGGTTAGTGATCCTACTTTTACTACTATTCGTGCTCCTGCTCCTGCTCCTGCTCCTAAAGCTGCTAGAGGTCCTCCTATATTTAAACCTCTTCCTAAACCTTCTGATCCCTCTTCTGGTCCCTCTTCTGGTCCCTCTTCTGGTCCCTCTTCTGGTCCCTCTTCTGGTCCCTCTTCTGGTCCCTCTCCTAAGCGTTCACATAAGGAGGATCGTAAGGAGGATCGTAAGAAGGGTCGTGAGAAACCAAGTATGCGTGTTTCTAATTTACTTTTACCTTTAACTGATTCTACTACACTTTTCATACAGCCATCTGATAAATTACCAGATAAGTTAGATATATTAAATTCTAAATTAAAAAGTTTACACGATACCTATTTTACTAGTATTTTTGATATTGTATTAAAAGATCAAGATCCAAATACTGGTGAAATCGAAGCCATTTTGAAAGAATATATTATTGCTAATCCTCAACAATTAGATTTTAATAAAATTATACAATATGTCTCTGACTTATTACCTACAATTGATGTGAAAAAAATTATTGAAAATGCATATACTCTAACTTTAATAACTTCAGATGATGCTATACCAAGACCAAGACCAAGCTCAGTCCGACAAACTCTCAAAAAAATGAGTGAAGGTTATGATGAGAATCAAAAGAAAGAATTTATAAAAAAAATTTATGAGAAAAATAGTGAAAACCCCACATTTAAAGAAGGTCTTGAAAGTATTAATAAGTTATTAAAAACATTAGAAATAAGCGATAAAAAAAAATTTTTAATAGATATATATAATAAATGCTTTGAAACATTACCTAATAGTTTCATTAACTTATTTTTTTATCATATTATAATGATTACAATATTTGACCATATATTTGACAGGAAAATCATATCTATAATAATATTAGACCGTATATATACTTTATATTCTAGAATGAAAAAAACTGATCGAATTATTTTTAGTGTATTATATAACATAATAAGTGAAAAAATTCATAAATATATTCTATTTAATCCAGTAACATTAACAACTGAATTAACATTAACACCTGAATTAATGGTAAGAACTGAATCTGAATTAACAACTTTTCACGATATTATATATGAATTTACTATTAATAAAACAGCAAATTTTACTAATAGATTTAATTTAATAAAAGATTTAGAAATTACTGATGATATTAAGAAAGAAAAAATAGTTGAAATTTATCAATCAACTATTGAAAATAGAAACTTTATACAATTTATTAATAAGTATTTTAAATTATATACTAACTTAAAAAATGAAAATCAACAAAAGGTTATAGAGCATATAAGGAATTATTGCGTTAAAATAGTAGATGTGAATTACAATATAATATCATATTATTCTTTCATTGAATTATTATTTTATTTTACTATATTAGATCAAACATTTACAAAATATAAATATGATCAAGACATACGAACATTAGTATTTATATTTGAATGTATAATTAATATATATTTTAATATGTTATCAAATAACGTAACTATTTTTAATAATTTATTTAATTCTATTGTTTTAAAAATTAGAACATATTTAGATTTAGATACATTAATACCTATGAAAAAAATAATAATTAACTTAGCTATTTATAAAATAGATTTTTTTACAGATTTTTCTGTAATACAAAACGAACAAGATATAAAAACATTTTATGATAAAATAAATAGAGAAATATCTATTGATTTATTTAAATTATTATTATATTATGAAGAAAAAAGAGGATATTTAATATATATATATGAACTTTGTAAAATGAAGAATGTTCCTTTAATTAATTTATTATTATCTTATGTTATAACACTTAAAATAGCTGAATATAATAAAACTAATAAAAATATTACTGAGGAAAATGAAAAGATTATTGAGGAAATTATAAAAATTCAAACATTAATAGAAAATGAGATGACAAAAACACCTGAAAAAATAATTTTTAACTCATTATATAAACAAATCTTAACTGAAATTGCTACATTTAAAAAAAATAACACGTTAGCCAGTTAATTATAAGCAATACTAAAAGCACAATAAAACAATAAGAAGCAGCACTAGAAGAACACTAGAAGCACACGTGAAACAAGTAGTACGAATAGCACAAGAACAACTAATAACAGCATTTTCCGCTATATTATAAAATATAAAACTAAGTATAATGCTCTCCAAAATCAATTAAGGTGGTAGTCCTCCAAATCTAGATGGTCATTCTCTAACTATAGATGGTCCTGCTCCAACTCTAGATAAACTAAAATTGATAGTAGATGATCTACTATTAACAAAACCACAAGTAGAACCACAAGTAGAAGCACCACAAGTAGAAGCAAAAGTAAAAGCACCACAAGTAGAAGCACTACAAGTAAAAGCACTACCATAATTTACTGATATGACAAATGCTTTTGATACTTTAAACAAAGAGCTTAAAAACTAATTTAATAACTTTGAATAAAATAGAAAACTAGCAGATGAAGACAATAGATATACAAAGTTAAAGCCCTATTTTTAGATGATGTAAATGAACCGACAATATATAGATGAATTAAAATGCCAATTTTTTAAATGATACGAATTTATAATTTTTTTAGATTCAAATTTTAAATTTAATGTTAAGAGTAATCTAGTATTCTTTAAAAAATATTTTACAGAAATAGTATATAAAATTAAAACAAATGAACAATCTATTGGTAAAAACAAAAATTTTTTAAACCAATTAAATAGTATTAATCATTTAATAATAATAGATGAAATGGATAATAAACTATTATGTTTAAATATTTATTAAATATCAAAAAACTAAACCAACTCTAATTTTAGTTTATTAAATTAATAAGTCTCTAATAAACTTAAAGATTAATTTTTTCATATGTTATATTTACTTCATCTATCCAAGAATAATTATGTATAACATTTTCTCGTTCGCCTACTAAAACATGTCCTTTAAAACACTCACTACAATAATGAGTTCTAACAGTATAAAATTTATTGTTAATTATTATTTTTGTTTCATTTAATGCAAGTTGGTAATCATGTTCATAATAATGGTCATCTTTACGATAATGGCGACGAAACACATCTTCTGTATACTCTTGACAATAATAATTAGCACAACAGATACGAGAAGTAAATAGTCCAAACTTTTTAGACAACATTTTTTTAGCAATAAATATTTGTTTAGTAATATCAAACGAAAAATTTTTCATAATATTATACATTAATTTACAAGTCATTTTAGTTCTTACCTGGTTGATACTTTGTAGGTAACCAATAATAATTAGTATAATATCAGTTGGTAAGTCGCATATCATTTTAGTTATCTTTTATAAATAACAATTAAAATAAGTAATTATCAATTTTTTTTTACATAAAATGGTTAAAACATTAATTAAATGATACATTTGGTTCAAAAGACCATCTATAATTATGTATAATATTTTCTCGTTCTCTTACTAAAACATATTTTTTAAAACATTCACAACAATAAGGAGATACAACATTATAAATTTTATTATTAATTATCATTTTTGTTTTTCCTAAAGATTCTTGATGTGTATGTTGCCAATAAAGTATATTATAACAATAATAACGATAAAATATATCTTCTGTTTCTTCACAACAATACTTATTAACACAATACTTTTGTGAATTAAATATGCCAAAATTTTTAAACAACATTTGTTTAGCAATATCAAACGGATGATATTTAATAACTTTATACATTAATTTACAAGTCATTTTAATTTTTACACGGTTAATACTACGTAGGTAACCAATAATAATTTGAATAATATCATTTGGTAAATCACAAAAAGTTATATGCATATATTATTTAATTTTTATTAATTAATACTTTATAAAAAAAATATTACAATTTTTTTATAAAATAATAGTTATTATATAATTATAATTTTGGTATGAAAAAATCGGGTTGATTAATTCCATATTTAATAATATCATTAAGAATAGAATCTTCTTCTAATGGTAAAAATGTTATACGCCCACCAGCTTCATCTGCTGTATATTCAGAATTTTCTAATTTATATGTATCTAATAAAATATCAAAACATCCAGTTCCACCTGGTATAACTCGTCCTAACATAACATTAGACGAAATTGATTTTATAGTATCTTTTTCATTAAAAATAGCAGCATTAATAAAATGATCCATAGTTTGTTCAAATGATGCGCGAGCTAATGGGTCTGATTCTAATTTAGATAAACCGTGTCTATCTATAGATGTAGTTTCACCATTATGAGTCATCATATCAACTAATACTGATAAATGGTTGCTATTTATTTTATCACCTAATACTTTAAAGTATTCAATCATTAATATTTGTCTTGTTGCTTCAATACCATAATTTCTATATATAGTGAAAATATCATTTACTGAAATTTTTAAATGATTAATACCTTTCATATATCTTAATTTTTCCAAGTTAATACCATTTGTTGTTACAACAAATTCTTTTTCAACATTAGATGCACCTGTATCTTCATTAAATACTAATACACGTTGTTCTACTATATTAATATCAGTTATACCATCAATACCTTTCAATGTAATCTCTTCTAATACAATATTAAGAAAATCTACTAATATTTGATAGTTAAAAGAGGACATTGAAAATCTAATATGAATAATTTGCTCTTTATCAGCAGTGCTATTACTTAAAATAGCACATCTACTAATTTTATTAAAAATATCTTTCTCATTTTTCTTCATTGTTTTGGTATTATTATAATTTTTATGCCAAAATGAATAAAATTTAGTTTTAATATCAAGTAATGTTGTTTCTTTATCCAACATTTTTTCTAAATTCATTTTAAGTCTAAAAACAAATGGTAAAGAAGCTAAATCTGCTTTTTGATTATTTATGAAAAAAGGTGATGATACATTATCAGATGATAACTTTTTATCAGTTCCTACATCATAATAAATTTCTGCTGAATCAATTAATTGTCCGATAGATAAGTATTTGAAATAAGATGCAATTTTATTAACTGAAGTTCTTTCACTTCTAATATCATCATTAAAATATACTAACATTTGTGGTGTTTTAATATATTTACTAAAAGATAAAAGTTCAATAATACGAGACACACCAGATACTGCATTAGATTTAGAAGCTACACCTGCAAAGTGTTTAGTATTCAAGTTAAGCTGTGTAGTTGGTTCACCAATTGATTGAGCTGCAAGAATACCAACCATCTCACCTGGTTCAGCAATTGATTTAACAAAACTTAATTTAATTTCTTTCCATAACTCTTTTAATTTTGCTTTTGATAAACCATATTCAAAAATGCATTTATTTGGTGATAAATATTCATATAATGCAATTTCTAAAATATATTTTAAAGATTTATCATCTTCAATTAAACGTTTTATACCTCTAGTTGCACCAGGTAATAATTTAGTTTCTGATGAAGTTAAAAATTCTTCAATACTATCTTCAATATCTTTTGGTTGTAATTCTAAGTTTTCTCCTTTTGTTGAATAGTCCTGAGTAATACGAAATAAGTTAACTGGAATCATAAACTTTTCTTCCATAGTTTTAAAATTCATTAATACTTTGCATTGAATCATTCTCATTTCATCTCTATAATTTCTCATTTTTTCTAAATACTTATCATTCATTTTCTTCAAATCTTTCATTTTTATTTTATGTTTCTTTTCTATTTTTTTAAATTGGTCTTCAGTAAAACCAAATGTCTTTTTAATATTTTCATTATCCATTTCCATTATAGATAATTTAACTTCTGATTGACATGCTTGATTAATACCATTTTCACCATAAACATATTGAATAATAACTCCTCTAGAGTTTCTATTAGTGCCATCATATTTAATACTCAAGTCTTCTAAACCCTTAATAAGTTTTCTTTGAATATAACCAGTTTGAGCAGTTTTAATAGCAGTATCAATAAGACCTTCACGACCAGCAGAAGTGAAAATAAATGCTTCATAGCCTTTAAGACCATCTAATAAAGATGAACGGGTAAAACCTCTTGCTTCTGGTGTATCATCATCTTTATGAAAGTATATTAAAGAACGACCTTCTACTTTTTTAAGAATACGTCTACCTTCTAAAGATTGTTGTCCGATACAACCCATAATTTGTTGCAAGTTAGTTTCTGAACCTTTTGCACCAGATTGCATTAAAGCCCAATAAGAATTAGATACATTTAAAATTTTTTTTAAAGTTGCACCAACATCACTACCAATTGCATTCATTTGTGAATATAAACTATTTTCAATAATAGCAGAAGAAATTTGTTCATCATCATTTTCATATTGTGTTAAAATATATTTATTTTCTAATACAACATTGTCTAATACTTTTTTAATTTGTTCTTCAGAAGTTTTATCTAAAAATGCATCTTTAAAACTAACTGTCATACCTCTTTGTAATAAAAAATTAAGTACTAATTTTTGAACATCGTCAATAAACCGTCTTGTTTTAGTTGGACCATATTTATCCCATACAAAATGAATAATTGTATTCTTGACTGTAGATAAAGATGATTTGTCTAATATACCTTTTAATAAATTACCATCTTTAATTTGAAAAATAACTTCTCCTTTATCATTTTTTTTAATATTATTAATTCCTGATGGAATTATATGTGAAAAAATTTCTTGTCCTGTATATTCTTTATTCATTTCAATATTTTCTTTAGTTTCAGAGGATGTATTTGCTAAAATATTTGCAACATCACAACCTTTAATTTTAATATTTGATTGTGTTAATAAGAATGCACCAGCTAATGCATCTTGTTGACAACCAATAATTGGATTTGAATCTTTTACACCAATAATTTGATATTTAACGTTTGCAATACGCTTAAGTTCATTACGAGCTTGAATTGATTGTGGCATGTGAATATTCATTTCATCACCATCAAAATCAGCTCCATATGGTTTACAAACTGATACATTTACTCTAAAAGTATTTATATCATCTATATCTAATACGTGAATTTCATGTGCCATCATAGATGGTTTATGTAAAGTTGGTTGACGATTAAAAAGAACAAAATCACCATTAACAGAGTGTCTTTCAACAATATCACCAATATTTAATATAATAGATTTTTTTCTATATTTCAAATCAATTTTTTGTTCTTCTATTTTACCATCACGATAATTAACTCTTAATACAAAATTAGCACCAGGATAAATATCTCTACCATTTTTAATTAAACTAGATAAATATTTTATATTAAATGGTGTTACTTCTTCAGGAATTGTTAGTTCCATTGCAATTTTCTTTGGAACACCCAATTGATCAATATTAATATAAGGATCGGGTGTAATTACAGAACGACCTGAAAAATCTACACGTTTACCTAATAAATTACTTCTAACACGACCTGTTTTACCTTCAATACGGTCAGAAATACTTTTAGTTGGATTACCTGTTTTAAATTCAGAACGAGGTAATTTTATTGTTCCATTATCTTGGAAGGTTGCTACATGATATTGTAATAATGCATTTGCTGTATTTGAATAATTACCAATATCATTTTTAATAGTTTCTTTGTCTATTTGAGCTCTTAACCGTTTATTTGCTGTTACAATATCTGAAATTTTTAAAGTTAAAGCATCTTCCATAGTAGAAAATACATAAAAATCTATACGAGAAGTAGGTCGAATAATAACTGGTGGAACAGGAAATCTACTAATTATTAAGTCTTCTGGTCTTGATGATTTAGGATTAAACCCTAAATGTACACAATCTGAATCAGAAATATTTCTTAAAACTTTATAACAATCTCTTGGTGTTAAAATCTCTGTAATTTTTTTTGTTTCTTCTAATATTTCACCTGTTTTATCATTAGTTATTTGAATTCCTACTTCACGTTCTATAATTAAACTAATTGAAATTTTAGTAGCATTAATTTCTTTTCTAATTTTAGGAACAGGTGTACCACAATTCCAACAGAAATTTATATTTTTTGTTAAATTTTTAATTTCTTTAAATCTTGCTTCAGAACGTTTATTAATATTTTTTTTAAATTGCTCATTAGTTTTTTCAACTAATATATTTGAACATTTAATACAAATACATTGTAATAATGATTTAAGATGATCGAGAAAACCATAATGAAAAACTTGTTCTGCAAGTTCAATATGTCCAAAGTGTCCTGGACAATCCATATAATTTAAACCACAAGTGGTACAATTTAAATAAGGATCACATGTTCCCATTCTTAAATCGACTAAACCACCTTTTTTTGGTTCATAATTTTCATATGATTCTGCCAAGTTAATTCCAAAAGGATCTGAACTTACTGCCGAATAATTTTTAATTTCTTTATTTGTAAAGACATTAAATTCTATATTTATAATTTTCTTAATTTCTTCAACATAATATTTGGATTCTATAGACATTTATTTATATTAATATAGATATCTTTATATAAAATTTTTAAATCAATTTTTACTTAATTATAAATAATCTTAATATTTTTAATATTATTCGTTTTTATATTATAAAATAATATATCTAATAGCTTATAAATGATAGATAAAATAATTACAGATTTTGTAAAAAAAACGTCAATTGAAATTAAAAAAAAAAAAAATAAAGATTTAATTGAAAAAGAAATAGTTGAACCTGTTTTAAAAAATTTTAGTGAACGTATATATCCTTATGTATCTTTACTATTTATTATGTATTCTATAAATTTAGTTTTAATCATAATAATTTTAATATTAATAATAAGTTATAATAAAAAGAGTGATTTATAAATTTTCTAAATTTATTATAATGAAAATAATAAATTTAGCAATAATATTTATTTCTTTACAATATTTAATTCCTTTATTAGATTTAAAAAATATTTTAATATATCCTTATCTAATTAATATATGTATTTCTTTAATAATAGGTTTAATTCAATTTATTTATAATTATATTAAGTCGTTTGTTTATAAAAAAGAAATTACTTTTAAAGAAAATAAAACAGATTCTTTATATAAATCAGTTAGTGTATTAGTTGGTTTTATTTTATTTTATTTTATTAAAAATAGATATAGTGATTTATTCTCTAATTCAGAATATAACAAATATAACGAATATTTTACCTCTTTATTTATTACATTATTAATTACTTTTTTTATTTTAATAAAATGTTTAATAACTCCATAAAAATTAATTTTTTTCTAACATATATTATAATGAAAACTGTTGTATCTTTAAAAGACTTGATAAAATATTTAATTTTTATAAGTATTGTTTATACATTAATGATAATAATACCTTCTCAAAAAATAATTACAAAAGATTTAATTCTTATAGTTTCTATTATTTTTATTGGTTTTGTTTTAATAGATTGTTTATGTTCTAATTCTGAATTATTTACTAATATTAATAATACTCAAGATGAACCTTTTATGTTATCTAATATTGTTGATTATAAAAATTACGATAAATCAAATATTGTATCTGATATGATCCATAAAATAAGTCCAGATAAATCTTATCTATTATCTAATATGACTAATAAAATAAATGAAACTAAATCTAATATAGGTGAGAAAATAAATGAAACTAAATCTGATATAGTTGATAAAATAAATGAAATTAAATCTAATATAGATAATAAAATAAATGAAGAAAAACCAATTCCTATTAAATCTAATATAGATGATAAAATAAATGAAGAAAAAACAATTCCTATTAAATCTAATGAATTAAATGAAACAACTACTGTAAAATATATGAATTTATTAATTGATGATTTACGTGAATATAATGTATTAAATAATACTGATATTGAAAATATTAAAGCTAAAATTAATAGTAAAATATTAACTGATGATGAAATAATAGTTGGATTAGAAAAATTAATATTAACAACAAAGGCTAAACAAAAAAAAGAACCAGAAAGTGAATATATTTTTGGTAATGTTTCATCTGATTTATATAAACCTTTAGGTAATTTAGAAATTCATAAATGGGATGAAGGTTATAATATGTTAAATACAAATAAATGGCAAATTCCTATGCCAAGACCTCCTGTATGTATAAATACAACACCCTGTAAAGTATGTCCGGATACGGATGATACTTATCCTCTTAAATTAGCTTTATGGGATAATTCAAGAAAAATAAGTAACACCGAAATAAGTAAAAATTGGGCTAATAAACAAATTGACCCTAATGAAAATATAGTTTAATTTATATAATCTTTTATCATATTATAAACTATTGGTGAATATCTACATTTTTTAAATTTTACATTGTAATATATTTTAGATAGTTTTTGTGCTTGTTTCCATTCTATATTTTTTTCTTCTAATTTTTTAATTATTTCTATTCTATAATTAAATTGTTCGTCCGATTCACAAAGATATTGTAAAATATCAACATCTTTATTTAAATATTTAATTTGGTGTATTTGAATTTCCATTACTATTAATATATTGTTATAAATTTCATTTTATAACAATTTTTTTCGTTTATTAAATTTTTTAATTTAATCTATAATAATGACAACTGTTTTTGGAATAGATTTAGGAACAACTAATACGGTTATATCCTATTTTGAGGAAAATAAATCCAAAATATTAACCGATGGTGCATTTAAATTAATACCATCAAAAATATATATTTCTCCTGATAATAAAATATATTGTGGTAATTATATACCAATAGGTGTAAAGAATATTATTAATTCTTTTAAAGTTAATATTGGTAAAGAATATAATTTAATTAGAAATAATAAAGAATATAATATAAGTGATATTTTGAATATTTTTATTAATTATATTAAATCATTAATACTTAAAAAATTTCCAGAATTAATAGAAATTGAAGCAGTTATAACTGTCCCTTCAAATTTTTCAGATACACAACGTGAAATTATTAGAGAAGCATTCATTAATAATAATTTTTTAGTTATTCGTATTATTAATGAACCTTCAGCTGCTTCTTTAGCATATGGATTAAATCAAGTAGGTGAAAATAAAATAATGGTTATTGATACGGGTGGTGGCACTATGGATATAACAATATTAGAAAAAGAAGATAATTTTTTTCAAGTACTTCATAGCGAAGGATTAAACGACTTGGGTGGTGATAATTTTACAAATATTATTGTTAATTATATTATTGATAAGTTAAATATATCAGAGATATCAAAAGAGTCTTTATTTTATACAGCACAAAGAATTAAAGAAAAATTATCATATCAAGAACATTATATAACAAATTTTAAAAATGTTAGAATTGAATTATCATTAAAAGAATTTAATAAATTATCAAGTAAATTACTTCAACGAGTTGATGATTTATTATCAAATATAATTAAAACTTATGAAGGAATAGAATATTTTATTCTTGTTGGTGGTTCAAGCAAGATGAAAATATTACAAGATAAAATTTATGATATAACTGGAAAAAAACCTTGGATTCATCCAAATTTAGAAAGTGTGGTATCAGAAGGTGCCGCATTATATGCAGGTATTATTAAAGGATATTATAAATCTGAAAAAAATGTTTTATTAGTTGATGTTTTACCTCTATCTTTAGGAATTGAAACAGTTGATGGCAATTTTTCAATTATTATACCAAAAAATACTCCTTTACCAGCAAAACGTTCTCAAAAATATACAACAGATACACCAGGAGATTCAACTATTAAAATAAAAATATATCAAGGAGAGAGGAAAATAGCAAATAAAAATACATTAATTGGTGAAATTGAATTTAATAAAGTATCATTAACAGGTATGCCAATTATTGAAATTATTTTTAGAGTTGATTTAAATGGAATAATTAATGTTATAGTTTTAGATAAAAAATCAGATTCTGAATTAAATATATTATTAAAAGATATACCTAAATATGACCAAAATACTCTTCATAAAATTTTAGAAGATGCTGAATTAAATAATGAAATGGATGATAAAATGGTAACTAAACTACAAAGAATTTATATAATAAAAACTAAAATAGAAAATGCTTTAATTAACTTGAATATAAATGAATTATTATCAGAAGAAACTAAAAAAGAAATTCAATTAGAATTAAATACTATTGAAGACGATTTAGAACAAAAATCAAATACTGAATTATTAGAAATTATTCATAAAATAGATGAAAAATATTCATGTTTAACAAAAACTAATAATTTATCAGATAATGATGAACATAATGATAAAAAAATGGATGACTTGGAAAAAGTATTATTTAATGAATTAAAAGCAGATATTATTAGAAGAGCTAATTTATTATTAGCACAAAATCCTGAATGGTCTGACTTTATTAAGCCATTATTAGAAAAACTGGAACTATCTAATTTTACTACTGAATATTTACAGGAAAAATTAATAGTTTTAAAAGAATTACAAGATAACGATGAAGATTTTAAAAGAGATTATAAAGAAGAATTAAAAAATATGTGTATTTATTTAAAAACAGAAATTGATGAAGACCAACTAGACCTTTCTGAAAATAAAAAAAAATTATTAATTGATATTATAACAGAAACACTTGATACTATAGAAAATCATGATGATATTAATTGGGAAGATAAATTAATAGATTTTAATAAATTATGTGAAGAATTATATTATTAATTTAAGTAGAAGTAGTAGTTTCATTAACTAAAACATCACTTTCGCTTTTCTTAACTTTAGTTAATTTATTTTTATATTCCTTTATAATTTCACGAGCATTTCCATCAAGTCCGTTAATAGAGTATTTAACAGGATTTTCTAGTTTTTCACGTGTGCCATTGTATGTATAAGTGCTTCTTTTACTTCCACGCGTAGATTCACGAATAGAAAAAGTAATTTCGTTAGTAGTAGTTTTAATAGTCTTATTTTCACGGAAGAATTTGCTTAAAGCTTTATTAGCTGCTTGATAAGGAGTTAGACCAGTGTAACGACCGATAAATTCTTGATTTCCTGGAAGTAGGACTTTGAAAGAACGTACATATTTTTCAATATCTGTTTCACCTTCAACTGTAGTTTCATTTTCAGACTTGCCTTCTACTTCTTTAGCAGTTGTTTCATCATCTTTATTCGCTTTAGTTGCTTTAGTTGCTTTAGTTGCTTTGGTTGCTTTAGTAGTATTATCAGCTTTTGACTTGGAACCATTTGTTTTTTTAACAAGGACTTCTACTACTTTTTCTACTTCTACTTCTTTAACATCATCTTTAGCTTTACATTTACCCTTGGACTTAACTTTAATAGGTTCTTCTTTAACAGTTTCTTCAACAGGTTCTTCTTTAACAGGTTCTTCTTTAACAGGTTTTTCTACTTTAACTACAGAAGCTTTACCCTTACCTTTAAGTTTAGGAGGTTCTGATGCTTCTATTTCAACTTCAGCTTCTGCTTCTTTAGTAATTTTAACTTTACCAGCTCCTTTTTGAGGCATATCTTCGTTAGAAACTATTTTAGACATTTTTTTAGATTTAGGTTCAAGAGTTTCTTGAGTTTCTAGAGGTTCTAGAGGTTCAACTTCATTTGTAGAAACAGATGATTCTTTGAATGAAAGTTTGTTATTTTTAGAGTTAGGGGGCATTATATAATTTATAATTATAATATTTTTTTAAATCAAACACACTAAAATTTTTTTAAGTGTGTTTAATATTCCTTTAAATATTAATTTGGTTATCATTCACGATTTATAATAAACGAACATTTTGCATCTTTTTAATTTTAAAAATCTATATTAAATAATAATGATTGAAACTATTACAAAATTAAAATTATATTTATTACAAAAAATATACAAGGAATTATCATTATATATTTTAAATTTAAATCAACATATAATATTTTTATATGATAATTTTTTTATTGAATATGTATTAAAACAAAATTTATTAAATAAATTAAACGAAATAAATAAAAATATCAATACAAATTACAATAATTTTATTATAGATAGTTTAGATAAAAATACAGAACTTGATATATTTTTTAATCAATTTGATTTATCTAAATTAAATAATAATTTTGAGAATATTATTGACTTGAGAAATTTTATTAATTTTGAAAGTATACCTTTATCAAAACAATTATTAGATATTAAAAAAATAATGAGTTCTTTTGGTTATAATTCTCTAGATGGTTTATTAATTTTTTTTATTGGTAATAATTATAAAAAAATATTTGATTCTGAAATAATAACATTAATAAATGAAATTAATAATATATTTATACCTATATCTATAGATTTTTTTGATGTAAATAAAGATGATGCATATTATTGGAGAAAACCACAAATATTTAATAAAAATGATTTACTTGAATTATCAAGAGAATTATGGATTAAATATTATAAAAAATATATTAAAATTACAGGTATTTTTAAAACGGATTCCATAGGTGTTATATTTAAAACATCACAATTAAATTATCCAATTTTAGATAAGTATAAAAATAAAATAAAAAATAATATAGAACAAATTAATATTGATAATAAATTTGTTAAAAAGTTTATTAAAAATGATTATTTAGGTAATTTTTATACATTAACTACATTAGAATATTTAACAAATGTAAAAAAATATTATCAAAAATATATTGAATTAATATCATCTACATTTTTAACAATAATGAAAGAATTTATATCAGAAACCTCTAATTTAAAAAATATGTTTAATATTATATTTTTACTTTTACTTGGTAATAATGAAACTATAGATATAGCAGGATTATTAATAGAATTAATAAAAGAAAAAAAAATTAATTTACCAAATATTAGTAATTTAGTTAATAATAATCTAACCTTTTATCTTCAAATAAAATTAAAAAAATCACAAAATATAATAAAACAAGAAATTCAAAGATTAAAAGGATTATCATTAGAAGATATTAATTATAAAAAATTATTAGTATCTAATAAAAATATACCCGAATATGTAAAAGTTTTAACATTAGAAAAAATAGAAGAAATGAAATTATACAATAATGAATATTATAAACAATTAACATTTGTAAAACATATTATTAACTATCCATGGTCGTCCCCAAATGATAATTTATTTTACGAATCTCTAAAATTAGAATCTAAAAAATCTATTAATTATTTAACACAAGTGGAAGATAAGTTAAATAAATTATCTTTTGGTCATGAAGAAGCTAAAAAATTATTATTACAAATAATTGGTAAATGGATTTCAAATCCATCATCTCAAGGCACAAGCTTTGGATTAGTAGGACCTCCTGGTGTTGGTAAAACTTTATTAGCAAAAAGTGTAAGTAATGCATTAGATATTCCATTCGTTCAAATAACATTAGGTGGACAAAATGACGGGGAACTTTTACACGGTCATGGATATACTTATTCTGGTTCTCAACCTGGTCTAATTATTAAAAAAATGGTAGAAGCAGGTAAATCTAGATGTATATTATATTTTGATGAATTAGATAAAACTACATCAAAACATGGAAATATTAATGAAATAACAAGTATTTTAATTCATTTAACAGATCCAAATATGAATAAAACTTTTCAGGATAGATTTTTTCAAGGTGTTGAATTTCCATTAGATAAAGTAATAATGATTTTTTCATATAATGATTCTTCATTAATTGACCCTGTTTTATTAGATAGATTAAAAGAAATTAATATAAAATCATATACAATTAATGAAAAAATTAAAATAGTTAAAGAATTTATAATACCAGAATTGGTTAATTCAATTGGATTACAAAATGAAGATTGGACACAACTAACAGACAATATTATAGAATATATAATAGAAAATTATACTAATGAAGCTGGTGTAAGAGATATTAAACGTTATATTGAAAAAATTTTTTTAACTTTAAATTTAGATAAGATATATCAAAGAGAAATAAAAGAAATAACAAAAGAAAACATTAATAATATATTACAAAATCCAACTAATGAAATAATAAAAATACTTGATAAACCAAATATTGGTATTATTAATGGTTTATATGCAACAAGTAGTGGTAATGGTGGTATTATTCCTATTCAAATATTTAATAATTTTAATTCAACATCAAATGCTTATGAGATTAAATTAACAGGTAAACAAGGTGAGGTTATGAAAGAATCGGTTCATTGTTCATTAACAGCAGCAATTGATTATATAAAAAGAAATATAAAAAAATATCCTTTTATTAAAAATCTTGACGAATATTTAATTAACAATTTTAAATATGGTTTTCATATACATACGCCGTCAACAGGAACACCTAAAGATGGACCTAGTGCTGGTTGTGCTTTTACTTGTGCATTTATTTCTAGAATTTTGGGTAAATGTATACGAAATGATATAGCATTAACAGGTGAAATAGAATTAACAGGAATGATAACTAAAATTGGTGGATTAAATTTTAAATTAATTGGTGCTAAAAAAGCTTGTGTTAAATTAGTTTTTATACCAAAAGAAAATGAAAAAGATTTAAAAGAAATTATAGAAAAGTATCCAAAATTAATAGATGATACTTTTGAAGTAAGGATATTTAAATATATAGATGAAATAATTGATATTATTTTAGTTTAGTTTTAATTTTAGTTTAGTTTTAGTTTCTGTTTTTTTTTCTGGTTCAGGTTCTAATTCTTCCTCATTATCACTATTTGTTTCAGTTTCAGAATCAGAATCAGATTCTTTTATATCTTCTAATAGTTCTTTTTTAAATTGTTCTTTAAGAACTAAATTATTTTCAGAAATTTCATTTTTATCTGGATTTATCATTGCATTTTTTTTTTGAAGAATTAAATCAGTTACTTTATTATTAAATATAATTTTATAATATGGATGAATTTTTCTATATGTTTTTGAAATAGTAACATCAGAAATATCAAAAATTTCGGATATTTGTTTTTTTGAAATATTTATATTATATGTATTTGCTACTAGAAGAATACAACCAGCTGCAATAGAAGGTGGTTCATGAGTTGATGCAATATCTAATTTGTGAATATTATTACATACATCTTTAGTAATATCAATATATTTTTTATCAATATCCATTTTTTTAGATAATCTTTCAATAAAATCACTAGCTTGAGAATTTCTAATTTGGTAAAATGTCGAGTTTAAATCTATATAATCTAAAATTTTTCTACAACCACGATGAACGTGTTTAATTTCTAAATCGTAAATATCAGCAATTTCTTTAGGACTTCTTGGTTCTTTTTGCATTTTACAAGCATAAAAAACACATGCTGCAATCATAGAACGACGATTAATACAACGCATAATCATATTCTTTCCTTTTCTTTTACCACGTATATGTTTACTATCACTTACTTTTTTATAAAGTATCTTTGCTGAATCAATAATTGTTTGAGTAATTCCGTATTTTTTACATTTTAATTGAATTCTTTCTAATACTTCTAATAAACTTTTTTCACGATAAGGCATTTGGCCTTGACGTTGAAGAGCAATTACTTTATTATAACCTTTTTTTGAAGGAGCTATTTTTGTTCCTAATGCAGATTTTGGGAAAAAATAATTCGCAGGACACCCATATCTTGATGAACCATTACCATTATTTTCTTCATCGTATGTAAATTCTGGATTTTCGTTTAAAAATTCTTGATTAATTACAGCACATTCAGTGCAAACTAAATACCCTTTAATATTATCTTTAACTAATTTATCACTTTTACATGATTTACAACACTTTTTTTTAATATCTAGTTTTTTTAAGTCTAATTCTAAATTATCCAAATTTAAGTTATTAATTAAATTATCTATTTGTTCATCTGTCATATCTAAGTAATTGTCCATATTAGAACTCATAATCTATTTATAGAGATAATATATTTTTAAATAGTTTTTAATATCAATTTTTTTTTAAAATATAATTATAAAAATCTTACTCCTATAATTTTTAAACTATCTATTTTTTTTTCTTTAATCTGTTTTATACTATATCCATTATCAGTTAAAATTCTAATATCAGCACCATTATTAATTAATAATTGTGAAAAAGATTGATTATTTTTATTAATTGCAATATGCAATGGTGTATAACCTAAATAATTTTTTTGATTTATTAAATTATTTAATTTTCCATTTTCAATGAGGTTTTCTAAAGTGTCTTTTAATATGGTTAAATTATTACTTTTAACTAATTTATGTAAAATATTATTACCTTTTTTATCTAAAAAATTTAAATTATTATTCATATTATTAGTCTATAGAATAATAATATTTTTAATATTATAATGAGTAAAATTTTTTTTGGAAAAATAAAAAGTATAATTTTAGATAAAAATAATATGAATATTGAATTTGAATCAGGTGATAAATATTATTCTAAAATAGTTAAAGGTAGTGTTACATGTAAAATATTGAATGAAAAAAAAAAAATAGTTCCTTTATTTTATTTAGAAGAAGGAGATTTAATTAAAATAAAGATTATAGAAAATAAAATAAAAAAAATATATATTAATTCAAAATATAAGCTAATATCTGATTCTTCAGAAGAATATTTATCAAATTAATATTTAATATTAGTTAGAAAATATATAAATAAAAACTTTAAATTTTTTTCTAATACAAAATATATCTATATGCTTGATGATATAAATTTATCTACTATTTTATTGATAGTTATCGTTCTTTTTCTTATTTATTCTTTAATGAATTCATCTGAACCAAGTGAGGAAGTTGACCCAACAGAAGAAGTTGAACCAACAGAAGAAGTTGAACCAACAAAAAAAGCTGTTTTAACAAAACAAAATGAAACATTTGCTAGCATATCACCAGACTTAGTAAATCAAGTTTTAGCCGACTCTGAAAATAAACTAGGTGTATCTAAAGGAGAAGGTTCTGTTTTAAATTATGAACCAAATGATATTGATAAAAGTGTTGGTGCTGCTTTAGATGTTGCTTTTGAACAAGTAGTTGGTCCTGATGAAAAAAAAGATGAAATTGATTTAAAAAAAAATAATGTTAAAAATTATGATGCTAAAGATTTCTTACCTAAAGAATTAAACGATGATTGGTTTGACACTGATTTTTCACAAGCAAAATATAATATAAATGATGATAAATTAATTAATACTGAAAAATACATAATTGGTATAAATACTGTTGGACAATCTCTTAAAAATGCTTCTTATGATATTAGAGGTTCTATTAATGTTCCTAAATTCTCTGTATCTCCTTGGAATAATAGCACAACTGAAGCTGATTACAATATTAAACCTTTATGCTAAATTAAAATTTTAAATTTAAAATATATAAAATAGATAATTTTTATCTATTCTATATATAATATGTCGGACATTCAAGTATCAAATGATTTTAAAAATAAAATAGTTCGTTGGGTTAAGTTAGATGATGATTTAAGAAAAATTCGTGAAACAGTTAAAGAAATTAATGATGAAAAAAAACAAGCTGAAGAATATATTTTATCTTATTTAAATAATATAGGACAATCTGAAATTGCTATTGATGATGGTAAATTAACTAAACAAGTTTCTAAATCTCAGGCACCATTAAAAAAAGAAAATATTCAAAAAGCACTTTTTGAATTTACTAAAGATTCTAATAAAGCTGCTATAATGGCTGACTTTATTTTAAAATCAAGAGAAACTAAAGAAAAACAATCTATTAGAAGAATCAAAGAAAAAAGACCAAAACAAATATAATTTAGGCTTTATTAGTTAAAATATAATTTAATTATATTTAGGCTTCATTAGTATAAATATAATTTAAGCTTCATTAGTTTAAATATAATTTAGGCTTCATTTAAGCTTCATTAGTTTAAATATAATTTAGGCTTCATTTAAGCTTCATTAGTTTAAATATAATTTAGGCTTAATTTAAGCTTCATTAGTATAAATATAATTTAATTATTTTTAGGCTTCATTAGTTTAAATATAATTTAATTATATTTAAGCTTCATCTGCATAAATATTTTTTTCTGTTCTAATTCTTGGTAAAATATTTACACTCATTAATTCTTGAAATAATAATTTTGCAGCATAAGGAATAACAACTGCACTAATTTTAGTTGAGTTATGACAAGCTTTGCACAAATGATAATCTTTGTCAATTACTTTAGAAGCAAAGAGTCCACATTCATCACATACATAAACTTTAGTTATATCGGATGTTTCCATCATACGTTCTTTTAAAAATTGAGCCATACCGTGAGCAATCATTGCATCTTTTTCCATTTCACCAATTTTAAGACCACCATCTCTTGAACGACCTTCTAGTGGTTGTCTTGTTAATGCTTGGCGAGGTCCTCTGCTTCTTGAATGATATTTATCTGCTGTCATATGTTTTAATCTAATAGTATAAGTGGGACCCATAAATATTTCTGCTTCTATTTTTTTACCAGTCATACCACAATATAATATCTCATTACCATATTTATTATATCCTAATTTTTCTAATATATCAGGTAATTTACGAACATCATAATCACAATATGGTGTGCCATCTATAAATGTGCCATCAATTGCACCAATTTTAGATGCTACACATTCAATAAGTTGTCCAATTGTCATACGCGATGGTTGACAATGAGGATTCATAATTATATCTGGAACTAATCCTTCTGATGTAAAAGGCATATCTTTTTGTGGTAAAGTTATACCAATTGTGCCTTTTTGTCCATGGCGATTTGTTATTTTATCACCAATTACTGCTTTTCTTTCCATACGAACACGTGTATTAGTAATTCCATAACCTTCTAAATTATAAATATTAGTATGTACTCTATCAATTACACCATTAACATTTGATTTAAAAATTTCTGAGCTATCTTTGTATACTTTATTATTGTCACCAGTAGGTTGAATGGGTGATACTTTACCAATAATAAAATCTTCATTTTGAATTTCTGTTTCTTCAGGACAAATACCATTATCATTTAATTTAGAATAATTACCTTGTTTCATATCAGCTACTTTATTTTTATCTGGTTTAGTAAATATATCGTCTTGATTGGTTGAAGGATTTTTATTAATTTCAGAGTGATATTTCTTTAAAGTATCTGCTCTAAAAATACCTCTATCTAATGCACTTTGATTAAAAATAACAGAGTCTTCTTGATTATATCCATTGTATGATGCAATTGCAACAATAACATTTTCACCATAAGGTAAATCTAAACAATGATTATATTCCATTGTTTTAGTTGTAACAATAGGCACTTGAGGATAATATAATATTTGTGAAATATCCATACGATCTTTATAACTAGTTAAATATATACCAATAGCTTGTTTACCTTGTGAAAAATGAATAATATTACGTGCTGAATGATTATGATTACTAAAAGGAATATTACCTGCAATAATACCTAATTGTGTCCAAGCATGAAAATCACAATGAGAATATTTAATCCATCTATAATCACCATAACGGTTAATTTGACTAACATCTTTATTTTCTACTTTACGATTTCTATTATTTTCAGATTCATCTAATTTATAAAATCTATCAGCACACATAATATAGTTAGAACTTTCAACATCTTCATAATCAACTAAATTTTGATATTTAGATAAAATTTTTTTCCATCCTTTAGCTTTATCTTTTGAATTTAATTCTTTTTCTACATCATCAATTAATTCTTTTGATATATTAAGTTTATTATCAGATACACTTAATATAGGTCTAATTAAACGTCCTCCATCTGAATAAATTTTAATTTCTTTTTTTGAATAATCTAAGCAAATTGTAGTATATTTATCAATTAAACCTTTTCTACGTGAATCTTTTAAATAATTATTAATTTCTATTCCATCTATTAATTTACAAACACCAACCCAATCACCATTAATAAAAATTTTAATAAATGATTTCATATGTAATGAATTAATATCAGAAGGATGTTTCATTTTTGTAGATTTAAGAATTGTTGTTATAATTTCATATTGAAACGAATTTTGATGTGAAATAGATGACATCATAGCAAGTGATTTTACAATACCAATTTTTTGTCCTTCTGGTGTTTCACATATACACAAAAATTGAGATTGTAAATTTTGAGCTTGACGAATAGATGTCACTTTTGATGTAGACGAATCTAACGAAGGAGCCATAACTCTTCTCAAGTAAGAAATAGCTTGAACCCAAGATAAACGCTGTAATGCTTGTGCAACACCTTTTTTAGTTTTATTTATACCCCAAATTCCTGTTGCCAAAGAAGTTTTAATACCTTGTTCAATAACAGATGGTTTAATTTGGTTCATAATATTAATAGGTGTTTCATCAGAAGTATTTTTTTTAGCAAATAATTTACCTATTTCTTTTAACATTTTAGTCCAGTTTTGTCTAAATAATTGACCAATTAAAATACCTGGTGTTTCTATACGTTTATTTTGTAAAGCATCTCTATCATCTTGATCTACCCGTTTTAACCAAACATTTAATAATTTATTTACCATATAACCTAAAAATGCAATTTTCTTTGGTATATCTTCTCCTAAATGAGGTAAAAAATCTTGTCTAAATATTTTTTCTAACATCATTTTTTTTTGAATTTTTGCTAAACTTTCATTAGATTGAGAAATCATACGATTTCTTCTAAGTTTTGAACTTAGATATTCAATAGCTTCTTCTTTAGTTCTAATTGGAACACCATTATCGTCAGTAGAATATTCCATAGAACTACGAAGCAAATTAATCATTTTAACATCATCTAAATCATAAGTAATTTTAGATATAATATCTTGATCTGATTCAATACCTAATGCTCTAAATAATACAAAAAGAGGTATATCAACTAATGATGAAGTAGTTAAAACGAAATCATTTTCTTTTCTATTTTTCAATGTAATTATTTGTAAATTATCAGACCAATCATTTTTTCTTGAATTAATTTGTGCAATATATATTAAACCATCTGAATTTAAAAAAGATAATTCTTTTTTAGTAAAAACTAAAATTTTATTATCAACCATTTTTTCAATTGACATAACTACTTTTTCTTGACCATTAACAATAAAATAACCTCCAGGGTCATATTTACATTCACCATGTAAATCTTTTTTAATGTGTGTAGAACAATATTTAGAACGAACCATTATAGGTATATTAGCTATAGATGCTTCTTTTTCTACTTCACTAATTTCTTTAATTGTTTTTTCACCAGTTGTAATATTTATTTTTTCTAATATTTGAACAATATCAACAACAATAGTTGCAAAATAATTTAAATGATTTTTACGTGCATCACTTGGAAATTTAATTTCATTATTGTTATCAAAAGTAGGAGGTTTAATTCTAATATTAGAACATTTAATACCGTGATAATAAATAGAATCATTTACAACATTTTGATAAAAATAATTAGATTCTTGAATAAGACAATAAGGTATAATTTCTTCAATTAATTGATTATATGAAGCAAAAAGATGTTCATATAATATACGTGGTTGTTCATAATATAATTTAATTAATTTATCTATATCTTCTTGGTTACTAATATATTTTGTCATTAAGTATAATGATATAATCTTTTTAAATATTTTTATCAAATTTTTTCTAAATCATCTAAAAACATATTAAAAATCAAGATTTTTAATAGATTTTTATGTATTTTTTGGTTTTTTAAATTTTATATCCTATATCAAAATATTTTTTGCAATTTTTAACTAAATAAAAATATAAATATTCATTATAAAATATCATATAATAAATTATTATTAATCTCATTTAAATTAAATACATTTGTTTCTATTTTAGTCTTTAAAAAATATTTAAATTCAATTTTTTTGAATAAATATAAATTTTCATTTTCAATAATATACCATATTGGTACAGTTCCATTATATTTTAACATATTATTAGTTATATTTATTTTATCTTTATCATCATCGTTATATATATATACACTTAATAAAGTTGGATAAAATTTAAATTCGCCATAATTTGAAAAATAAATATTATCTAACAAATAAATATATTTTATTTGAAATAAAAAGAAAAATAATTTAATTATAAAAAATGGCATTATTCTAAAAAAATATAAATAATAAGAATTACATAATCGATAATCATTAATTTCAATAGATTTAAGTGTAATTTTAAAATTTTTAACAATTACTTCACGAATAGGTATTACAAAATTCATTAATATTAATAATAATAAATTTTTAAATAGAATAAAAATAATAAAAATAATATAAAGAAAAAATTTATTTTATAACAATGGATTCAATAACATTAAAAACAAAATTACCAAGGATATGGGCTTTATGGTATCATCAAGATAAAGATAATTGGAAAGTTTCTGGTTTTAAAAAAATTTATACTATTGAAACACCTGAAGATTATTGGCAATTACATAATAATTGGGATAAAATAAATGACGGAATAAATCAAAAACATTTTTTTTTAATGCAAAATGGTATTTCACCAATTTGGGAAGACCCCGAAAATAAAAATGGTGGTTGTTGGTCTTTTAAAATACATTCGAGTCAATCTCAAGATTTATGGGATGATTTATCAACATATCTTGTAACTGAAAATTTATCATTAAAAAAAAATAATATAACTGGTCTTTCAATTTGTTTAAAAAAGAACAATTATTCCGTAGTTAAAATATGGAATAAAAATAGTAAAGAAAATAGTCTTTCATTATTAAATGAAAAAATTTTAAAAAAATGGGGTATGGATATTATTTATATTGCACATATTGCAGAAAATTAATAAATTATTTATATAATATTTTAATTTTTAGTATCTTTTTGAGAAAGCACAAATTTAACAACACCTAATGCAGCAACAGAATATTGAATAATTAATGGATAATCATTTTTTAAATATAATATTACTTGTGGTGATAAATTTGTGCATTTGGTAAAAACATTTAACCATTTTAATGAAAAAACACCTTGGACGATTTCATTTTTATTATCTGTATTTACTTCTATAGATAATCCACCATTTGATTCTGATATTTCAAAATCAGCATCACATATTTCTGCTCCTTTTATACCAAATGAAACTTTATTATTCGTACATTTGATTTCGATTTTTTCTGTTATTAAACTCATATCTTTACAGTATTTATGAAAATCAGATGATGGGAAATAAGCAGAATAAGGAAATTCAATTGTATCAACTTCTATTTTTTCTTCATCTAAATCTGATAAATTAAGCCTAAATATTTTTTTTTCTTTTTTATCAGTATTTTCTAAAATAATAATTAATTTATTAATATCTTCATCATCTAATGCCCATGTCATTTTATCTAAATTTGTCATACATTTTAATATTATTAATAAATTATCTAAATTAACACCAATAGTTATTTTTTTTTTATCATAAGTATAAATATATTTATCAAATTTTTCAGCATCTAATTTACTATAAACTAAAATAGAACCAGATTTATTTAACTCTTTCATTACTAAACCCCCTATTTGTTTAGTAGTTTTTTGTTCAGATAATAGTTCTGATTCTTCTTCAGATGTATTTTTTTCCATATTATATGGATAAAATGTAAATTTTACATCAGATACTATTGAACTAAGAGTATCAATTAAAATTTTAATTGCAGATGTTTGTGAAGTTTCTAATTCTAAAATATATACCATTAAATTTATTAGTTTAAAGTCTTTAAAATGTTTTTATTTATATTTAAATTTAAATTTTAAAAAAAAAATCTAAATTATTATATAAATGGCAAATACATACTGTCTTGTTAATCCTCATATTGAAGGTAATATTAAAACTACAATTAAATCTAATAACTCAGTAAAAGCAGCAAAAACTTTTTACAAAAGTTTATCTCAACATTTTAATAATAATATTCCTAAATTTTACTTTACCGTTCAAAAAGGTGGTTCCGGTACTGGAAAATACTATCATTTTGTTGTTAAAGAACTTAAAGAAAATAATGAAGTTAAATTTAATATTGAACCCTATGTTGTCTCACAAGATGCAAACACTATTAAAAAGTTTGAATCAAAATTATCTTCATTTAAATCTAAATTTACTCAATTTGGTGGTAAAAAACCTTCTAAAAAAAGTTCTAAAAAAAGTTCTAAAAAAAGTTCTAAAAGATTAGATGATGAATATGATTCTGATTTAGACTCAGATGAAAATTTTTATAAAATGGCTAATACTTACAGACCATCTGTTGTTCCTCCACTTTATTATTGGTGGTATGATCCAGGAGTTTATAATTTAAATTCTGTTTTTATTCCTACATTTTATTCATATGTAACACCTTATTTACAAATTTCATTACCAATTAATTAAAAAAATTTATTTATATTTATAAAGAAGTTCAAAACTTTTAATAAGTTCATGAGTTATTTGATAATATAATTCATTAATTTGTTCTTTATTTTCCCAATTTACATAATTTGTATCTATAGTTAGAAGAAATTTATTAAATCCTTCAAAATTAGTCATTGTATCTGATTTACACAAGTTAGGATATTTTTGAGTAAATAATTTAATAAAATTAGTATGACTAGTTTTATCTTTCCATTGAACTAATTCACAAAGACCTTCAATCGGAGTATTAAAAATATTTTTATAAAGATAAGATTTAACAGCCATTTCTGAAAAAGTTTTATCACCAGTAACTCTTTCTAGATTTGTAATTAAAAAATTCTCTGGATCTTCCATTAGTATTTGTTTTTTATGAAAATTAAATGTTTCTTCATATTGTGTTTCATTTAGTGGTTCTTCTAAAGATAAAAAGTTTCCAGTTGTATATAAATTATATGTAAAATTAATAAAAAGTGGTTTACCACGTTTATTAAATTTAACAATATAAATATCATCTTTAGCTACAATTAATTCTGCATTTAAAAAATTATTATTAAAAATAATATGTTTAATATTAATACTGAAATTGTTGTCAAGTTTTGTTAAATATTCAATATATTTATCAATTGTTTCCATCATATTTTTAAAATGAGTTGGTATATTGGTTATTTTAATAAATTTATAATAATTATAAGGAAAAAATGTTAAATTATTAAAATTAGTAATATCTGCCATTTTAAAATATTCATTAATTTTAATAAGATTAAGGTAAAATACACCATTAATTTTAATTATCATATTATTGTTAATTAATTCTAACTTACCTGAAATACAAAAAGGCTCAGCATTACCAAAAAATATTTGATTAATTATAGATAAATTTATAACACGACCGACATCAGTTTCAATATGTGAATTTTTATATAATATTGTTTTATAATCCATTAATTATAAAATAATATGAACAAATTAAAATAATCTCAATTTTTATTGTATCTTTTCAAAAAATATAATATCTATTTAATACAATGATAATTGTAAATAAGGTGTTACATATGAATAAAAAGTTGGAATAAAAACGGAATCTAAATTATAAACTCCAGGATCATACCACCAATAATAAAGTGGGGGTACAACAGTTGGTTTGTAAGTTTGAGCTTTTTTATAAAAATCTTCAGATGAGTCTGAATCAGAATCAGAGCTATTATCTAATTTTCTAGATTTTTTACTAGATTTCTTACTGGATTTTTTAGCCATTAATTATAAAATAATATAAACAAATTAAAATAATCTCAATTTTTATTGTATCTTTTGAAAAATATAATATCTATTTAAGAAAGAAAATATCTTACCCTCTTTATCAGCCCCTTTTAATTCATCATAAAATTTAGCTACATCTGCATAAAATTCTTTATTTTTAACATTTTCTTCATGAGTTATAACATTTTGAAACCAACCTTTATTAATTTGGTATAAATTAGCAAATAAATCTGAATCTACTAATTTACAACCTGCTTTTTCCATACTCTTTATCATTAATTTTGATGTAATTAAATTTTCTGTATAATATACATCAGAAATCCATCTCATATTTACATCAATACTTTGTCCTGGTTCATCTTTAACAGCTCCTTGAAATTTTTTAATAATTTCAAATAATTTTTGTTTTTCACCATTTTCGTCAGTATAATAAGACGTATATACATCTTTCTCACCAAGTAAATTACTTACTCTTCCTGCATCAAATAATGTAAAAACTATAAAACCACCAATATTTAAATATAATTTAATATTATTAATTAGATTATCTATAGATTCTTGTGAATTGAATAAATAGTGAATAGCAAACATACTTGTAATGATATCAAATTTTCTTTTACTATCAAAGTATTTAATGATATTATTTTTATTATCTTGAGACATATTATTTAACCGTTTAGATTGTACATCTACTTTTAATGGTAATGAACCATCAGCTTGTATAAAAATCATTTTACCATAATCAGGAAATTTAGATTTCATAAAATTATAACGACTAACCGCACTATCTGTAGCTGCAAATAAGCCTTCATAATCTGGGTCAATACCAACATAATCACCAACACGTGCGTGATACATTTTTTGAATATCACCACCTCTACCACAACCAATATCTAAAATAGATGCTTTCATTAATTTGTCTCCTTTAGTTCTACTAAAAGGTTGACAATAAGTATATATTAAAATAGATTTAATCCAGTTTTGAAATGATCTCATTGATTTACACAAGTTACTAATATTTTGATAATATTTATCTTGAGCTCTATCTGATGTAATAACTGAAGAGTCAATTCTACCTTGTAAAATTTTTAGTTGTGTTCCATAAGTATCTAGATTAGCTAATTTTTTAATTTCATTTATAGTTACTGCTTCTCTCATGGATTTCCAAGTTTTAATAGCAATATCTTTATAATTACCATATTTTTTTTGGTCTCTTAATACACTTTCTGTTTTATCCCATCTTGTTCTTAAAATAGACCATCTATATTGATGAGGAATATTTAAGTTATTTGTATAAGTAACTTCAACTACTGTATTATCTTGAATAAAGTTTCCTTCAACATCACGAACTTCATCACGAACAAGAGGGAAAAATGCTTCGTGATTATTTTCTTCTTTCATAAAAGGTATAGGTACTTCTTTATTACCAATTAAATCACCAACATAAAAATTAGCAATACGATATACTTGTTCTGTGCTACTATTTGAACCCGATTTAATTTGTAATGAGTTATCGTATATTTCTAAATAACCTCTTGTTTCTGGATTTCTTTGAAAATTTATATAGATATCAATAGAATTAGTTTCAGGTGGTTTAAATTTATAAATAGGATATTTTTGGTCTCTTTTATCCCGCGTATATTTTTGATCAATAGCTGTAAAGATAATACCATCTAGTAAATACGGACAATTTGTTTTAGTTGAATTAGTACAAGCAAACCAAATTAAATAAGCATATAAATATACTTCACTATTTGCACCACCTGTTGGAAAAATAAACATTTTTGGATGAAATATATATTCTGATTCTCCAACATTATCAATTAATTTATTTAAATTTTCATAGAAATTTTCAATTTCTTTACTATAATATTTTTCTTGTTTATCTATATTAAATTTACCAGAAAATGGTTTTGAAATATACATATTACTTTGTAATTTTTCTAATGTTTCTTCAACTGCTTTTAATCTAACTTGAAGTTCTGGATTATTTTTTAAATCTTTACCTTTAAAAAGTAAACAATCAAAACCCATAAATAAGTATTTTCTTTTTGTTACCAAATGAATTAATTCACCTTCAATTATTGTATCATTAAAACCTTTAATTTTTTTACCTATTTTTTTAACATCTAAATTATTAGAAATTAAATAGACATTTTCGTCATGAATTAACATTTGGTATTTTTCACCATCTGCTTTATCTGTAACACTATATCTATTTGGAATTTTATCTATTACATGTTGCACATCAGCAGAAATAGGTTGCATAGAAAATAAATTTGTTCTAAATTGAACAGATGAACCATAAGTTAATTTTTTGTATTTTTCAATAATATTTTGACTTTCTTCTTTTGTAATTAAATAATTTGTTCCTTCTAATAATTGTTTTAACATTTGAACTTCTTTAATTAATAGATTAAATACTTTTTCTGATGGTTTACCCATAAATTCAATTTCAAGTTCATAAGATTTAGGCGATGTTTGTAAATCATTTGGATTATTTGATTGTTTAATTATTGTCAAGTCTATTTGCAATTTTTCATCTTTATTATCTAAAAGTTTTAAACTTACTCTTTGTTTATATCTATAAAAAATTTTATCAGAATCATTAATTGGAACATTAGCTAATTCTTTTAATTTTTTAGAATCAATTTTATCTTCTACTGATTTTCTAAATCTAATATCATATTCATCTATATCAATATAATTTTTATTATCTTTCATTTTATTCATAAAAATAAAATTTTCATCTTTAAGAAACTGAGTAACTAAAATAGAAAAAATAATATGATTTTTTCTTTGATGTACAATATTTAAGATATTATTAATTGTTTCATTTCCTGTAATACTAATTCTATAAACTTTTTGATTTTCATATGTATAACTAATATCTAATGTAGTTTCTCTAACTATTTCTAATTTATCTTTATCACTTCGCCATATTATATATTTTAAAGCATCATTAAATTTTAGTAAAGATAATTTATTATTTGGTTTATAGTTATTAAACATAATTTCAAATTCATCATTTGGTTCTATTTTATTAAATATATTTTTAATTTGTGTAATATTAGTGTTTGATAACATTATATTAATTAAGAATATAATTCCTTATAATGAATTATTAAATATATCAATTTTTTATTTTTTTTTATATTAATTAGTTTAATAGAGTTAAATTACATATAAGTTTATAATGGAAGTAATTAATTATTATCAAATTTTAGAAGTAAAATATGATGCTACAGAAAAAGAAATTAATGACGCATATAAAAATAAAATAAAAAAATATTTTAATTTACCTTTTTTAAATGAAAATCAAAAAGTAGATGTTAAAGAATTAAAAAAAGCAAAATTTATATTTAGTAATAATGAATTAAAAAAAAAATATGATAGTATTATTTTTCAAGAAATAGAAGAAAAAAAAAATATAAATAAGAAAGAAATAGAAGAAAATAAAATTTTAAATAAAAAAGAAAAATTAGATTCACAAATGATGGGTAATCGTATATTTAGTATGATTGGTGTAATAACACCACCTCAAAGAAATTATGATATTGATAGAAATTTTGCATCTATTAAATAATTACTGGTTAATATGTTAAAACTTAATAAATTATTTTCTTCTAATAATTTATTGATTGTATTTATTCTTCGTTCAATAGGAGTTTTACCTTTTGTTTTTCTTGAATAGATTTGTATTTTTTTTTCAAGAGATAAAGCAGGACTTTTTTCTAAAATATTATCTTCTTTAGATTGAATCCAACCAAAATATTTCCATTCACCATCACCTTTTTTTAATTTAGTATATTTTGCACCACCTACTAATTCACCATTATGTTGTCTAATTCGTCTATTAGGATTATTAGTTATACCAACATATGTACAATTTGAATTTGTATTATAAAGTAAATATATAATATAATTATTATTCATTATTATATTATATAAATTAAATTTTTAATTATGTTCAAAATCTTCGTTATTTTGATTTTGTTTAGTTTTATTATAACGATAGAAAGATCCAGAAAATTCACCAATAGTAAAATTCTTGATAGAACTATCTTTTTTAAGTAATTTGTCCATTGCATCTTTAGTATCAATAGTAAAATCACCACAACCAAGATATTTATCTCCTTTACGATAAAGTTTAAAATATAAAATATGGGCGCCAGCTTCTTTTTCTACAAAATTTGTAATATCTTGTTTAACAAGACCATAATCAGATGAATTTTCAAGACCTGATATAGTAAAGAAAATTTGATATCTTGCAAATTTAACACGAAATTCAGGATGATTTTCCCGAAGATAAGAAAAACTATCAAGTGAATTTTGAATAGTATCAAATGTTAAAAAGAAAGAACCATTTTCAGTAGAATGATTTGTAGTAAGACCAGTTAATTTGCTTAAAATAGTTTTATTTTTAGATGATTGATTTGTAGGTGATACTAAAAGAGTACGACCTGGTTTTCTAACTATTTTATCCATAGTTTCTTCTGTTAAATTATTTTCTTTTTTAGTAGTTTCGGTAGAGTTTACGTTTTTTGCAGACATTAATTATATAATTTATTTTTCTTTAAATGATTTATTATATCATATTTATAAATATTTAATTATTTTACTATTTAATCGTAATATTAGTTCATTAATATATGGATAAGCAGATAAATTAATTAAACTAATTTTATTTGTTGTATTTTTTTTTAATATAAGTAATTTGAGTTAAATTATTCAATTCATGATGCACTAATAGTTAACCAATGATATAATTTAATTTTTTTATTTAAATTTGGATAAAATTCATCTTTACCTTAGTAGATTATTTTATAATTACTTAATTATAAATAATAATTTTTTAGGCGCTTAAGTGTATAAGAAAGTTTTATAAAAAAAAATTGAAAATTTAAATGTTTACTAGTTCTATTAAAAAAAATTTGTATGCAAAAACAACAAGCAGCGTACAACATGTCGTCCTCACGCGAATTGCGGTCCAGCTCAAAGAAGCCAACAGTGCCACATCATACCGCTGCCCGCTCGCAAGGCAACCCACAGTACCCACCACGTTTCCCTGTGCCTGACGTCGCCGTCCCATTCACTGTCCCGCTACCCGGCTACGCGCCCACGTGTTTCACAGCGGAACCCGTGCTGGCCAACGACTCACACGTGACGCGGGGCGGCTGGGCGGACCCAGTCAACTTTAGTGCGATCGCACCAGACGTGTGGGCCGCTCGCCGATCCTTCGAAGGGCCCATCGAGATAGGCACTGACGGGCGCCCGCGCAACCCACGCGGGCGCACCGGCATGTGCGAACGAGGGCTGCTGGGCAAGTGGGGACCCAACCATGCGGCCGATCCGATCGTGACGCGCTTCCTACCAGTAGAGGAGCCCGATCTGCCTGCGGCAACACATACCGCAGCGCAACATTGGCAGCAACGCAGCAAGAAATCCATCAAGAAATCCAGCAAGAAATCGAGCAAGAAATCCAGCCGTGGGCGCCAAGTGGTCGCCATCAAGAAATCGAGCAAGAAATCAAGCCGTGGGCGCCTCCAAGTGGTCGCCATCAAGCGAAAGGACTGTGGCGCATGGGCGCTGCCGGGCGGCATGGTCGACGTGGGCGAGACTGTCTCTGCGACAGTCCGGCGCGAATTCGCCGAGGAGGCGGGCCAACACTTGGCAGATCCGGTGCTGCACGCGCGCTTCGAGCAGCTCAGCGCCCGCCTCTTTTCGAGCGGCCAAGTCGTCTACCGCGGCTACGTCGACGACCCGCGCAACACGGACAATGCATGGATGGAGACGACCGCGTTCCACTTCCGTTGCGACGCCGAGATGGGCGCGCTGCTGCCTCTGCACGCCGGCGATGACGCTGCTGATGTGACCTGGCTCGACGTAGACGAGGCCGACGAGCGGTACGCCGGCCTCTACGCGTCCCACAAGCAGTTGGTCGATAAGGTGGCTGCAACTCTCAAGGCGGCTCGTGAGTAAACCATCTGTATCCTCCGCACATCTACCACTGCACGTTGAATAAGTCAACGGCAGTGCAAGCAATGTAGATGACATGCGGAGTGGGTAACTGGAAGGTAGTTGGTGCAGCTGAAGGGAACACATACGCAAAAAAAAAGGTGCATCAATTAAGCTGATGTGGTGCACCAAAAAAAAAGGTGCATCAATTAAGCTGATGTGGTGCACCAAAAAAACTAATTTTTATTTAAAAATTAGTTTTTTATTATTTTATTTTTCGAATAGAAAGATTATTTTTAGTATCTAGTAATTTGTAGAATTGTTAACACAATTACAATAATAAAATAATTTAGTATATAATTTTTATAAATATTTAATTATTTTACTATTTAATCGTAATATTAATTCATTAATATATGGATAAGCAGATAAATTAATTAAACTAATTTCATTTGCTCTATTTTCTTTTTTAATATAGATAGTTTGTGTTTTTGAAATATTATAATAAACTAAATATTTAAATAAAGTCTCGAAAAAATTTTTAAAATAGGTAATTTGAGTTAAATTATTCCATTCATTATCACTAATAGTTAACCAATGATATTGATAAATTTGATCTAATTGAATTTTTTTATTTAAAATATTTACAAAATGAATATTAAATTTATTTACAAGTTCTTTTATTTCAATAAATGAAAAATTAATAGATGGTATATTTCTTTTATATTGAAAAATTATTTGTGAAATTTCAGGAATTAATTTAGTATATATTTGTGATTTTGATAAAAATTTTTTAATTAAATCTGGTAAAAATAAGACATCATATAAAGAATATCTAAATATATCAAAATTCATTTTATGAATATCAATATCAATTAAATATATTGGACCTGTTTTTTCTTCAATTGATTCTAAATCAACTATTTTTTGATGTGTAACTATTTTATATTCTTCTAATAAATAATATATTGAACATTTTCCAATCATCTTTTTTTCAATATGAGCATATTCGCATAAATATTTGGTATCAAATAAATTTTTACAAAAAGAATATATTAAATTTTTATCTTTTAAAACTTGGTCAAATAAATAAGGTATATCTAATGATTCACCACCATGAATTATTTTAATCATTTGTTCATTAGTAATTAATTTAATTAAAATATTCATGTCTGATTTAGATAATTCTGGAGGATAAAATACAAATATCACACCTATATTACTATCATTTTCAAGATTAATTTGAAATAAAGCAATTTCTCTATTAGTTTTACTAACGCTATTAAATTCAAAATCCATAGCTAAATAAAATTTTTCTTTTGTATTTTTTTTTTGTAATTCTATAAATTTTTTAAAATAATTAATCATATATTTTATTTTTTTTTTATTATCAACTAATAAAATATTATATGTTTTATTATTTAAATTTGGATAAAATTCATTTTTACCTTCTAAAACTAATGTGTAATCCATTAATAATTAGTAGATTATTTATAATTAAATAGCTACATTAGTTATTTATAATTAAATAGCTACATTAGTTATTTATAATTAAATAGCTACATTAGTTATTTATAATTAAATAGCTACATTAGTTATTTATAATTAAAACAGATAAGGAACTTTACTATATAGAATACAAACTTAATAAAATAATAAAAGTTTAGATTTTTTAAAAATAAAAATATTATATTTTCTATATATATATATAATGTATAAGGAAAAATATTTAAAATATAAAACTAAGTATTTAGCTCTCAAAAATCAATCTGGTGGTAGACTACATCAAAAGGGTGGTTGTCTACCACCTAAACCAGGTTCAGTAAATGAAAAGTCTCGCAGTCAACCTAAAAACTACGCGCCACGTTTCTGTGTGCCTGATGATAAAGTTACATGGGATACTGAATTTCTTGATTACGCTCCAGGAGATTTCACTCACGAAATTGTTAAACCTGAAGCTGAACCTAAACCTGACTGGGCGGACGATGAAATAACACCTAATAACAAGTTCGAAATGAAACAAACGATCATAAATAGGGGCACCTATTGTATGATAAATGATAAACCACGTGAAATAATGTTTGATGATGATGATTACCCAAAAAACTGGGAAGGCCGCACAGGCTTGAGAGGCCGTGGTATTCTTGGCAAATGGGGACCCAACTTTGCGGCAGATCCAATCATAACACGCATCAACTCAAAAACTAAGGAACTCGAGGTAATCCTTATACAGCGCGCAGACAATGGTCAATGGGCGCTTCCAGGTGGTATGGTAAATAAAGGTGAGCTGGTTCGTACTGCTGTTATGCGTGAATTTATAGAGGAGGCAGGTAATATAACAGATCATACAGAGAAGGCTGCCTTTGAAGAAATGACGAAAAAATTATTCAAGAGGGGTATTCAAGTCTTCAGTGGCTACGTCGATGATCCACGTAACACAGACAATGCATGGATGGAAACTCAAGCGTTCCACGTGCATTGCACTACCGAAGAAGGTGAAAAAATGAAGCCAAAAAGTGGTGATGACGCGGTTAAGGCAAAATGGGTCAGTAGAAATGATAAACGGTTTTTTGGTACAACTATGTATGCATCACACAAGTCTATGATTATTTTGGCAATAGAACGATATTTAGCTAATCCGATAATAGACCCAAAGGACAAGCTTTATATAGAAGAAACTTTAAAGAATGCCGAAGACGCTGAAGACAAAGCCAATCTTAAAGTAGCCGCCAAAAATGAAGGTAAAACCAACATCGAAGCCGAATCCATAGCCGAATCCAAAATCAAAGAAAAATCCAGAAAGAGAGCCATAATCAAAGCCATAAGCGAAGGCAAATCCCAAGCTGAAGCTGAAGCTGAAGCCGAAGACGTCGTAACCGCCGAAGCCGAAGCCAGAGCCGAAGCCGAAGCCAGAGCCGCCAAAGCCGAAGCCGCAGAAGCCACAGAAGCCGCCGAAATCAGCGATGGTTCACAAGCAAAAATTCAGAGAAATTAAATACATCAATCAAAGCTCATGTTAATGCATCAAAAAAACTAATTTTTATTTAAAAATTAGTTTTTATTATTTTATATTTCAAATAGAAAGATTATTAGTATCTAGTAATTTGTAAACACAATCGTGTTCTTACTCTTACATTTGTCATTAAAACCAGCATTTAAAATAGTTATTAATACTACAAAAGAATAGTATGAACAATTTTGTTTTTACACAAAAAGCTCTATTTAGATGATTTAATCAGAAAAAATCAACAAGAACTATTTGTTAAGATATCAAATCAGTATAATAAATTTATTTATATAAAAATAAATATTAAAAAAAATTGAAGATTTAAGTGTTTGATGGTTCCATTAGATAATTATTTGTATCTGATACCAGACATCATGACGACTCCTCTCCCTGCCTCGCACGTTGCTCTTGGTCTTGCTGATGGTCTGCTTTCAACGCGCCGCAGCAAGACTGACGATACCAGCACCAGCAAGGTCAAGGACAAGGGTAACGGTTCGCGCCGGGAAAGGTCGTCGTCTCCTGCAAAGGGGAAACAACATGTTCCGGCGCTGCAGCCGCCTGCACCTGTCGTGTCCAAGTATGACACGATTCTCGAGCTGGCCCAGTCGTGCAAAGTGTTAGAGAAAGATAATACTGATCTGCGCAATGAGGTTGCCCGCCTCAAAGAGCGGATCAGTACTATTGAGTATCGACGCACTGTCCAGTGCAGGAACGAGAAGGACGGCAAGGTTTGCGCCCGCCTTTCTTGTGATTTCTGGCATCACTTTCTCTCCGCAAAAGCGGAGAAACCCTCGGATGAAGTCGCCTCGGCTAATGCCAAGCCGACCCAAGCCGAGTCGGACGCGCTCTGCTGTGAGTCGTCCAACCCCTAGTAGAGGCATCTACTAGTTCCCGACTCCGGAAAACATGCCTGTAAGAGCAGATGTTTTCTGGGGGGTGTCCCTCCTCATCCTTTCGAGCACACACCACCTGACCCACTTCACTTGGCCTTAGGGCCACCCCTCCCCCCGGGCTTCGGCCCCCTCCCTCGGGCTTCGGCCCCCTCCCGCTGACTCATAGCTTAGGCCCCCTCCCGCTGACTCATAGATTAGGCCCCTTCCCCTCCCCCCTCCCGCTGACTCATGGCTTCGGCCTGCCCCTCCCCCTCCCCTCCCCCTCTAATTTTTATTTAAAAATTAGAGAGTGGCCTTTTAATGTTTTTTTATTTTATTTTTTATGAGGTATAAAAGTTATTGTTTTTCAAAATATAAAAAATTGAAAATTTAAATATTTATTTAACTTCATAATTAATTTTAAGCAGCTGACACATACATTATGAACGACAATACTGAAAAACTTACTAAAGCCTTAGAGCGCCTTGCCATAAACAAAACTCACATTATGAAAAGCTATTCTATCATTAGTGAAATCCAATATTTAATTAAGAAACTTGAAGAAGAACAAGTAAGACTTGTTCATGCAGTTACTATGGAGTATGATGAAAGACAAGTTTTTTTTGTTACACGCATGAATGAGTTTACACGAGAAAAGAATAATTTTAATCAAGAGCACAATAACGTTCTTACCACATTATCACAATCCTCCTCATGTCCCATCAAGTCTATCCCCTCTCACGTTCCTTAAAAAACTGATAGTAAGTTGTAAAAAGCATTAAAGTAAAAAGAACTATAAAATAAAGTCTTAAAATAAAGTCTTAAGAACAAAAAAAATATAATTTTTATTTAAAAATTATTTTTTTATTATTTATTTAATTGTTCCAATTTTACACCTTTGCACATTTAAAACGCCGATGAACAACAGCAATAGCACAAGCCTTGGAAACAAATATAAAAACAACACTAATAGAAATTAAGCTTAATGATAATTTAATCAGTTCTATTGGAGCAATAGCAATAGCAATAGCAAAAGCCTTGGAAACAAATAGTAAATTATCAACACTTGACATAGGTTATAATTCAATCGGTTCTATTGGAGCAATAGCAATAGCAGAAGCATTAAAAACAAATACAACATTGTCAACACTTGTCATGCGTAATAATAATATTGGTTCTGATGGAGCAACAGCAATAGCAAAAGCCTTGGAAACAAATAGTAAATTATCAACACTTGACATAGGTTATAATTCAATCGGTTCTATTGGAGCAACAGCAATAGCAAATGCATTAAAAACAAATACAACATTGTCAACACTTGTGCTTAGTAAAAATAGGATTGGTGATGATGGAACAGAAGCAATAGCAGAAGCCTTGGAAATAAATAAAATACTAACAGAAATTAAGCTTGATGGTAATCTAATTTATGATGAAATTAAAACAAAGATACTTGATAAAGAGAAACGAATTATTTTTAATTAAATTAGTTCAATAATACTTTTATTATAATGTATTAAATAATAAAATCATTTCATTTCTATATTTTTCTAATTCTTTACTATTTTCAGATGATATTTCATTTAACCATTTTTGAGTTGTTGTTAATATTTCATCTTTCTTAAATTTAAAATGATTTTTAATTACTTCTTCCATTCCATTAGGAGGATTTTTTATCATATCAATTATTGCCCATTTAATTGTTCCAATTAGAAGAGGTTCATTATATTTTTTTGAATTAGTTTGTCCTTTTGTTGTATGCATTTCTTTTTCCCATCCAGGTTCATTGAAATAAGGTTTTTCAACCAAAATCAATGATTGAATTGATATCAACACTTGTAAAAAGGTTGAAGTTTTTGGATTCCATTTTTCACCATCTTGACCGCTCCAAGTTCCAAGTAGTGATAAACATACTTTACCACAATTATACAAATTTGGATTAAATCGTATGGTTCCTCCACCTGTTGTATTAATTAAAACTTTTGGTTCTGAATTAGGATAATTAGTAGGAAATGCTGTATGAAATTCAAAAATACCATTTTCATATGGTGTATCTTTAGGACCAGAAATAAAAAAGCTAAATACATTTATTGTTGTTTTTGATACACGAATCCATATACTTGATTCCCAATTAATCGGTAAACCAGATTTTAAGGTAGATATTTCCGAAATCATACGTACAATAGCTTTTTGTTCTGGTTTTTGAGCACAATATTCTTTAAAAAGATGATTTGGTTGAATTTCAAATGAACCAAATTGTAGTTTTTTCATTACTTCTTCATATTCTTTATTTTTATTAGTAGAAATTATTTTAGTAGAAAATATTTGTGTTACAATCATTTTTGATTTGAACCAATCAGAAACACAAATAATTTTAAGATAAATTTCTGATTGGTTCAAATCAAATAATGATTTAATTTCATCTGAAATAACAACAAAGGCATTTCCAATATTATTAATAAAATTTTGTTCTAATCCTTCTAGTTTAGATATTTTATCAAGAATATTTAAAATTTCATTATAAACTTCTTTTGTTTTTTCGAGTTCAAGTAATGTTAATCCTCCAATACGATTAATTAAAAAGGTACATAATGAAGATGAATATAATTCATTAAGCGACTCTTGTGATATATGTTCAATAATTTGTTTAAGTAAAACAGTTAATTCATAATTAAATATTTCTTGTTCTTTAATAAATGATAAAATATCCCAAGCTTTCCTTGAATCATCGCCATATCCAATACCAGATTTCCAAAATTTATTATCACATGATGTTACATTAACTTTTTGTGTAGATATGTTAATTAATTCTTTTTCAAATGAATGTTCTTTAGTTATAGATGATAATTTAATATCTAATTCTTCGAATTTTGATGACTCTAATTTAATATAGTCATGTATAATTGGATCAATTTGTTCAATAATACTAATTAATAACCATTCAAGAGATATTGTTGAATTCCAATTTTCTAATTGAAGTATTTTTAAATTCATCAAATTAAAAACAAGTTGAAATTTAATTGAAGGTTTTATGACTTCAATTCTTGGTGGAAAATATGGATATAGTTTTGGTTCCAAATTAATTTTTATTTCAAATGTATCATTTTTAAAATTTTTATTATTTAAAAAACAAACTAATTTAAGACAATAAATATTATTATTTATTGGTTCAATATAATGTTTATGTTTTAAATTTTTATTAAAATTTTTAATTTCTTGAACAATAATTTTATAAATTTGATTTGAATTAAATAATAATTCTTTTGGAATACTATTAATATTCATTGAAGTTTTAGATTCTTGTAATTTTTTTGATTCTTTCTCTAAAAGTTCATAATTAATAAGAGCTTTAGATATTTCTTCATTTTTTTGATAAATATGATATTCATCAACTATTTCTAATTCTAAATTTAAGTTAAAAAATTGTTCTAACTTGTTTACAATATTTTCAGGTTCATTTTTTATATTATCTAAGAAAAGACAGTTTAATTCTTCTACATCTAAAGTATCGGATTCAAAATAACAATATGATTCAAAATCAGTTGATAATTTTACAGGAAAATTATTATAAAAAGTAAAATGAAGTAAATAAAAATCTTCATTTTCTTGAAAATTTAATAGTTTTATTTTACTAATATCTGAAAGTCTTGTTCTCATTTCAGAAGCATATGGACTTATTTCCATTCTTTTATAATAGTAATAAATTAATTAAAATTAATAAATATCAATTTTTATAAAAGAAGCAATATATAATTTTATACCATTTCAAATACATTTTCTTTAGTTTCACTAACAATTTCGCTAATAGAATCAAAAATATTACTCTTGATAACTTTCAAAAAGCTAGTTCCTGGGTCAACATTAACACGAATTAACCCAGATTCTTCATCAATAATTGTGTCTAATTCACCTGTAAAAACTTGTTTCATTTGAGCTTGAGAAAATCCGGTTAGTGTTTGAACTCCTTTAATGGTTTCAGTAGCATAGTAATTGCTTGAAGTTCCAACAAGATTCCAGAAAATGATTCTTGGTAGATTATATCCTTTTTCATGAAAAGCTTTTTCCATTCGTCCTAGATAGACAGTTTGAAAAAGCTCACTATTTTTTGTATTAATAGAGTTATAATCATATTCAAATTTGACGATAGGAGAGTCAAATTCACCATCCGTTAGAATAAGCACCGTATAACTTTTTGTGGTATTACTTTTTTCCATTAGACTAAGAAGTACTCCAGTTGTTTTGTCTATGTTAGTGCTAAGACCATAAGATGATTTTAAAACCGTGTTGAATTGTTCAAAAATATCTTGTTTTAAATCTATTTTATAAACTGTTGGTTCATCACTAAAACTAATCATACAACCGGGTAGATTACTGATAGCTGTTGCAAGTAAACCGAGTCCAATTGATTTACTCAATACATTATTACCTACCATTGAACCAGATGTATCTACTATTGGAATTACATCTTGAGGATCAATAAAGTGTTCATCTCTTGTGATATCACTATTAGCTTCTATTATCTCCTGTTTAATTTTTTCTACTAAATCAGTCCATTGTTTAGAAATTAAGATACGTTCTCCTGTTGTCAGATTACTTAAATTATTAACATGTTTCATTATTATTTCTGATAGCTTAGCAATATCTTGATTTGCACCATTAATAATACTTTCAAGAATATTTTTACGACATTGAATACGATCTGGATCTGTAGAACGATTGCCTGTAGATACTTCATCACTTGTTAATTTTTTAGATAGTTCTTCATTAAGAAAAGCTTTACGATACTTGGTAGAAAAACAAGCAGGAGAATTTTTAAAATTAATATCACCCCATGTTCGTTGAATTTCTCCAAATTTTTCAGGTTGGGTGCACATATTTTGTTCTCCAACACCAATATACTGAGAAAAGACGGTAATAATTGTCCGAAAACGCATTGAATAAAAATTTAGGCGCTCTTTAAAAAGTTTATTATTTGTTTTTTTAAGTTCTTTATCACCTGGCATTGAATATAGTTGATTAATAATTAACTCACGCATTTTATTATTATTTTTATTTTCACGCGGAACCCATTTCGCAGCAATACTAATATTCTTATCTTTCTTAAATTCAGATAGTTCTTCAGGTGTCATTGTTTTTAAATTATCATTTAATTTTTTTGATTCTTCATGACTTACGGAATCAATATTCTTACCAAATATTTGAATAGAGTCAGCATTTAGAAATTTAATGTAGCAATTAACAATAGCATCTGTAATATTTGTATCACCTTTTTCAAAATACTTGATACACATATTATTTAGGTCTCCAAAATATCCATATTTAGGGATTTGAATAATTAGATTTATTAATGTTTTTGGATAGTAATGATAAATCTTTTCATATAGATAATGAAAAAATAAACGTTCGCGTTTTCCATGACCGCGAAGATTTCGCACATAAAATAGATAACGAAACATTATATCCCACCAAAATTTTTGTTCTTTAATACTTAATATAGATATATGTGTAATAATTGTAGTAATTTTTGTATCTATTTCTATCTGTTGCTCTTCTAAAATTGTTATAGGTTCATATTTATGATATTTTTTATGATTAGACTTTTTGGGAGGAGTATTAAGAATAACAAGTTTATCTAATTCAAGAAATTTAGCTAAAATTGTATTACCCATTGAACCAAAAGTAATATCACCATTTTGAGTTATAGCAATGATTGGTTGAGTAGTCGCGTTTTTTGCTGCTTCTAATGCAAAAGCATCTTCAAGTGTAATTGATGAGGACATATTAATAGATTTAAATTATTTATATTAAAATATTAAATAATCAATTTTTTATATTATGATTTAAAAATTCCAACTAAACCACTCATATATATATCACCAAATGTTGATTTTGTAACTCTATTTTCTAAATCTGCCATTTCACTTAAATATGATGCCAATTTATTTGGTTCCAAGTTATTTATTTGATTATTTATTAAATAAGTTACTAATTCTTTTAAAACTATAGATAATGAATAGCCTTGAGTTTTAATTAATTGATTAATTTTAATATTTGCATTATCAAAATTAATTTTTGGATTTAATAATGTTTCTATTATTTCTTTAACTTCTAATATAGATGGAACAGCAGCTATTTTATAACAAATATCTAAAGTAATATGATTAGTTTGTAATGATAAAGATTGTAAGAAATTAATACTTTTTCTTAAATCTCCTCTTGATAAATAACTAATTGTTTCTAATACATTATCATCAAATGTTAGATTTTCTTTTTCACAAATCTCTGATATTTTTTTTTGAATATGAATTGTATTAATTGGACTAAATCTAAATTTTGCACATCTTTGTCTAATTGCTGGAATTATTTTATTTTCATAATTACAAATTAAACAAAATCTTGTAGTTTTTGAATATTTTTCAATAATTCGTCTAAGTGCAAATTGTGCATCAAATGTCATAGAATCAGCTTCATCTAAAATAATTAACTTTACTCCTTGACAAAACATATTTATTTTTTCGGCAAATCCTTTTATTTCATCTCTTACTGAATTAATACCTCTATCATCAGAAGCATCTAATTTCATTATCATTAAATTTTTTGATGTTCCGTATAATTCATTTGCTATTGCTAAAATTAAAGATGTTTTCCCTGTTCCTGGAGTTCCATGAAAAAGTAAATGTGGTAAAGAATTGCCTTTTAACATTTTTTTTATTGTTTCAATATTTTGGTCATGACTAATAATTTCTTCTATTTTATTTGGTCTATATTTTTCCACCCAAGGTAAATATTCCATTAATAATATTATAAATAGGTTCTTTAAATTAAAAACTAATTAATATTTATAATTTTAGAAAAATCATATGCTAATCTCATAAATTCTATATATTCATCTCCTCCTTTTAATAAATTATTATCAATCTCTGTTAATTTTAAACTTAATAAAGATTTAATATTTGAAGCATAATTACTATTTTTAATATAATTATCAAAAAAAATTATTTGATTTACTAAACTATAACCGGCATTTACTAAATCCATTATAACATTATCAATTACTTTTGAATCTTTATAAATTATAGCATTTATTAATTCATTAAATTTATCAATTGGTATAATTCCAGAAATTTCATTTAAAATTTCTTGTTTTAATATATTACCATATTGATTTTGACATTTTTGTAAAAAATTTATAGCTTTTCTTAAATCACCTCTACTATATTTAATAATTTGATTTAAAAATTCATCAGATATTATTAAATTTTCTTTTTGTGATATATCTTTTAATTTATCATAAATTTCATTTTCTTTTATTGGTTTAAATCTAAATAATGCACATCTAGAATTTATAGGATCAATAATTTTATTATGATAATTACAAATTATACAAAATCTAGTTAGTTTAGAATATTCTTCCATTATTCTTCTTAAAGCAAATTGTGAATCAGAAGTCATATTATCTGCTTCATCTAAAATAATAATTTTCCAGGGTGGGACATTTTCTTTTGGATTAATTGCTTTTTTAGCATATTTTTTTATTTTATCTCTAATAACATTAATTCCTCTTTCATCTGATGCATTTAATTCAATTACTCTATCGTAATATAATTCTTCACCAAATAATTCTTTGGATAATGCTAATATTGTTGATGTTTTCCCACAACCAGAAGGCCCAAAAAAAATTAAATGTGGTAAATTTTTAGTTTTTAAAACTTTTTTGAGTGATTGTATTACTTCTGTTTGTGCTGAAATTTCATCTAAATTTAATGGACGATATTTTTCCACCCATGATCTATAATCTTTATTCATATGATACCAAATAAATTATATTTTTCTTTATATAATATTAATTTAAATTATTTTTCTTTCTTTTATTAATGAGTACATTATTACTAAGTGATTGGTATGAATTTTTTCCACATAATAATTTATCTAGAGAAAAAAAAATAAATGCTATTATTAGATTTGCTATTTATTATTCAATTTTAATTATTATTTTTAATCTAGATTTAAAATGGTTATCAGTTAGTATTATTTTATTAATAATATCTTTTTTTTTAAGTTATTATGAAAATTTTGAGCAAATAAATAAAGTATCAACATGTGTTAAACCTACAAAAAATAATCCTTTTATGAATTATATGATTAGTGATGATGTTAACCGCGAACCAGCTTGTGATTATGATGATATTAAAGATGAAATGAGAAGTGAATTTAAAAAAGATATTATTTTAGATCCAGCTGATTTATGGGGAACAAATATTTCAGACAGAAATTTTTTTACAATGCCTTGGACCCAAATAATAAATAATCAAAGTGGTTTTGCTAATTGGTTATATGGTAATTCAGGAACTTGTAAAAATGAAGGAATTGGATGTGATAAAAATAGAGACAATAGATATCATCAATCAAGATATTATAAACAATATTAGTTTAATATATTATTAAATTCTAATTATATATAATGAGTTATTTTCCATTTAACAGTAATGATAATTTGGATAAATATAATCCAAAAAAAATGAATAAAAAAGAAAGATTTTATAATACAGATAATAAAAATAATTATACTGATACTCCTGGATTTTGGCAATATGAAGAAAAATCAAATATTATTGAACGAGAAACAAATTTAATATCTCCTAGTATTGGAACAAGACAAAAAACACAAATTGAATTACCTAAACATATTCATCCAAATAATTATTCAATACCAATTGAAAATAAATTACAAAAAGAATTAAATGAAAAAATATATTTTAGTGGTTATGATACAGGTCCTGGAAAAGGTTTTGGTAATTTATCAGTAAGTAATGATATTAGAATTGGTAATTTTACAAGATTAGAAACAAAAGATTTTAAAGTTAATAAAGAAAGTGAATTAATTAATAGATGGGAATATATAGATAATAGATTTAATAATCCTAATAATGTAGTTATGGATATTCCAAGAGGTGGTGAATCAACTAGAAAAAATTCATCTCAATTAATTGAAGAAAAGGAGTTTAAATTTAAATATTAATCTAATTATTTTATAATGGATGCTAATGTAAAAAAATGTTTAAAATCTTATTTAACAGGTAAAAAATATTTTGATACTGATAAAAATAAAGCTTTTGAATATTTTAAACAATCTTTAAAATATTTATCAATAATTGAAGATAAAGAAAAATATAAAGATATATTAAAAGAAACTGAAACCGAATGTAATAAAATGATAACTCTTACTGTTGAACAATCAATTGAAAAGCAAACACAACAACCAACACAAATAAATTTATTTAATTTAATTGAAATTGGTAATGTAGATGAATTAAAAAAAATTAAAACTCATCATTTAAATTTTCATATTTATGATGAAATAGGAAATACTCCTTTACATAAAGCAGTAAAATATGGTGATACAACATTTATTAAATGTTGTTTAAAATTAGGATGTCCTATAGATATAGTTAATAAAGAATGTTTTTCATTATTAGAATATGCTTGTCTTGAAAAAGACCCAAATATGATTAACTTTTTACTTAAAAATGGAGCAGATATGAAAAAACATTTATTTTTTAGAGATGGTGAAAAAAAAAATTTACAAAGACAAAATTATATGGATATTACTATAATAATAAAATTAATTTTATTACATCAACCTATTGATGAAATAATAGATATTAAATTTTTATTTAATTATTTTAAAGAAACTGAATTAATTGGATTTAATGAAATTACTTATAATGAATTTTTTAAACATTTACAATCTTTATTAAATAAATTAAGTTTAGAATTAAAAGAGTCTTATTTATCATTAATAAGAGATGAATTAGTTTTTCCATTAAAATCTTCACTAGAATGCCCAAATAATAAATTAGAATTATTATTAGTATATTTAGTTCCTTTTATTAATTATAATTTTAATTTAACAATTGATTGGTGTATTCATATTGAATTAAAATATTTTTTTATAAAATTGTTAAAAGAATCAAAAAAAATAAATGAAAAAGAAAAAAATATAGTTTTAACTTATGTTTGGGATAATTATGTTAAAACTAATTTAATAGAAGACGAATATTTAGGTAATTTAATTTCACAATGGTTATCAAAAATAAAAGTATAAAAAAAAAATAGAGAATTATTTAATTTATTAATAAAAATAATCTAGATTATAATATATGAGTTTTAATCGCTTAAAATATGATAATTGTGCATACTCTAAAGAAATGGAAGAAAGTACTTCTCCTTTAGACTATAATTTATTTAGAGGTAAATATGAAAACTGCAAACAATGTCCTGTTGGTGCTCACACAAATAATTTAGAATTTGGTTCTAAAACTAATGTTGAAAGTGAATTATTTGGCTTAACTAGACCAGAATCTAAATGCCCTGATAAAAAATATAATCCTAAAAATCAAAGCGCGACTGCTGATTATTCCCCTCCTCAAATGTGCCATTCAATTTATTACATTAACCCAACTAATATGAAAATGCCTACTTCTAATAGTTTAAATGAAATACAATTAGGTACTAATTGTTGCAATAAATAAATAAATAAATTATTTAATTTAAGAAATTAATTTAAAAAATATATCTAAGCTTTATTATATAATAGATGTCTTTTAATCGTATCAAATATGATGAATGTGCTACTAAATTACATAATCAAAGAAGTGTAGGTATTGGCGAATATAGATTATCTTTTGATAATTTTGAAAATAATAATCAATGTTATTCATTAACGGGTCCTATTGGTTCTAAATCGGATATTTCAACTGCAAAAAATAATTGTTTAGCAAATTGGGGTGAAATGACTGAAATTGAATCTGAATTACAAAGTAGAAATATTCCAGCTACTGAATGCAATGAAAATGCAACTAATATAAATTATTCTAAAAATAAAGTTTATGATAAAAAAGTATGTAGCTCTTTATTAAATACAGAAGATACCAGATTTACTTTTCCTTTACAATCATATCGCTCTATGAGTTTAACTTCTTATCAATTACAACCTTGGCTATTTTCTAATCCTCAATGTCATATTCATGAAAACAGAATTGGATTAGGTTCTAGAAATCTTGGTAAAGATAATTATAGTAATAATTAATATAAAAAATATAATTTTGATTTTTACATATTTGTTATAATCAAAATAAATATATATATATATTTAATATGGAAAGTATATTATTATATGGTTTATCTTTAGCAGGGTTTAATACATCAAATACTAAAGAACCTTTAAAAATTAATAAAAAACAGAAATTAGATGAATCTTATGGTTCAAATATAAGTGATAAAATGAATAAAATAGAAAAAATGCAAGCTAATAATCTTAAAAAATCTATTATTGAAAAAAAACCAGAATTTTTTAAACAATTTGATGAATTAACTTTTGATAATATGGGTGAACCAACATCTATTAGCGATTCACATATGACAAATACTGGTGTAAATCAGTCATTACAAAGAGGATTAGATTTAACAAATGGTTATTCTAATATTTATGAATCTTTAAATTATAATGTAATATCAAATGAAAATTTTACTCATAATAATATGACACCAAATACTAGTAAGCGCGATTATACACCAGATAGTGAACATTCATCCAGAAAATTAGAAGCATTTACAGGAGTTTCTGATTATTGGGTTCCTAAACAAGAAAAAAAACATTTATTTGAACCTATGAAAGATTTAACATATGTAAATGGTATGCCTGTTATGACTGATTATTTAGACAATAGATATTTAGCTTCTAATAAAAATAATATGGGTAATGTACCTTTTCAAAATAATGTTAAAGTTAGACCTGGTTTAGATGGCGAAAATCGTGAAGGTTTAGGTACTGTTTATAGAATTGCACCAAGAAATGTTGATGAATTAAGAAGTGAAAATAAACAAAAAGTAACTTATGAAAATAAACCTCTTGAAACTATTAAAAAAGGTGAATATAGAGCTCCTGATTATAATCTTACTAAATTTAAAGTACCTGATTTTATAGAAACTAATTTTGAAGATTTAGTTGCAGGACGATCTCAAATGGAAGGTAATCGAAAAAGTGGTAAATTTACTGATATTAATACTCAAAGAGGTGATAGTGATACTAATTATAAAGGTGTTGCATATGCTTCAACTATGGGCGATGCTCCATCTAAAAATAAAACTAAATTTGAGCCACCTAAAAAACAAGAATTTTATAACGATCCTACTCACTCTGTAGTTGCTATAAATGTTAAACCAGTGATGCAAAATAAAGGAAGTTATATTAATAGTGAAACACAACGTGCCTCTTTACAAGCAACCGAATTCGGGGCTCTTTCTAATATAAATGGTGGTTCATATTCAATAGATTCTAATTTTATTCCTTTAACAACACTTCGTCAATTAATGATTGATGGTAATACAAATATTGGTATTACCGGTTCACAACAAAAAGCTAATTATATATTTTCAAATGAAATGGTTTTACCAACAACAATTAGAGAAACTACAAATCATAATATGGTTCTTGGTGCTAAAGGTGAAAATAATATTGGTTCAACTCAACTGACAGATTCTGCAAAAGCTACAATTAAACAAACTACAATGAGTAATAAAGTTGGTTTTACTAATCCAATAGAAAAACTAGGTGCAAACCAACTAACAGATTCTGCTAAACCTACAATAAAACAAACTACAGTGGTTTATAAAGGTGGTTTTACAAATCCTATGGATAAACTAGGCGCAACTCAACTAACCGATTCTGCTAAACCTACAATAAAACAAACTACAGTGGTTTATAAAGGTGGTTTTACAAATCCTATGGATAAACTAGGCGCAACTCAACTAACCGATTCTGCTAAACCTACAATAAAACAAACTACAATGGTTTATAAAGGTGGTTTTGTTAATCCTATAGATAAAATAGGTGCAAATCAACTAACAGATTCTGCTAAACCTACAACTAAAGAGACTACATTAGCATATAAAGGTGGTTTTGTTAATCCTATAGATAAAATAGGTGCAAATCAACTAACAGATTCTGCTAAACCTACAACTAAAGAGACTACATTATCATATAAAGGTGGTTTTGTTAATCCTATGGATAAACTAGGTGCAAATCAACTGACCGATTCTGCTAAACCTACAATAAAACAAACTACAGTGGTTTATAAAGGTGGTTTTATTAATCCTATAGATAAATTAGGTTCAAATCAACTAACAGATTCTGCAAAAATAACCATTAAACAAACAACACTGCAAACTACACCAGGTATAAATGTTGTTGGAATTGTATCAAATAGTTATACTAAAGATTATGATGACATTGCAAAATCAACTATTAGACAAACTACAGAAAATAATAATTATGAAAGTAATATTAGTGGTGTTGAAACACAAATGGGTTATACTAGAGATGAAAAAGATTCTACAAAAATTACTATTAAACAAACTACTTTATATACAACTCCAGGTATGAATGTAAAGGGAGTTGAAACTCAAACTGGTTATTCTAGAGATGAAAAAGATATTGCTAAACCAACTATAAAACAAACAACTGAAAATAATAATTATCAAGCTCCTATTTATGGGATTGATAATTATTCTGGATATGTTAAAGATAATAATGATATAGCAAAAACAACAATTAGAGAAACTACTCATTTACAAAATTATACTGGTGGTTTACAAGGTAATGAAAATCAAACTTCTCATATGGCTACAGATAATATGTGTATTGATGAAAGAAGAGAAATAACAACATTTAATCGTACATCTGGAGGTGGAACTAATTTAGGGGGACCTCAAATTAATAAAAATAAAATTAAAATGAATACAAAGAAACAATCTGTATTTTATGTAACTGCACCTGGTAAATCTTTAGATCAATCTGTAATGCCTTCTCGCACACAATCATATAATGATAATACTTTTGAAAATAAAAAACCACAATTATCATATGGTGATTATAGAACAAATAATATATTTATAAATACTTTAAAGGATAATCCTCTAGTTAATGATATATATCATCAAAAAAATGTTTAATGCGAATGGGACATTTTTAGACTCTTATCCTGATTTAAGAGGTGTTTTACCTATTTTTAATGAAATTAATTTACCAAAATATATTCCACCAAAAGAGGATACTTTAGGTTCTTTAGTAATAGGTGGTTTAATTCATAAAGAAGTTAGGCGGAAAATTAGATCTCTTTTAAAACCAGGCACTAGTTTATTAGATTTAACACATGCAATAGAAAAAGAAACAATAGAATTAGCTAAACCATATAACACAATTAATAAAGGTATAGGGTTTCCATGTGGTATATCTGTTAATGAATGTGCGGCTCACTGGGCCCCATCATCTGATAGTAAAATAATTATTAATAAAGAAGATGTTATTAAGATTGATTATGGTGTTGAAATTAATGGTTGGATTATAGATTCTGCTTTTACAATTAGTTTTAATCAAAAATATGATAATTTATTAACAGCAGTTAAAGAAGCCACAATGTATGGTATAAAAACAGCTGGTGTTGATGTTGATATACATGATTGGTCAAGAGGAGTAGGAGAAATAATGGAATCTTATGATATTAATTTAGATGGTAAAAATCATAAAATTAAAGTTGTTGAAACATTAGGTGGTCATAATATATTAAATGGTATTATACATGGTGGAATGTTTTTACCTGCTAAAGATTTGGGTAATAAATTACCAGCTAATTATAAATTTAAAGAAGGTGTTTATGCAATTGAAACATTTGGTTCTACTGGTGCAAATAAAACAACAGAAATTGGTAAATCTACATTATTTAGAATAAATCCAAATAATTTAAATAATATTATTAGTGATCCAAAAATAAATTCTTTTTATTCTAAAATTTATTCTTCATTTAAAACATTACCATTTTGTGATAGATATGTGGAATCATTTGATGTTGATTATAAAAAAAATTTAGAATTTTTAGAAAATAAATGGATTCATTCTTATCCACCATTATATGTAAATAAAAATGAATATACAGCACAATACGAACATACAATTATGTTAATTGATGGGAAAAAACCTATTGTTTTTTCTCAAGGAGATGATTATTAATCTAAATCCTTTAATACATCATCATAAAATTTAAAAATTATATTTTCTTCTTCATCATCGCTTTTTTTTATTATTTCATCTTTATGAATAATAAAAATATTATTAATATAGCTATAAGCTTCTAAAACTTGTTTTTTTGAACGAGCACCAGTAATAATAATATTACCTTTCTTAAAAATAAATATACTTACTTCTTTACAATCAATGTTATCTTGTGTTGGAATAAATTTAATAGTTACACAAGCACGGATACATGGTTCATAAATACATTTTGCTTTCTTTTTTTTTAATAAATCATATAATTTCTCTCTATCAATTTCAAATTGTATTCTATAATTACAATAAATCATATCAATTTTAAAATAATTAATTGCAATTTTAGATAATTCGTCAATAAAAGTAATTTCTTTAATTATATTATTTTCTATTTTACCTTTTACTGCTTTTAATTTTTCTAATAATTTTCTTAATACAATGTTAATATTTTCAACATTCTTACAACCAGACATTTGTAAACTACCATTTTTAAATAATTTAATATTAATACGTGGTTCTAGATTAATATTTGGTGTTGAACCAGTTGTAACTCTGATAATTAATGTTATTGAATTATAAAAATTATTATTTACTTCTTTGTATTTAGGATTAGTTGAACGTTTAGTTGGTTTTTTTAATTCAATTAACGTTCTTATATTTTCTTTTGAGCGTTTTATAGTTAAAATATCATCCTCATGTAAAGACATATATTTTTCAATATTATCTAATTCTAACTTTACACCAAGAACACAAGATGCACACATTGTGGCAACTTTAACACCATCTGGTAAATTATTAATTTCTAGTTTTTCAACATCAATTAAATTATTATTAATTATATTAGTTTTAATCATTTGCTTAATTATATAAATAAATCTTTAAGAGTTTTTTAAATCAAATTTTTTCTAATATATTAATATGTTATATTTTGTTAAGAATGAAGTTTTTTTAAATGATAATAATGATGATAATGATAAAGAAAAAAATCAAAAAATAAATATTAAACATAAAAAAATTATAATAACAGGTAAAAGAAAATTATTAGTATTTATAAAAAATAATAATTAATTTAAATTATTATTTAAGTTATTATTTAAGTAATGATTTCGACACACTGATACATATGTTTCAGCACCTCCTATTTTAATTTGCTGTTCTGATTTAATTTTACGATAAGAAAAAATACCTTTATTACCATTATTACAATATTTACATAATGATGTCAATTTTTTACATTTATCCGAATAAGGAATTAAATCTAATATTTGACCTATTGGTTTTCGTTCTGAGTCACCATCTAATCCTGCAACTATTACATGTAATTTTTTATCATCAACCCATTTTAATACATATTTTTTTAAATCTGAAAAAAATTGTCCTTCATCAATAATAATTAAATCATAATTATTTACATTATCATTTAAATATTCTAATTTTTCAGTTGTTTCACATTTTTTAGATTCTTGTGAATGAGATGTAATTTCATTTTTACTATATCTATTATCAATAATTGGTTTAATTACTAGAACTTTTTTTTGTATAATTTCAGCACGATTAATTATACGAAGAAGTTCTGTAGATTTTCCAGAAAACATTGGACCAATAATTAATTCTAATTTACCACATTCTGACATTATTTGAATGGAAAATTAATTTAATATTAATTATTATCAATTTTTTAAATAGTTTAAATAGATAATATTAACTTTTAAATATTAATGGAGACAATTTTATCTTTTGATGTTGGTATTATCCATTTGGCATACTGTTTTTTTACTAAAAAAGAGTATAAAGAAAAAGATTTATCAGGTAATGAAAAAAGTGTTTATAAATGGGATATTATAGATTGGTCGCTTATTGACCTTACTGATAGAGATGAATTAAAGTGTTTAGTTTGTAATAAAATTGCTACACTTCAACAAACAGATAATTCTATATTAAAATACTATTGTAAAGTTCATGCTAAACAAGTTAATTATAAACCGTTACCTTATGATGAAATTTATGATAAATTAGAAAAAAAGAAAATTGGTGGATGTTGTTTTGTTTTAGAAGCATCAAATTGTTGTGATAAAAACTGTACAATAAAAGATAAAAATAATAATACTTATTGTGGTGCACATGCTAAAAAAATATATCAAACATTAACAAATGATATAAAAATGAAACCATTAAAAAAGATAAATGTTAGTTCTATGGATTTTGATGATACCAGATTAAAATTAATTAATATTCTTGAAAATAAAAAGCATTTATTAAATGCTAATGTTGTAGTTATTGAAAATCAACCATCCTTTAAAAATCCAAGAATGAAAAGTATTTCAGCATTATTATATGACTATTATATAATTCGTGGTGTTATTGATAAAGAAAGAACTAATTCAAATATTAAACGAGTTAAATTTATGTCTCCATCAAATAAAATTAAATTAGCTTCTGATGGAGAAACTCAACAAATTGTTAAATTAAAAGCAAGTGAAAAAGCAAGTGATGAATCAAAAGCTTATAAATTAACTAAAAGTTTAGCTGTTAAATATACACAAGATTTACTAAAACATTTACCCGAATGGTTAAAACATTTTAATTCTTATAAGAAAAAAGATGATTTAGCTGATGCATTTTTACAAGGTGCTTATTATTTTGAAATGAATGTTAAAGCTGATCCAAGTGAAAAAAATTATAAGAAAAAAAATTCTAAAAAAAAAGAAAATTCTACACCGATTATTAAAGTTGATATTACATAATATTTCTTTATAAAAATTGAATTTTATTTTATATAATTACAAACTAATATTATCTATTACTATGGGAGCAGGTGTTTTACCAATTGCATTATATAGAGGAACACTATTTCTATTATTAGGACAAGAAAGACATAATAATTTATGGTGCGACTTTGGAGGAAGTACTATTAAAGGTGAAAATTCATACAAAACAGCAATTAGAGAAGGCACTGAAGAATTAAATGGATTTTTAGGAAATGAAAATGATTTTGAAAAAATTGTAAGTTGTAATATGATATTATCAATTACTTTTGATAGATATACAAGCTATATTTTTAAAACAAATTATGATGAAAAATTACCACTATATTTTACAAATGTAAATAACTTTGCTGAATTCTATTTGAAAGATAAAATTTATACAAAAGATAAGATTAATAGAAAAGATAAGATTAATACAAAAGATAATGGATTATTTGAAAAAAAACAAATTAAATGGTTTCCATTATCAGAATTCAGAGAAGACAATTCATGTGCTATATTTAGAGAGCATTATAAACCAATATTATATTCACTATTAGAAAACGAAGAAATTATTATTAAGTATATTGAAACTATGGATTAAGGTGTTAAACTACCAAATTATTATATAATTTATTTTTTTATATATGAACTATTGAATTACATCGAACAAATGTTTTTGGATTAAGTTTTTGACCTTCTGTTTCTAAAAATTTAATAAAACTTTTATGGTCATCATCAGATGATTCAATTGAGCTTGATTCAAACTTAAATGTAGGTGCTGTATCATATACAAGTGAATAATTAAATTTAATAGTTTGTATTGCTTTATTTAATAATTCTTTTGTATTTTGAATACCACCTGGTGATACAATCTCAATTTTTGAGATAATACGATAAGATTTTTCTTTTGTTAAATTATCTAAAAGTTCTATAAATTTTGGATAAATATCATTATATATAGATTCTTTAAAAATAGATTCAATAAAGTCTTGTTCATTATTACAATAATCTAACAAACATGGTATATCTTTTGGTTCATATTCCTGACGACGATGTTTATCAATTGGATAAATAATTGATTTCCATAGTTCTGTCATATCTTTACTTTCAATAATTGAAAGTTTTTTAAAGATTTTAATTAATTGTTTATTTTTATTAAATTGTTCTATATTTTCTTTATTATTTGTATTTTCAGTTAGAAAAGATAACGATACTTGAATTATATCAGAATCATTATTTTCTACTTTAGCAATAGTTTGTGTATTAAGAGGAACTATTTTTTTCCAACTAGAAACACTACGTTTTCTTGTTGCGTCAGAATAGTTAAGAAAAACATCATTATTATATTCAACAAGTTTTCCTTTAATATTCATTTCTTCGTAAGTATTAAATTCAACAAGAACTATTTCATCTATAGTTGGTTTAAGTAATTCATAAAATGAACAGTTTAAAAAAGCCATATATATTTAATATAGTTATGTATTTATATTAAATTTTATATTATCAATTTTTAATTTGTTTCAAATTTTTTAACTTTTCTACGTAATCCCATTGTTTTTTCAAGATTAAAATTATTTGCGTCAATAGGTTTAGTTCTTTTAAGTGCTAAATCATTTTCTTGAAAAATTTCAATTTTATTTACAATTCCAGGTAATGATTTTTTATAAGATTCTTCAATTTGTAATTGTCTTGTTATCATTGGTGGATGTAAAACTAAATAATCTTTATTATTATTAATAAACAAATTTCTAAAATCATTAATTTCTAAAATACCTCCAAAATCTTCTAACATTAACCAAGATGGAGCTGGTATAATTTCTTTAAAAAAACCATATGTTTTATAAAACATTAAATTAATTAAAGAAGCTCTTTTCCAAGTTGCAGTATCATTTAAATCAATATTATATGCCATCATACAATTCCAAGAACAATAATGCCCATAACAATAAAATGTATCATTATAATAATCTTCAGGCATTTCTACAGGTAGTGTATTAAAACTATGTTTACACCATAAACATTTAGTATTTTGTTTAAATTGAATATTATGAACATTAATTTTATTTAAATTTTTTCCTAATATTTTTTGATTAATTTTTTCTATTAGTTTATCTTCAGTTTCTTCTGATTTATTTTCTTCTTTAAATTTTATAGTTGTAAAATCAGATTCTGATTTAATAAAAATATTATTTTCTTCAGTTTTAATATCATCATAATATATACTTTCGACATCATTAAGTGATATTGGTAAATGAACAATTATTGATTCATCTTCTGAATTAATTGGTATATCATTAATTTTATTTTCAATTAATTTATTTTTTGGTTTACGACCACGTTTTTTTAATTGTATTATTTCAGACATCTATTAAAATAATAGATTTTTTCTTTAAAATTATACATATATAGTTTTAAAGAATAATTTTTTATTTTGTTGAAATATAAATTGCAGGAGCTGTTTTTGGTTTACGTCCTTTCTTTGTTTCTGAAACACTAACTTCTGAAACAATTCTATCATTATTAGATGATGACTCATCTTGTGTTTCTGTAGTTCCAATAGTTGCTTGGGATTGTTTAATTCTATTTAAAATTTCTTGAACATTTTGAGAAGATTTAATTTCTATACTTTTTGATTGATTTATTTTATTACTACTTTCATTAGAAGCTTGTGGTTCTAATATAGTTTGTCTAGGTTCTGGTATAACTGGTGTATTCATAAAAGATTTATTATTTTGTTGATTTTGTTTAAATTCACGTTGTCTTTGTTGTAATATTTCACGTTGTTTTTGAATGTTAACTTCTTGTGCGCTCATAAATTGAGATTGTTGTTTTTTTGGATTAAGTAATTTACTAACTAATTCTGGATTTCTACTTAATGTTTGTTCTAAACCTGGAATACTTGTTTGTGTTTTAGAAAAATGAAATGCACCTGCAGAAGCGGTTAATAATAATAATAATTTAACTTCAGGAGGCATTCCTTTTCCAGAACCTTTATATTTTTCATAAAGCTCTTCTAAAACATCATCATAAGAATCAACTTCTACAGACATATGTTCTCCCCAACCTTGTAAATGAAAATCAAATGGATCATATTTATCATTTAAAAATTCAATTATTGATACTGTTTGTAATAAACCAGATTTAAATACTTTTACACTATTCCTTTTATCTACAAAACTTTTAAGTAAAGCATATTCATAATCCATTTCGTCAATTGAAGAATTAAAATCATATTCTTTAGTTAAACTAAAACCTTTTGATTTAATTTCAGATAATTTTCTTAATAATTCTATTTTTTTAATTCTTATTTCTTGTGATGTTAATTGAGGATTTATAGGTTTTGGTATAGAATATTCAGTGGGTTTTGGTAAATTATTATTAATATATTCTGATTTATTATTAATATCTTCTGATTTATTATTAATATGTTCTGATTTAGTATTGCTTGAATTTGATTTTTTGCTTTTAGTAGAACTTTTAGAAGAATTACTTGAAGAACTTTTTTCAGATTCTGATTTTTTTGAAGCACTTGAATCTGAATTTACAAGTTCTGATTCAGATGATATTTCTTGTTTGTCGGGAACAGTTTTATTTGGATTAGCCATCAAATTCATATAATAATCAGTATCAGAACTTTTTTTTGTTTCAGATTTAGGATTAATTTTACCTTTAATATCAATAATATCCATATTAATATCTGTTGATGTTTCTGACATATATTATATTATAATATAATTAACTTTTCTTTAAATTAACGCACCTCTTAAATTTAATCTAACATTTGACAATTACCATATACATTTGGTATATCATATGTTGGTTTTAATTTATATTGTTCTACACAGTTAATATTTAATTCTGTGTTTAATGGTCTTTCAGCATTTTGACAAGTTGTAGATATTTTATCATGATTTTTTTTATACATACAACGTAATTTTGATAAATTTGTATTTTTATTATTAAAATTACCTGAATAATTATCTACAGTATTAATGCACTTTTTAAGTGACTCATTCTCTAAAAAAACATCATTACACATATTTGTATCTGTTATTATATTTGTAAATTTTTCTTCACATAATTGTTCATTAACTTGATTTGTAATTAATAAGAAAGCCATTGAAATAATTAAAGAAAATTGAATATCTTTATAACTTCTAACTACTACTAAAAATAATATTAATACTCTAAAAATAGGATTTTGAAATAAATCCATTATAAATTTAGGAAGTGTTGGCCTAATTTGCCCACCGTAAATTCCAGAAAGAATAGCAAAAATTGCTAAGAAATACTTATTTTCTAAAAAATTTAAGTTCATTAAATAAATTTAGATATTTTTTTTTAATTAAATAATAATTTAAATCTAGAATATAACAATAGTATTATAAACTATGAATTATTGTTCCATACAAGATGCTTGGGGACAGAATGATTATATCACAAATCAATTTAATAAATATAATAATAGATATAACGTTTCTGATAATCCAAAAAATACTTTAGAAAAATTTTCATCTGAAAAAAATCATTTTAAAAATATTAATAATTGTAATGATTTTTTTTTACATTTAAATAAATGTAAAAAATGTCAACGACAAGTTAGAAATAAATATAGACCAAAAATCTTAGAAAATTTTTCAAATATACTAGATACAAATAAAGATATTGTTGTTTTAATTTTAGTTGGTATCTGTATAATGTTATTTTTTAATTTAGTTAATTCTGTTACTAAAAATGATAAAAAATAATAAAATCTTTATTTATCTTTGGTTTTTTTTTCTGGAAACCAAGTTATAAAAATAATATTAGGTTCAAAAAATTCGGTTTTAAATTTATTTTTTTTTAATTTATTTTCAATATATTCTTCACATTCTTTTAATGAATACATTGGAAGTCCAATTATAAATTCTGGAATAGAATACCAACAATGATAATCATTTGCAGCACTCCTTAATATTATTTTTTTTTCTATGTTTAAAAAAATTTTATTAAATGTTATTTTTTTCCTTTCGTCCCTTTCTTCTTGTTCTTTAATTAATTTATCCGCTTTAACCATTAGGATTATCTAGAAAAAAATAATGCATAACGAAAATAATTTAGAAATTTCAGAAAATAATTTAGAAATTTCAGAAAATAATTTAGAAATTTCAGAAAATAATTTAGATATTTCAAAAAATAATTTAGATATTTCAAAAAATAATTTAGATATTTCAAAAAATAATTTAGAAATTTCAGAAAATAATTTAGAAATTTCAAAAAATAAAACTGAAACTAAAACTGAAACTGAAACTACTTGTTTATGTTTTAGTGGTGGTAGTATAAAAGCATTTACTTTTATTGGTGTTTTAAAAAAATTAATTGAATCTAATAAAATAAATTTAGATAAAATAAATATGTTTGTAGGCACTTCTGCTGGTTGTATGTTATCTTTTTTTTTAATTCTTGGATTTTCTATAGAAGAAATAGAAGATTTTATAATTAGTTTTAATTTTTCAAAATTAAATGGTGAAATTGATTGTATTAATTTAATAGAAAAATTTGGTATTAATGACGGCGAAAGAATAAAATTAATATTTATTAAATCTTTAGAATTAAAATTAAATGTTAAAGATATTACATTTACAGAATTATTTAATAAAACTGGAAAAAAAATATTAATAATTGGGACTAATTTAACAAAAAAACAAGAAGAATTATTTAGTCTTGATACAACTCCGGATATGTCCGTGATAACTGCAATTAGAATATCGAGTTCAGTGCCACTTATTTTTACACCTGTTACATATAATAATTCATTATATATTGATGGTGGTTTAGTTAATAATTTTCCAATAAATTATTGTCCAAAAGATTCAACAATTGGTATTTATTTAAGAACATGTCCTTTAGAAATTAATTCAGTTCAAACTTTTATTTTAGGAGTTATAAATCTTGCTGTAAATACTATTACTGAAAAAAATTTAAATTTAGAATATAAAAATATTATTAAAATTATAAGTCCAAATGCTGACATTTCAAAATTTGATTTAACAAATGAATATAAAAAAGAATTAATTGATTTAGGATATAAAACTACAGAAAATTATTTAGATAAGATTATTTAGAATTTTGTTTTCTATTATTATATTGATTAGTTTGATTTTTATATTCTTCCATTTTTTCTTTTATAGATTTTTCTGATATGTTAGAATCAAATTTTTGAATTTTAAATGCCATATTTAAACTTGTATAACTACATGTTGATACATTATCTTCTAAATATAATTTAGAATAATCTCCAATTCCAACTAAAGCATCATTTGGTTGATATGTTCCTAAAGTAGAATTTGGATTTACTGATATTATTTGTGTATTAAAAGTTCCTGTATCTTTTCTAGATTCAAATTTTTGATTAAAATCATCTCTATTTGAAATTTTTTCTTGAGGTATACTTACATGTAAATCTCTCATTTTTTTTAATTGTTCATATTGACCCATTACATTTTTACTATCTAAATCACTATTAACACCATGTATATTATTTAATTCTTCTATTTTACTTTTAAATTTTTTAGTTGCATCTTCTTTTATAGGAAAAAGTTTTTCTACATCTTTAATTACAGATTCAAAATTATTTTTTAAATCTGTATGTAATATTTTATTATCTTTTTCTTCCAAATAAGTATCATAATCTTTTCTTAAAATAGAATTAGCTAATACTTGATTTGCTATTATAATATGATTAAATATTTCTTCATTTGAATCGGGATTTTTATCAGGATGTAATTCAATTAATAATTTTTTATAACTTTTTTTAATTCTACTTTCACTAGCTTCATTTGTTAATCCTAAAACTTCATATAAATTAAATTTTAACTCATTAAAATTAATAGTTACTAATGGTTTAGACATTATTATTATAAATATAAAAAAATAAGTTAAACACAATCTAAATTAATTTATTTTTAATAAAAATTTATTAGGTATAATAATGAACAAAATATTATTTAAAAATAAAGTAGAAGGATGTTTATATATTTCTTCTTTTTTAGAAACTTTTGGTTATTTTAATTCTAAATGGGAATTTAACTATGGTAATAAAATAGATACAATTAATGAAGGTAATATTATGAATTATTTTTTTATTTATCAATATACTATGTTAGGTGGTATTGATAAAATAGATGTTTCAAAACTTAATTCATCGGATGATACTATTTTATTATTAGCAACATGTGAAGCAGTTAATAACGGAGGTGGTGAATTAAATTATATTAATTCATATTTAAAATATTATGAACTATTAAAAGAGAATAAAAGATCATCTGGTAATGCTACATTATCATCATTAGAAAAAATTCGTATATCTAAATCAATTAAAAGTATAGAATATTCAAGTAATCATGGTGGAAATGGGTGTGCTATCAGAACAGCTCCTATTGGTTTAAAATATTGGAATGATTATGATAAAGTTTGTGAAGAAGCATTAATAGCATCATTAGTAACACATAATTATCCAATGGGATATTTAGGTGGTATTATAGCTGCTCTTTTCACAGCTTATGCGGTAAATGATATTAATCCTTTTGAATGGTCAAAAAAATTAATTATATTACATAAAGAAAATTTTTTTATAAAATTAATTTCTAAATATTCAAAAAAAAATGTAGAAATAGAAATTAATGATTATTTTCTTTGGTGGGAAAAATATAATGATTTAAGATTATCAAAAATGAAATATAGAAATTTACCTATTTTCATTAATCCAAAACATAAATTTGAAGATTTACTTAATTATACACCAATTAAATATCTTGATAAAATGAGAGGATATGAAAATATGGGTATGAATGGTTTAGAAGCTGTTATTATTGCTTATGATAATTTATTATTATCTACTGTTTCTGATAATCTAGAATTTAACTGGTATACTTTATTTTTTAATAATGTTTTTTTCTTTGGAGATAATGATTCTATTGGTGCGATATCAGGAGCTTGGTATGGAGCTTTATTAGGAATAGATAAATTTCCATTAGATAAAATTAAAGAATTAGAATTTTATAAAGAATTAAAAAAAAATATAGAATTATTTTAATTATAAATTTTGAATAGTTTCTATTATTGCTTCAGTTGTTCTAATACCATCATAATTAATTTTTTTACCATCTTTTTCTATAATTATTGTAGGAAATCCAGGAATTTCATAATCATTACACATTTGTTTATTATTTATATTATCACATTTAATATCAAATGCTTGTATAGATAAATTATCAATTGAATTTATTTCTTTTTCAAATTTATCCCATTCTGGTTGAAAACGAACAGAATAATCACACCAAGAAGTATTAAAATTATAAACTTTAATTAAATTAGATGTTTTATTTTCTGAATTTGAAAAAACATCTAGTGTAAATTCTTTGGTGCAATTAAAAAAATAAATAATAACTAGTAATGTAATTAATAATAACCATTTTTTTTCTAAACTAAACATTAAATTAATTTAGAAAAAATATTTAGTTTTTTAAAAATATTTTCTATTGTTTATTATATATGAGTGGTGCAATAGAAAAATATATTTCAGACAAACCTGACATAGAAATTGATTCAATTAGTAGAGCAGATAGAAAACCTACAGAGAGATACATAAGAGATACTAAAGAGATCGTTGACGAATATAAGGTAGTCTTAGAAAATATTAAGTCCAGTTTTACTAATTTTACTCCAAATATGACTTTATCTGATATTTCTGCTAACATAGCAGATTTAGTAATATTAACAGATAGTGAAAAGAAACAATTAACACAAGACTTTTTTACTAATACTTTATCACTAAAAAATGTAAAACCTACATATATGTATAATCTTATTGATTTAATTTATTATCAGATATTTTTTTATTATTTTAATGATCTTAAGACAAAATTACAAGAATTTAATGACCTTATAGCTAGTATAAAATTAGAAAATCCAAAAACTCAAGCATCTTTTACTAATTTAAAAACAAAAACAACTGAAATATATGAGTCATATAATATTTACAGTATACTATATAATTATTTAAATAAAATTAAATTAAATGAATTAAACAAAGACGTATCACCTATTCTTATAGACATGATATCTAGAATAAAATTTGACTATGATTTTGATATACTTATTGAAGACGCTTTTGAATTATTAAATAATTCAAAATTTAACCCCACCTCTACCAATCATAATAAAGATTCATATTTAAAAGTACCCGACATAACAAGACTTAACTTAAAGGGTAATATAACTAATGCAATTGTGTATGAGACAAAGCGAATTGACGATAAAGAAGTAACTAGTCAGAAAGAAGTAGCATCTTTTACCACTATAAAAACCACAGCTGGTGGGATATTTGTAACAAATTTGCCCCAAGATTTAATAATAGACAAAACTAATTTTGATAAACTAATATTCGAAGGAATAATTGCTCATAAGTTGAGAGTTATTAATACTGTGAATACAGCTGTGGAACGTGCAGTAACTACTAAACAAGCCGACAATAGAAGATTAAGTAGATCAACAGATGAGGGTGTTGATGCAGTAAGATTTGTAACCAGACTGAATACTACAAAAACAGCAAATGTTAACACAGCAGAAAGCTTCGTCGCAATACATAAAGCAGTAGTGACTTCTTACTTAAATACATATCTGACACCAATTACTCCTACACCAGCGAACTACAGTAACTTAAATACACTTCTTACTAACCCTGGTTCGACCGAAGCGGAGATTAATGGTGCTTATAATACTTTAATTGGTACTGCTACTGATTTTACACCCAAACAAATAAATGGTTCCACCCCTGTAATATGCACTGAAGCTCAACTGATTCAACTATCCAAATTAGTAAAAGTAATAGTGGTTGCACTAGTTAGAAGCAGTATTAAAATTAATGATTTAATATCAAGTTCAACCACGACTGCTCTACCAGTTTCTATGGATGATGCTTATACACAAATAAACAAAATAGTTAGTGATAGTGCAGATACAGAGGTAGACTCGATAATAGCCGATCCTATTTTTACCGGTATAAATAGTCATGACGCAACACGTGATAATACTATGTATAAAAATTATATAAAAGAAATAGTAAAATTAAAATATGATCAAATGAACATTGACATGAATTTAACAACAGGTACTATTAAAGAGAAACATGAGAAAATAGTAAAAGATAAAGAGGAGGTTGATAAAATTATAAAAAAAATAGACTACGATAAACATAGACATATTTTATTAAAATATGTAAATAGTATTATTCATATGTATTATAGTCAATTTATAACGTCAATTAATTCTTTATTTATATCTGGAAATAGGTTAAATAAAGATAAAACTAAAGAATTTAGAGCTGGATTAAAGACTTTTTTTACATCAATATTCGAATTAATTCAACGTAAAAATGACGCTGAAGCACAATATATTACGATACAATCAAAATTAACTGATTCCGTAAAAAGACAATTAGAAAAATATCATAAGTTATTTATAAATGCAATTATGTATCCATTTGATTTTGAAAGTGATAATCAAATAATAGTAGAAAGAGTAGCTAAATTAAATGCTATTATTCAAGGCTTATTATATAATCCAGAGGAAGACGTAGATCCAATTGAAGATGACGGAGCAACTAGCACACCTCCTATCACTAGCACACCTCCTATGAAATTAGATGGAAAAACTAGTTCTAGTGTAGAAGATTTTGATAGAATTTTAGCAAAGTATAAAGGTCAACCAATGACTCAAGATACTGTAAAAAACATATTAAAAGAACTTGAAAAATCAGTAATATCTGATGAACCTATTTTTGCGTTTATTAACGATGATAGTTGTTTAGGTTTAAATGGTAACAAATGTATGGATTTAATAATGCAATGTTTAAAGGGTGAACAACAATGTATTGAGCAATTTAATAGCTTAGATATAAATCAAGATATTGATATATCAACTATGTCAATATCAAAGGCACAAGTGATAGCTAAAAAAGTAGGATTTTCAGATAAGGAAGTCGATGATTGGTATACAAATTATTATTTACCAAAATATACAAAACAATTAAATCCAGGATTATTAAAAGTATTTAAAGCTATAAAAAAGAAAATAAATATTTATGATGGAAAACCACCAAGTTGTGATAAACCAATTCTTAATGAAACTCGTTCTCCTAAAATGAGAATGCGTTATGTGCCCTCTGGTGGTATGACAGGAGGAGGTAATAAAAATAATTATAATAATTTTATAATAAATTTAACTGCTTTAAAAAATAATTTATCTATGAGTGGTGGTGCAGGTAATTCTCATTCATTATTTTTAGATAATTTAAATTATTTAAAAGAATTATTAAAAAATAATGGTAAAGAACTTGATAAAAAATCAGAAAATAGCATAATAGAAGTAATTGAAAAAATACAAACATATGAGAAATTTTTAAAAAAAATAAATCATATAATTACTGGTTTCATTTATATTTTAGACAAGACAGATTATACATTTGACAAAGATGTTGGAAATCCGACTATTACTGTATTATCTGAATTACTTAAGAAACAAGAACAAATACAAAAAAAGAATACTAAAAGAGGACAACAATTAATCGGTTTTTACGGTAGTATTCCACTTCCTTATATAATGCCTATGGCTTTATCACCCTAGTAAAAATTTAATTTTTAATTATAATTTAATTTTATTTTAAAATTAATTTATAATAAATAATAATATGAAACAATTTAATAAAATTAATGGTAATTATTGTATTAAGTTATTAAATGAATGTATTAATAACTCTTCAAATACATATCAAGAAGAATGGTCTAAATTAAAATGGGAAAATGGCATAGATTTAGAAACTATGTGTTATAATAATGCAATTAAAATAGCAAAAATATTAGGTTTAGATAAAAATAGTGTAGAAACTGTTATTTTTAATATAACTAATAAATATTATAATAAATATAATAAAAATATTAGTTATAGTGTTAAGTTAACATTTGAAGCTATTAAATATAAAATAACAAATCCTCATTTAATGAAAGGAGGTGTTGGTTATGATATTAATCATATGTATGGATTATTACAAGATTTATATGAATTATTAGATAATATTGATAAAAAAATTAACAAAAAAGATTTATATATAATAAATAATTTAATTACTAATAAAATAATAATAGATAAGAAATTTTCCTTTGTAGGAAAATTAATTTATAACTTAAAAGAGAAATTAGAAAATAATACACTATTAATACCTGATGAAATGACAGAATTAACATTAATGGATATTAAAAAATTATTAGAAACTGTCGAATAATATTTATTTATAAATTAATTAAAAGATTAGTATCTAAATTAATAATAATGGGTTTAGGATTATTATTATTAGTTTCAGTAGGAAAAGAAAATATTTATTTATCTTCTGAACCGGAAATAACTTTTTTTAAAATAGCATATAAAAGACATACTAATTTTTCTATAGAAACAGTATCACAATATTTTAAATCAACTCCTGATTTTGGAAGAAGAGTAACAGTAAATTTATCAAAAACAGCAGATTTATTAGGTGGTATATATTTATATGTTGAATTACCTGATATAATTAAAGAAAATCATTCTACATTACCTACAGGAATTAAAAATTTTGCTTGGGTTAAAAAAATAGGATTAGCTTTATTAAATTATGTAGATTTAGAAATAGGTGGAATTTTAATTGATAGACATTTTGGTGATTATCTTAATATTTGGGGTGAATTAGTAATTAACTTGGGTTTAAAAAAAGGGCTAAATAAAATGTTAGGAAATGTAGAGATTCTTACAAATTATACCAATGGTAAAAATTCATATAAATTATATATACCTTTAAATTTTTGGTTTTGTCTAGATTCTGGATTAGCTTTACCAATAATTGCAATGGTTCATAATGATATTAAAATTCATGTACAATTTAATGATTTTAATAAATGTTATGTTCAGTCACCAACACATTATGTTAAAACAGTTGAACCATTTACATTATTTAAAAAAGGCGAAATAATAAGACAAACAGTTGGTAATCGACATATTATTGGAAAATTTACATATTTTGATGGAATAAAAGGACTATTATATTATGATAAAATTAAAGACGATTTTTTAATTCCTTCTAAAGATAATGATGTAAATTATATTATTACTGGAGATGAAACTAATTTTGAACAAAATATACTACCTTTAGAAATTATTATTAAAGATGAAGATTATTTTAGATTTAATTTACCATCTATACAAAACGCTTATTTATTGGTAAATTATATTTATTTAGATAATGCTGAAAGATTTATTTTTATTAATAATGAACACGAATATTTAGTTCCAGTAGTTCAAAATATACAAGAACAAACATTTTATTCATCAAACATCTCTTATAAAATACCATATTATAATCCAATAAAAATTATTTTTTGGAGAGCCCAATTATTATCAAATTATGAATCTAATGATTTATTTAATTATACATTAGACCCAATAGTTTCAATATCTAATAAAATAATAGAAACTGAAAATATAGTACTTAATTCTATTAATAGAATGGAATTAAATAAATCTGAGTATTATACATATATACAAGTTTATCAAAATAAATTTGTTTCACCACCAGATGGTATTCATATGTTTTCTTTTGCAATTAATCCATTAGAATATCAACCTTCAGGCACCTTAAATTTTAGCAAAATGGATGATGCATTTATTAAAATAAATTCTAATAAAGTAGTAAATTATCAAAATCCTATTTTATTACGTTCATATGGAATTCAATTAAATTTATTTAGAGTAATTAATGGATTAGGTGGTTTGGGTTATTTTGCATAATATTATTAATCTATCCAAGCTAATGAACATAAACCACTCATAATTCTCAATAAATTATATTCTCTTACAAGAGTTTTCAAAATAACTGGTTTAGTTATTACTTGATGATTATTTTGAGATTTTAATACAATATCATCAAATAAAGAAAAATTTAAATGTCCACTGGATTGATTATCTAAAGGATTTAAAGAAAATGAATAAACATAATAACCTATATCAACTGAATTTAAATATTTTTGATATGGTATTATTTTATTAAAATACGTATGGTCTATTTCTTTAAATAAATCTTTACCATTTGTTTTTATTACCATTGACTCTATTATTGGAATAGGTGTTTTTATTTCTTTATAATTATAAATTTTTGTATAATATAATTCTAAATTAATTTTTCTTTTTTTTAATTTTTCTATTTTTTTTTGATATTTTTCATCTAAATATATTGTCATTTCCATATCATACTTTTTTAATATTTTTGATTTATTAAATAAAATATATCTAGGTGAATTTTTTAATATATTTTCATTTATGGCTATTCTTATTATTTCAAATTCTTTAGAATTAGAATTATTATTTGTATAAATATCAGTATATAATGCCTTTTTATTTTTATATTCTTTTTGCCAATCATCCATAATAATTTTTGTTGTATAAAAACACGTATCAGAACTACCTAATACTTCTGTTTTATAATATATATCTTTTATTGGATTTTTAAATATCATTTTAATTACAGAATTAGATTTATCTATTAAATTATCTGGATATTGCATAAATCTTTCAATTAAATATTCATGTTTATTATTACCAAACATATCTCTTTCAAATGTATCTAAAATAATACCATCAATATTAACTTGAATATTAATCTCTGGTTCAGATATAATAGTATAATTAGAACCTAAAAGTTTATTTAATTTATTTAATTTAAATTTAATAGAAACATCTGTATAAGGTAATGATATTAATGGTAAATACATGTTAGTTTGATTATTAAACCAAAACTCTAATGGTATAACTAATCTCATTTTACCTTCATAATCATACATTTTTGTAACTTTTTCTATTTGATTCTTTTTTTGTGGGTCTTTTAAAAATTGGTATTGCATTTCAAAGGTTGTTTTATCTAATCTTTCTATTATTTGATCACCTATACAAAAATCAATATTTTCAAAAATATTTTTATAAATATCTGAATTAAATTTAACAGTTTCTATTTGATTTTGTTTAACATAACTTATTTTATTTTCAAGATTAAATACTAATTCTGGAGTAGGTTCTATTTGTTGATTTTGATATATCTTTTCTAATTTAAATTTTCCATATCTACCAATAATTGAAAATTTATTTATATCAATAAGCTCAAAATTAAGATTTCCTTGGTTTTCAAGATTATTATGTTCAATAAATAAACTATAATTTGTTAATCCATTTGATTTATAAATTTCATAGGGTATATAAGTATTTTGAATTAAAACACCACTAATATCAGTTAAAGTTATAGATGTATCAACTATTGTTAAAGAATAAATATTTTCAATTAATTCATTTGTAATAATATATAATGGATTTTTATACAATATTGTTCCTTTTAACATATTTGAATTGTTAATTAAAACATCATATGTATTTGATAAATCAGATATACTTATATTACCTCCACTTATATTATATATTCTATAAATAAATTGTCCTATTTCATTACCTTCATTATTAAGCACTTGTAAATAACCATTAGTATTTAAATCTAAATTATTAAATAATTCAATAGTATAAATTTGATTAAGCATAGGTTTAATAATTTCTTTTTCTATAATAACTTGTTTAAATACAATAATTCCAGAAATTACACCATTAATCCAATTAATTATTAAATTATTTTGTATAATTGATATATCTGAAATGTTCAAATAAGTATTATTTAAAATATAATAATAAGCAGAATCTATAATTAATTTTTGTGGAATTGTTATTGTTATTATTTTATTAGATGATTCATATATATAATCAGATTCAGATATATTAAACGTATTAATTACACCACCAAATACATTATATTGCATGTCGTAATCTCTTAAAAATTTTTTTGTTATAAATTTAATACCAGATAAATCTTGTATTACATCAGTTGATAAATTGTAATTAGCCGAGCCTATATTTCTAATAAAATTATCAATATATACTTCACTATTAACATTTTTATTATAACTTAAATCATATACAATAAAACAACTTGAAATATCATTAAATGGAACAAAATTATTAAATCTATATAAATATAAATTTTCTTTATTTATTTCTTTAATTGGTTCAGGTGGATATTCGCCAATTTTTGCATAGTGAATTAAATTATTTATTTTATATGTTTCGCTTAAAGAAGATTCAACTTGAACATCAACAATACTATCAGTAATAAATTTCATATCAATTACTTTTATTTCATCATTAATTAAAAAATTATTTGGTACATTTTTAAAATTAATATAATCAACATAACTAATTAATGGTTCATCTAATGTTAAGCGATATAGTTTAGTATTATTAAATGAAGAATTAGATGTAGTTGGTGATTTAATAGTTATAACTATTTTTGGATTGGTAAAGTTATCAATTATATCATTAATTGTTATAATATTTCCTGATATATCTTCTATTTTATAATATTTAGAATTATCGTAATAATAAACACTATATTGAGATGATGTAGTATTAATAGAAATATTTAATTTTATCAAAGTAATTGTTGTTTTTTTATTTACTATTTTATTTACTATTTCATTTAATATTTCATATTTATCTATACCAATAGGTGTTTCTGCTTGAATATAAGATGAAAAAGATTCTAAATATATAGGTGATACTAAATAATTATCATATGCACTAAGTTCTGTTTGTTTATATTTAATTGTTGTAAAATCATTAAAATTAATTAATGGAATATTAACTTGATATAAATAACCTAAACGTTTACTTGAAACATTATAAGTTTTAAATGATGAAATTACATAATCAATATTAATATCTAAATTTTCTTTGTAATAAAAATTAATTTGATTATTAAAAACTAAAGGATTATTTATTGTTATTGGTTTAATTAATGTATTTAGTCCACTTAAAAAATCTAATTTGTATATAATATATGATTTATATTTTTCATCTAATAAAGTAATTTTATATAAATATAAACCAGATTGAGTATCAATGGAATAATTAATATTATATGGTATATTTACCATATTCATAATTTTAAAAGTATCTGTTGGATATTCTAAAACATAATTTACAAAATTATAAGATGTATCAAATGTAATAATATTATCTTTGACATCATTATCATTTAATTGAAAATTTTCTACAACAAATGATTTTTTTAATTCAGTTAAATCAATATCTAAATTAGATGTTTTCCCATATAATTCATTTTTTAGAACATTTAATAGTAAATCTGTAAAATTTTTTGTTTCAAAAGAAGTATTTTTTATTGTATTTTTAACATTAATTAAATTATTAGATATCTTTACTAATTCTTTTAATACATCTAAAATATTAACTCCATATAAATTCTCATTTTTTATATTATTAATAAAATTATTTATTTCTTTTTGTATTTTACTTTTATCTCTACTAATATAATAAATTGTATGTTCTGTATTATATGATATATCAAATTGATTATTTATAATTATATTATCATCTATTTCTTTACCATTTAATTCTAAATGTAATCCATTAAATGTAATTTGAGAACTAATATCAATAGCAAAATTATTTATATATTTTTTTGGGTCTTTCCAAAATTCAGAATATTTTAAAAATGAATTTAAATAGGTATATATTTTGTCTTGATAAATTTTTATTTTATTATATTCCTCTATATTAAAAGCTGTAGATGATAATAAGTTTGATAAATGAGAAAATTCATTATTTGTAAAATATATAAGTTCGTTTGATACACTTGTTCTTAATCCATCAGTTTTATCATAAATTAAAGCTCCTTCAATTAAATAACTATTAATTTCAGATGACTGATATGCTATAATTGACCAAGAGTTCCAAGGTTTTAATTTATTAAATAAAATAGAATGATGAAAAATAGTTTCAAAAAATAGAATTTCAAAAATACTATCAATATCACATTGTAAAGTAGATTCATCAAAAATATTTGTTTTTATATTATTTAAATAAATATATGTTTCATCATTAGTTATTTTATTTGCACTTGTAATAAAATATCTATTTTCATCAAGTGGAATCTCTCTTTTTTCTATTTTAATTATATTATTATTTAAATTATTTATAGAAAAATTATCATTAAAATTATAAAAAGAATTTTCAATTAAATCAAATTGATGATATTTCGGATTATCTATAACATATAAATAATAAAATTTAGTTTTTAATATAGTCTTTAAATATACAAATAATTTAATTGATTCATCATAAGGATTTTTATCTATTATTCTACGTGAATCTAATTTATTATATACTTCATCTAAATATGTAAAATCTTTTTTTATTAAATTTTTTATATAATTAATTTCTTTAACATATAAATATGTAAAATCTTCAGGATAATTAGATGTTTCTAAATAATATAACGAATTTGTTTCATCTTGTATAATCCTACATAATATTCTATTATTAGTATAAATGTCAGAATTATTAATATAATTTGATAAATCACCAATATTTACTTCTACTTTAAAATATCCATTACTAAGTGATTCAATTATTCCATTAACTGATATATTAAATTTTTTAAATATATGAATTTCATTAGCTGGTTTTTTATTTAAAATAGTCTGTTTATATATTACTAAATCTAAATATTCAAATGTATTATCAATATTTAATTTAATTGGATAAATTTTATTTAAATAAAATGTAGATTTATAATTTTCAACAGGAGTAAATATTTTTAATTTATTTTGAAACTTAATTTGGCATAAATGAGATACATATTGATTAGTTTCTGTTTTTTCTAATAAAATATAATAACTATTATTATAATTTAAATAATTAAATGAATTATCATCTATAGGAAAAAATGAAATATCATATTTATAACTAGTATTAAATAAAACATTATCTTCAAATATTAAAGTATGTATATCATATTTGTCTAAATCTATATTTGTATAATCTATATTTGTATAATCTAGTGTCTTATTCAATATATCGGATTTTCTATAATTAATTTCTTCATTATTTGTATTTTCTTTAATGATGTGATAATAATGATATAATCCTAAATTTACTTTTGGTTTTAAATAATTAACTTTATCTAATAAATAATTTGAATATATATTTTGTATATTTTTTTTTCCTAAATATATTTTAAGATTCTGATCATTAGTGGTTTCTAAATTCAAATCTTTTGATAAAAAATCATTAGTAACTAAAAATTTATTAATTTCTAATCTTAATTTAATTAATTTAATTGTATTATTAATTAAAATTGGTTGATTATAAAAAATATTATAACCCGATAAATCTTCGGTAATTTCAATTTCATTAAAACGTGTATTATTAATTTTAGTTAGTAATTTACCTTCTAAATAATTATTTTTTTTATTTTCAAAATAAAATTGATTTTTAGGAAATTTTATAACTCGTGTATATAACGAAGAATCAAATAGTAATTCTGTTTCAAATTGTTTAATAAATTTATTATCATATTCAAAATAATAATTTATGTTTTTATTATAATAATTTAATAATTTACCTTCACTATTAAAAATTAAATTTTCCATAGTACAAGGTTGATAAGGATAATAAAAAGTATAATAGTTTTCACTATTATTACTAAACCTTTGACTAAAGTATTCTTCTAATCTAATTACATTATTAAAAATAAAACTAATTTTAAACTTATAATTATCATTATCAGGATCATATATTAAATAATCGCCATTATTTAAAAAATAATTAAATGGATTATATAATACACCATTTTTATAATATAAAATTATATTATTGCCTTCTTTAATACAAAAATGTGCTGATTTACCTGTGGTCATTTCTAAACTTTCTGTTTCATTTTCGGTTTCATTTTCGGTTTCATTTTCGGTTTCATTTTCGGTTTCATTTTCTGTTTCATTTTCTGTTTCATTTTCGGGTTGATAAATAATAAATTTATACTTTAAATTATTTGTATCATTAATAGTAAATTCTACAATAGGTTCAAATTTAGGAATATTAGGAACTATATTTCTACTATATAAAAGATAATATCCATCACTAAATAATTTTAAATCATTATATTTTCTAATTAATTCTATTTCATATAAATTTTTAAAAGAATTTAATCCAATTACTTTAAAAATATTATTATTTAACATTATAATATCATCAATAAATAAACAATTTTTATCAGTATCTAAATAATAATTTGTTAATGATTTCCAAATAGAACTTTTGTTTTTTATAAAAATTAAATTACGTTTAAATCCATAAGCATTATATATTTTTTTTTCAATTTCATCATCAACTATTATTTTATTAAGTGATTTATCAGATGATAAAACATTATAATATTTATAATTTGAACTAGTATCAAGTAATATTATATATTTATAAATATCAAAATTATTTATCAATAATTGATTACCGTTTATATCCGTTTCTTGAATAATTCCAAGATCATCTAAATTACAATAAATTATATCAGAACTATTATAATTATTTTCAAGTTTTTCTAATTTATATTCTCCAATAATAAATGGTGAATAGTACATTTGTTTTTTAGTAATATTTGTAAAATAATTATTAAAATATAATTTTTTATTAGATTCACTTAATAAATTATTATTATTAGTTCTTATAGTATAATTTGATAAATCTACTATTAATGTAGAAGTGGTATTAATAATAATTGGATCTGGAATGTTTTTTGAAAGTTCAATATCAAATTGTGTATCTAGTAATAAAGTCCATATATATGTATAATTATTATTACTATCATATAATTTATATTTTTGTATTCCTTCTTTACTAGTTAACGTAAATGTAGTCCCTGAAATTTTGAAATTATCATCTATACTATGTAGACCACTAATATCAATTGTGCCAGATATTTGATTATTTACTAGATAACTTTGTTGATAACATAAAAAATTTCCATAATTTAATGAGTTTCTGCTTAAATTTACACGAAACACATTAGTATTTGATGTAAAATTTATTGGTCTAATAAAATTATACTGAGTAGAATAAAAATTAACATATAAATCTAATTCTGTTTCTAATTTTAAATCGTTTTTAAAATCATATAAATAGTTTGATACTATTTTAGATAAACCATCATCTATTATATCAGTGGATACATATGTTCTACTTGGTAAAATTGTTTCAGTTAACGAGTTACTAATAATTGAAATATATTGCGATTTACAATTTATAAAATTTGAATTATCAAGTAAATAAACATTTTCTGGAGTATTGATATCTTCCACTAAATAATCATCTAATGGATAACTATTAGATACTTGTTTTATAAAATATACATAATTTTTAATAGATATATAAGAATAATTTGGAACGATATTTGGATTACTTAAAACTAATATACCATTTAATATTGTAGCAGTTACCCGAGTAGATGATTCAGATACAGGAAAAAAGTTAATTAATTTTAAAAATTTATTAGGATATAAATATAAATTATAATTTCCTGAAATATTTAAATTTTTTAATTTAGATCCTTGTATTATACTTGTATCTAATTTATACCAATAATCATTATTAAAATTCTCAATTATAAAATCTTTATTATCATTATTATAAGAAATTTTATTATTAATAATATTAAAAGGTGATAACAATTGATTTTTAGAAAAATCATATAATTGTATATTAGTTGTTGATTCAAGTGAATAATATGTTTTAATTTTATTTGTAATACAATCTATTAATTTATATTGTGTAGTATTAATTTTAATTAATTTATTAGTATGATTACCGGATATGTCTATATTTGATTTAAAATTATTTACAATTTTAATATTTAGAATATTAATTGTTGATGTAGGAATAAATGTACTCATACTTCCTGATGAATCACCTATAATTGCATAAGGTGATAAAATTAATTCTTGATTACCAATTAAAATATAATTTTTATTTTTAAAAAAATCATAATAATTACCAGAAATTAAAATTCCTTTATTTAATGAAATATCTATTGAATCTAATGGTATTTCTAATTCATAAATATATTTAGTAGTAGTAAAATTACCATTTATATAATTTTCATTTATATTTATTTGATAACTGTTATAATAAGTTTTTAAATTACTTACATTAACACTTGATAAATCAATAATTTCTAAATCATCGGTAAGTATATATTGAATATTTATAATATTATTATTAAAATTAAAGTTTCCATTTTTAAAATTTACTACTCCTAAATAATTAAATTTTTCATTTGAATAATTATCTTTATTTTCAATAAATTTTTCTGTTAAGAATGAGTCGTTATCAGTAATTTCAAATAAATTATTATTATTATCTGATACAACATTATTTGATGATATATCAAGTAATATATTGTTAAAATAAATTTCAGTATTTTCACTTGAATAATTATTACTCATATCATATAAAGTTTCAATAGTATAATTATCAATTGTTAAATAATTAGTTTCTATACTATTTTGCAATATATGAAAATAATCATATTTTTCTTGATATTGATTTCTATTAAATAGTTTTATTATTTCATTATTACCTTCTAAATATTCTATATGTTTTAATATTGTATTAGAAACATTTTTAAGATAATCTGATAAATTAGTTGAAATTTTATTTGATGGTTTGTAAATATCTTTAATTTGTTTAAAAATAAACCATTGATTTGTAATATTAATTGTATTCATACCTAATAACATTGATTCAATATTATAGTATTTAGGTGCTAAAACAGAATATATATCAAAATCTCGATTACTATAATTTAATAAATTTATTTCATTTATAATTTGTGATGTATCTATTACATGTTCTATTGATTTTCCTAATTTTTTTAATAATTCAATTGAATCTATTATTAAATTTTTATATAATTTATTTGATTGTTCTAATAAATTTATAATATTTCCATATAATGAATTATATATAAATGTTTTATCAAATTTTTCAATTAATAAATTAACTAATTCTGATTTTGATAGATATTTATTTAAATTTTTATATTCAAATATTACTGGTATATTTTTATTAGTGTCCCTATAAAATTGATTTGAATTAATTGGACATATTTTAATTACATTTTTATTATTTAATTTTATAGTTGCATTTTCTGACATATTTATATTATAAAATATATATAGTGGTATATTATTATAGATGTTGGCAGTATTTGTTGGTGCTGTTATAATCTTAAAAATCATTGGTAATTGATAAAAGCTTTGATTAATAGAATATTTATAATTATCTATTTTTGAAAAATAATTATTATCATGATGTAAAACAGAAAATAAATTAGGTATAGATAAATTATCTGAATTTAATTTAAATAATGAATAACTATAAGATAATGGATTTATAGTACCATCTATTCTAAATATTGTCTTAGATTCAGATTCAGATAACATTTTAACAGAAATAAAAATTTCTTTAGGTATTTTTTTATTATTAAAATGTGTTGGTATTAACCACAAATTATCAAAACTAGATAAATTAGGTATTTGACTATTAATGTAAAAAGCACTATAATCTTGTGTTTCAAAAAAAATTTGATTGGTATTTAATATTAATGATAATTTTAAGTCAATACAATCTAAATAAATATTTTTAATTTTATTAAATTTTAAGTCTAATTCTGATACAAAATAATTATTAGAAAAATCTACATTTATTCTTTCAATAGAATTATCTATATATTTAATATCAAGTTGATAAAAATAATTTTCGTCATAGCTTATATCACATAAAATTTGTTTATTATTAATATTATTAATTGATTTATAAAAATTATTATCATATTCATTTTTATATAATTCTATTCTATTACTAATAACTCGTTTATTACACAATGAAATATTATTTTCATCTTTAATATCTACAATAGGTATTTTTAATTTATTTATAGTTCTAATATCAATTGTTGTAAGATTACTTAAATTTAAAGTTTGATTTTTTATGTAAATTGTATTATCTGTTATTTCAAAATTAATTATTTCTACATAATAACCATTATTTTTAATAAATAATTGTGTAAACATATTTCTATTCCAATTTTTAATAATAATTTTTGTATTTTCAATTATAAAACTCACAGTTAAATCTTCAGATATTTCAATAGTTTGATTTTTAATTTTATAATCACTAGAATTTTCTGCATAAGGTGAAATAGTAATATCATTAACATCTAAATTATTAGTTTCAATATCAACAGTTCCAAAAAAAGATTCACTATAAATTGTTTTTATTAATTCATCTCTTATTATGTCTAAATTAATTTCACGTGTTAAATCAATATTATGATAAAAAGTTAATGATTTAGTTTCGTTATAATCATGTAATGAATTAAATACATTTTTTAAAGGATTATTATCATAATTATCATAATTATCTAATATATCAGCAGTTCTAAAAAAATACGCAATATTAATTTTATTTCGCCATAAAACTAAAAAATGTTTATCATTAAATATTTCATCTTTAATAATTAAATCAATATAATTATAACATAAATATACATATAATAATGCTAAATCAACTGGTTGTATATATTTGTATGTGTCAAAAATACTTAAATTATCTTTTACTAAATTTTCATTATTAAAAGTACTATACATTTGAAGATTTTTATTTATTTGGTTTTCTATAGTTAACGCATCAGAAACGGATACATCATATGGATTTACATTAAAATAATCATCAAAACAAATTTTATTAAATGTTTCATCTTTATTATTAAAACGTAAAGATATTGTATATAAAATACACCATAATTTTTCTTTTTCTTTTATATCTATTGTATTAAATAATAAATTAATACTTGATTCACATTCATTATATTTTTTAAAAAAATTATTATAAATTTCTATATTTAATTTTTCATATTCGACACCATAAGATGTTTCTTTATAAAAATCAAATCTACTAAACCATTCTAAAAAATAATTATTTGATGTTATTGGTAATTCATTATTTATACTATTATCTTTAAATAAATTATATTTTTTCCAAAAAGTAAAAGATTTAATATTTGTTGTAAAATCTGGATAAAGAGTTTGTAATAAAAATAAAAAAAATAATGAATTAAATTTAAAAGTTTCTAATTTACATTTTTCAATATCTAACTTATTTTTAATTGCATAGTTTACCGCATAATCAGAATCAAATATTGGATTTTCTAATACAATATCTTCTAAAAAATAATAATTTTTTATTTCATCTGAAAAATTAAGATATTCTTTATTGTCGTAAAAAATATTATAATTATTAAAATTGTCAAAAATAATTAAATATAATCTTTTATTTATATCATCTATGACTGATAATTGTGAAAGTAAACGAGTAAAATAGTTAAAATTTTCTTTTTTATTAATTATTTTAAGCCAAAATTCAGTCCAATGGTCAAAATTTAATCTAATTACAGGTAATATTTGATTTAATGTTGAATTTTTTAATTGTAAAATTTCAATATGAGTTTTATTTAATAAAATATTATGAATAATATCTCTATTTACATTATATAAATCTTTTAATAAATTATTTTTTAATTCTAATGATTCAATGCTATTAGTAAAATTATCAATTTCAGATAAATTAAAAAAAGTTTCTGGTATTAAATAATATTTATTAGACATTGATTCAAAAAATAAATATGTTTTAATATTATTATATATAATACTAAGTTCATTAATATTAATTATATCCGGATTGTTATTAATTTCTAAAGTAACTGTTTTTAAAACATCAAAATATGGTATATCAATAATAAAATGTAATCCTGCTAATAAGTCTGAGACTTTTTCTATTTTAAATTGATGAAAACAATCAAATTTTTTTGTGCCTATGTTTTTTACTATTTGTTCCATTGAAAAATTTGTATGTTTTCTATAAACAGTTTTAAAAAATGTTATTTCTGGATTTAATATAAGAGGAGCATCTTCTACTCCTACCGTTAATAATTGTATTAATCCACCTCCGGTCATATTATTCAAATATTAGATTTTATTCTCTAAAATAAATTAATGTATTATTTATATATTATAACATTAGAAAATTGTCCTTATTCTACATATGCACTTGAGTTACTTGACTCTTTAAACATAAAATATAAACAATTAAAAGTAACCGATTTAAATAAAAAAAAATATAAAACTGAAGAAATTAATACTTTTCCACAAATTTATCTTGTGAAAGATGGAACCAAATTATTATTAGGAGGTTATAGTGATTTAAAAAAATTTATTGATATATTTAAAAATAAAAAAAAATATAATAAACAAAATATTTTAAATTTTCAAAATGAGTATAAATTATGGAATAGAAAATCAATATTAAGACTTTTAGAAATAATTATTCAAAAATAGGTTTACCATTTTTAATTATACCAACCGATTTATTAGTTTTTTTATCATAAATTATACCATCTTCTTTATTTTCGTAAAAATAAGTATGACCATTATTTTCAAAAGTATCTAATAAACTTTCAGTAGATACTTTAATTGTATCTACTTTTTCTTTAATATATTTTTTTTCTTTTTCATTTAAATATTTGTGTTTTAATTCATCAAAATTTAAGTTTTCACCATCACATATATCTTTTAATAATTTTATTTTTTCATTAATTAATAAGGTATTGTTTTCTTTTTTTTGTTTTGTAGTTGCATCCAAAACTTCTTTATCTATTTCTCCTAATAGAGAATTAACTTTTGTATATAATTCTTTAATACATTCATTTGATTTCATTATATATTATAAATTAAATTAAAAAATAATTTAATTTCAATATTTTTATACAAGTTCTTTATATAACATAAATATATTAATAATTATTACAATTTTATAAATATTTATAGTATTGGTAAATAGTTGTTTATTTAAAAATGTATCTTGATTAAATATTATATGTATAATAATACCTAATGGTAATAATGAAAGATAATAAGCTAATCTAGATATTTTTAATATAGATAAAATATATGGTTCAATTAAATATGGTATAAAAAAAGTTAAAATTAAATCAAATAGTGATATACCATTTCCTATAGAATTAAAAAAAGGTGGTTTTATTATTATTCTATATTTGCGTAAATTATTAATATTCATATATAACTTTATAGAGAAATATAATTTTTAAGAATTATTTAAAGAAAACTTATACTTATCTATTAATGTTTTTAGTAGATAAATACTTTAATGATTCTAATCAAAATTTTTGGCATCATTCAATTATAGAAAAAATATTAGATAGTTTTGATACTTGTTCATATATTTATTCACATACTGATGATATAAAAGAACAAGAAAATAAATTTAAACAAATAATATCTAATTTAGAATCTGGTATATGGAAATATGCTAATTTTCAACATTTAGTTGTATATGGAAAACCAGGTTCTAGTAAAGATTTTTTAATTAATAATTTATTAGAAAAAATTTATGGTAAAAATAATATTCAATTAAATGATGTTGAATATACAATTAATGGATATGGTAATTCAAAAACAAAAGTAAATATTAAACAATCTAAATTTCATATAGTTATTGAACCTAATTCAAACGGTTTTGATAAATATTTAATTCAAGAAATTATTCAAAATTATGCAAAAACAGAACTATTAAATATTCTTAAATATAAAAGATTATTTAAAATAGTTATAATTAATAAAATAGATAATTTATCAAATACTGCACAAGCATCGTTAAGAAGAACAATGGAAAATTATGCAGATACTTGTAAATTTATTTTTATTTGTGACCAATTATCTAAAATGATTGAACCATTACGTTCTCGTTGTATTGAAATACGTGTTCCTCTTCCAACTAATATTCAAATAATAAATACAATATTACATATTTCAAATATAGAAAAAATATTTTTATCATATAATGATATAAATTATATTTTAAAAAACTGTAATCAAAAAATGCATAATGCAATTTGGTTATTGGAATTTAAAAAAAATGGTTATAACTTTAATAATTCAAAAGATAAAATTATTAATAATATAATACAAATGATTATTAATAAAAAAAATTATAATTCAAAAAATATTTATAGTGTATTAAAAAAATGTAGAGAATTATTCTATAAATTATCAATAACTAATATTCAAACTAATGAAATAATAAGTGAAATAATGAGAAAATTAATTTTATGTTTTGACGATATTAATATAAAATCACATATTATTGAAATTACATCAATTTTTGAATTGAGAAAATCACAAGGTACAAGACATATAGAATGTGTTGAAGCTTATATAATAAGACTAATATATTTATTTTCAAATTATTTAAAAGGTAATGATTATCGATATAATTTAGATATATTAGAAATATAATAAAAAAATTATAAAGTAAATTAATGGAAGGAAAAATTAATTTACTTTATAATTTTTTATATAATACTAATAATATAAATCGGTTTAGTATAGATAAAATAATTTTAGGAAAAATTGAATTAGATGATATAAAGTTAATAAATGAAATGGATATTAATGAATATATTGATGAATTAATAAAAAAAGGTAAATTTACTTATTTAAATTATAATAAAAAAGATTTATTAATATATTTTATTAGATATTCTGATTCATTTCCAATAACTGTTAAAATAGGAACATATAGTAACGATGTTAATGAATTAAATAATTTTTCTAATAATGATGCATTATTTTCATATTTATTAAGTCAATTAGTATTAACAAAAAAAACAAAACATATTTTACTACCAATAGTAAATTTAGATGTTCCATTTAGCAAAATAGAAAATTTAATTAAAAAAGTTGGGATATATGATTTATTAAAAGAAAAAATAGATTTTAATGAAATTAACGATATATTTTCGATAAGAATTAGAGAACATTTTTTTAAAACAATATCATTAGGAGAATATTTATTAGAACATATTTGTTCATATAAACCTCTTTTATTTCAGATTATTCATACTTTAGCAGTAATTCAAAAAGAATTTCCAGGTTTTAGACATAATAATTTAACACCAGAAAATATATTAATTTATTTAAAAAAAGAAAGTTTATCAAATAATATTTATGAATATGAAAATAATAAATGGTATATACCTAATATTGGTTTTGATATTAAAATAACTAATTTTGAAAAATCAGTTATACATAAATATTATGGAATAACAAATCAAAGAGACACAGATATTCCTTATATTAATGAAGTAAATGATTATTTTGATTTACATACTTTTTTAAATTCGTTAATTAATAGTAATTATAAAATATCATTAAAAAAACAAAATAATTTTGAATGTGAATTAGAAACTAAAAAGTTTTTAAATAAAGTAATACCTGATGAATATAGAGGATTAAAAAAAGGTTCATTTTATTTAGATACAAATATTGAACTTTATAAACCTAGTGATTTATTAAATGATCCTTATTTTGATGAATATAAAAATATTAAAAAAGAAAATTCTGAAGAAAAACTCTCAAGTAATACATATTATACTAATATGCATAAAAAAAAAATAAATCCTGTATTAGATGAACAAAAAAGATATATTAAAATTAATAAAGATAAATATTTAAAAATATTTAATAAAAAAGTAGATTCATATTATTTTAAAGAATTAAAAGGAGGCGCTTATTTTGAAAATGGTTATGTTCAAAAACCAGAAGTTTTACAAACAAATGAAAATATAAAAATAGAAGCTGATATAAAATTAGAAGCTGATAAAAAATTAGAAGCTGATAAAAAATTAGAAGGTGATAAAAAATTAGAAGGTGATAAAAAATTAGAAGGTGATAAAAAATTAGAAGGTGATAAAAAATTAGAAGGTAATAAAAAATTTATTCAAAAATATAATAAACCATTAGGAGAAAATAAATTTCAAAGAGACTATAAACCAACAGGAGAAAATAAATCAGAAGAAGAAAAATCATTAGAAGAAAATAAATTTCAAAGAGACTATAAACCATCAAGATATGATAAACCATTAAGATATGATAAACCAACAGGAGAAAATAAATCAGAAGAAGAAAAATCATTAGAAGAAAATAAATTTCAAAGAGACTATAAACCATCAAGATATGATAAACAACAAAGATATGATAAACCATCAAGATATGATAAACCATCAAGATATGATAAACCATCAAGAGATGATAACCCACAAAGAGATGATAAACAACAAAGATATGATAACCCACAAAGAGATGATAAACAACAAAGATATGATAACCCACAAAGAGATGATAAACAACAAAGATATGATAAATCATCAAGATATGATAAATCATCAAGAGATGATAAACCACCAATAAAGAATGAATCTTTTAATCAAAATTTTGAAAACAATCCTTTTAATCCAGGTTCTCAAGACAAAGGTTCTAAAGATAAACCTTCTCAAAACAAACCTTTTAATAAAAATAATTTAAATAAACCAATAGAACCTTTTGTTGAAGATTTTAAAACAAAAAAAAGTTTAGATTCTAATTATAATCCATATGATATTCCTCCAGGAATGATTCCTTTATATGATGGAAATAATACAATATTAGCTTCATCAAATCCTTATACTAATGTAATTCAACCACTACCAATTCATAAAATATATAATATTTCATTAAGTGATCCATTAGGAAATCATTCAACAATTAATAAAATTTATGAAGATGTGTTACCTAGTGATAAAATAACTTATTCGTTTATAAAATTAGGTGAACGTGAATCTATTAAAAATTCTATGAGAAATAGTATTTTAGATAAACACGATGGAGAAGAATTATCATTAAAAGGTAATAATAAAAGTTTATTATCTTGGATAAAGATTTATGATTTAAATCCATATAGTTTAGTATCAAATGTTGAAAATCCTTATAATAATTTGCCTCATGGATTTATACTATATCGTTCTGCATATCCAATTAGATACAATGAAAAAGATCATGTATTAAAAAGTACACCAACATCAATGGCTTTTAATTTAAGAATTTATAAATTATCAGTTGGGGCATTAAAATATAAAAATAATGATTGTTTTGATGTATGGAGAGATTTAAAATATTATAAATGGGTTAATAAAATAATAAAACAAAAAATGTCACCTAATTTTTTAAATTATATTTTATATGTCTTTGATAAAAAATCATCGATTAATTTTAAAGATTTAGATATTATTAAAAAAGATCCAGATACAATTTCTTTTCAAGAAAAAAATAATAAATTAATAAATATAATACTTAATAGTAATGATAAAGAAAAGGATGAAGAATTAATTGATACAAATATATGTAAACTTAGAAATGATATGCATATAAGAAATGTAACAAAATTTGAAAAAGATGACAATAAAATAGATGATACAAATATTTCTTTAAACAAAGATTCTACTATAGATTTAACTATAGATTCTGAAAAAATTTTAGTTATTGTAACAGAAGCACCAAATTCAAATATTATTAAATGGAATTCTAAAAATTATCAAATATATGGTACAAGAAACAAAATGATAGCTACTGGTTATCATAAACCAGAAGTATGGTATTCAATTTTATTTCAATTAATTTATGCATGTGCTATTATGCATAAAGAAAATATATATTTTAATAATTTTTCATTAGAAAATAATGTATTTATAAAAGATATTCAAACTGATAATACAGGTAATAGTTGTTGGGTTTATAAAATAAATAATATCGAATATTATGTTCCAAATTATGGTTATATATTAGTAATAGATTCTAATTATGTAGATATAAAATCAACAGAACTAATATCAGATAAAAAAAATAGAGAAATAAAAAGATTAGAAAAAGAATTAGAAGATAGAAGAAATAAAAATATAGAAACTGAAAAAAAATTAGCTAAACTATTAAACCAATCAGAAAACACAGAAACTGATAAATTACAAATAATAAAAATGATTGAAGAATATAAAGAAAGAGAACTTGCAGAAAAAAATGTTGCAAAAGAAAAAATACAATATAAAATATATGGTGACCAGTTTGATTATAATAATAGTACATTAACTGAGTTAAAAACAAATTTTAAAAAAACATTAATAAACGAACTTGCACCAGAAAAGTTTACTTCAAACAAGGCAAATTTATTAGATGATGATGTTGAAAGAAAAATTAAGCATATATATGATATATTAACTGAATCAAAAGATGATAATTCTATTTTTGAAAATATTTTTGAAAACTGTTTCATAAATTTTGTAAATAATAAAGTTGGTAAAACATTAACAAAATTAGAAAAAGAAAATTTAAATTTATTAGCTAAACCAGATTATAGATTATATGCTCTTATGGTTAGACAGAAAAGATATGATGAATATGATTGGGTTATTTTTATAAAAAGTGACATAGATAAAAAACAAAAATATATTATATGTAAAGATTCTAATAACTTAGAAATAAAAAAAGTGTTTCATTCTTGTTTATATTCTTATCCTGAAAATATTTTACCTGAAGATAAAACTATTTTAGAAACATATACATTTCCTTAAATAATTTCTACTTTATTATAATGATGAAAATGAATTTAAAAAAATTACCTGATTTTAAATCAGAACTTAAAAATATCTCGGGTATTCCATCTTTTGATTTTGAAGAAATACCAATAGCATATTTTTCAGATAATATTAATGGTAATTTATTAAGAAAACAATTAATAAAAAATGAATTAAAAATATCAGAATGTAATGTAGGTGAATTAGAAAAAAATTTTTTTTCAAAAGAAAATATTAATTTAATTAATAAACATTTAATATTATCAGTATATAGTAGCACTAATAAACAATTTTTAATATGTCCTCAAAAAGAAGGTGATTTAATAATAGTAATGAGATATGTTTTTATTGAATATTCAAGAAATTTACCTTATGATATTAATAAACAAATTAAAGATTTAAATTATCATGTAATTCGTGAAATATTACCAACTGTTATATCAAATGTTGATCAAAAAATTGGATATTTAAAAGATATAGAAACTCAACCAGTTGGACCTCCATTGCCTATTAATACTAAAAAAATAAATCGCACGTTACCTTCAACAGCAAATTATTTTAAATAAAGTTAATTTTATAATAATTTTTTAACTATTATAAAATAAAAAATATATTAATGATATGGCACTAATATATCTGTATTATTTGCAAATATATAAACAATACCTTGTTTTTGAGCCATAGTTGTAAAACTTAAACCACTATTAGTATGCTCTTTATATATCTGATTTATAGTGTTTTGTTCATATTCCGATGTACCTTTATTTGGACCATATGGATCATAACAATAATAACAAGTATTTTTATTTAATGCATCTTCATCGGAGCGGCGATCTACAATTAAAGTGGATGAACTAATCATTAAGTTTTTATCATTAACTTCAGCAATTACAACTGATCTTAAATGAAAATATTCTCCTTTAATTTGAAGACTATCATTTATAATTACATTACTTTCATTAATTCTTTCAAAACCACCCATAACACCAATAGATGAAGGTAATATATTTAAATTCATTTTTATTAATTGTTCATTATAAGTAATTGTATTAGATCTACGGTCAACATAGAAAATTAAAACTCCACGTGACCAAATAATAGAAGTATGTCTTGGAACAACAACACCATTTTCTAAAAAGTATTGTGTTTGATTAACAGCTTCTCTTAATAGAATATTGTTGTTATTTTCAGTAATTGGAGATAATCTCATATTAATCATAGGCACAGTAGAAACTAAAGGTTTATTGTTAAGTAAATAAGGATTTATAGAAACAGGGTTTACTAAAGGAGTAGTAGTTACAATACTTGGTCTAAAAGAGAATGCCGATAATAATCTTTTAATTATTACACCATCAAATCTACCATATAATAAATCAGGTGTATCTTGTTTATTTAATTTACATACATCAACTGACGATATAAAATCTCTAAAAGATGAATTATAATATTGTCCGTTTCTTAAATTTAAAACATTATTCCATAATTGAGCTTGTAATTGAGATCTGTTTAATAAATCAAGAATGGGAGAACTATTATCACAAACTATATCATTGGGATCATTTACTAAAGCATTAAATATTTCATAATCAGCTTTAGAATGTAAGTGTTGTTCATTATTGAATCTGGCTTTTACAATACCAGCAATGTTTGACCATAAAAAGTACTCATCAATAATATTAATTTTAGGTATGAAAAGTGCAACTATAACAGGATGTACATGATCACCTATGTTATTTAAATTTCTATCATATGTTCCATGTAAACTTTCATAAGCACAATCTGTATATTGCATAGATTGTAATATTACTTGTGAGTGTAAATTTTTATTTTTAGAATATAATTTCATAATTTCTTGTAAATATTTATAATCATCATCATTTAATTTCTTTTTAAAACCATTAATATTTGTAGTCATAGCACCTAAAACTTTCATTATATTAGTTTGTGGGCGTATAATATCAGTAGTATTATTACCTATTAATTCTTGTTCATAAATTCTTTGGAATTCAGCAAATTCATCATCAGATAAATTATAAGCGATTTTATATTTAATAGCTTTTTGTAATAATATATGAAAAGGTGTTCCTGTATTATCATATTTTTCTCTTATTAATTTAGCAAATTTCTTAGCTTTTTTAATGATATTAGTATATTTTTCAGAGTAAATATTTTGAATATTATCTACTAGATCATCATCATCGTATTTATCTTTTAATCTCGCAAAATCATGTTGGTTGATTTTACCTTTTTTACGTAAAAGATTGTGTACCTCCTCATTAATTGAAGAACTATGTTTTTTTTCATTTCTATTCTGTGAGTCCATATATATATAATAGAATAGAAATAATTTTATAAATATTTTTTTAAAGTTTTTTTAAACTTCTATTTATTAAATTATTTTAATATAAAATTATTTCTATTTTTAATATATATATATGTCTCATACAGATAAATATTTAAAGTATAAAAATAAATATTTAGAATTAAAAAATCAAGTTGGTGGTTATGATACAGATTCATTAAATCTACCTGATGATTTAGTACACTCTTTTTTTAAAGCAATGTTATTATTTTTAAATACTATATTGGAAAATAAAGTAAAATATTTTCAATTGTTAAAAATTGCAGGTAAAATAAGAACATATCCTGACATGTCCGATTTAGAACAAATAGATAATTTTGCTAAAAATATCGCAAAGCATTATAATCTCCAAATTTTTTTACCTATATACGTAAAAACCTTTATGGGTAGTTATCAAGTCCAAGAAAAAAAAAAGTGGAAAATAATAACAGTAGATAAACCTACGGTTGAAACTACAGTTGAACCTAAACCTACGGTTGAAACTACAGTTGAACCTAAACCTACGGTTGAAACTACAGTTGAACCTAAACTTATAGATGTTATAATTTTAAAAAATCAAGATAACGATGAATATAATTTAGTTAATAATAAATTAATTCCATATAATGATTCAATACACTCTTTTTTTAAAGCAATCTTATTATTTTTAAATAATTATTTAGATAATAATATAACATATTTTGAGTTTCTAAAAATTGTAGATGTAGATAAACTTGATATGTTTGTAGGAAATAAAAAAATCAGTGACAAAATATATGAATATGCACACATAATCGCAAATAAATATCATGTTACAATTGAGATTTTTTTAATTAAAAATATAAATGGCGACACTGTATTTGTTGCTGATAAAAATGGAAAGATAGTTAGCATTATAGCATCACCAACGGATATTGAGTCTAATTTAACTGTCATGATTTCAAAAGATAAAAATAAAAAATATAATTTAATTACGACAGAAATAACAAAACGATATGATGATAAAAAATTATAAATAAAAAAAAATAATTAAAGATAACAATAATTATTATGATACAAAATCTGGATATCCGTTGCTTAATGAATAGGTATTCTGTTGTTTATCATAATCAAGTTTTACCGTAAAATATTAATTTCTCTTTTTTTGATAGTCAATGTTTACTGGCTTATTATTATTTAAAATAAACCGAATGTTTATTTGATATTTGTCTGCAATCGTTTGAGCAAATGTGGCTAGTTTATCTATATTATTATAAGTAAGTTTGCTTATGATTTTGATACTAAAAAATCTGGATATCCGTTGCTTAATGAATAGGTATTCTGTTGTTTATCATAATCAAGTTTTACCGTAAAATATTCATTTCTCTTTTCTTGATAGTCAATGTTTACTGCCCTATCATTTAAAATAAACCGAATGTTTATTTGATATTTGTCTGCAATTATTTGAGCAAATGTGGGTAGTTTATTTATTTTATCATCTAAGTTTCCTTATGACTTACATCTTCTAATAAAGCATAATACGTTACATTTGGAAATTTATAATTATTTAAAAATTTTAATATTGATGTAAACCAAGAGATTGTTGGTGTAGGAGGTAGGTTTAAATCAGCAATATTACCACCACCAACTTGATTTTTTAATTATAAATATTTATTTTTATACTTTAAATATTTATCTGTATGAGACATATATATATAATAAAAATAATTTTATATTAAAATAATTATTTTTTATTTTTAATTATTGTTCTAGATACTATTGTAAATTAATTTGTATGATTTCCAAGTACACTAATAAAAGAAGACAAAAATATAATAAAATAATTAAAGATAAAAATAATTATTTTAATATAAAATTATTTAGACAATAAAATTTTTAGTTATTAATGGAATCATTATGGATAAATAAATATAGACCGAAAGAATTAAGTGAAATAATTGGTCATAAAAATCAAATAAATAAATTTAAGGATTGGTTAGATAATATAAAATCAAAACCAAAAAATAATGCAATTATTATTTCTGGTAATCATGGAATTGGTAAAACATTGGCTATTCGCTTAATTTTAGAAAAAGCTGGATATTTAGTAAGAATTATAAATCCAAATGAGATAAAGGAATTTCGTAATTTAGATGATTTTGATGAATATTACAATCAAAATAATTCTATTTTATCAAAATTAAATTTTTATAAAGATAAAAATAATAAAATTGCTTTAATATTTGATGAAACAGAAAATATTTCTTTAACATCCGAAAAAAAGTATATTATGGATATTTTTAAAGAAAATAATAAAACTAATTCATTCCCATTAATTTTTATTTCAAATAATCAACATTCAAAATTATTAAATGATTTAAAAAAGAATTGTGATGAAATTAGATTTTTTTCACCATCTACTTTTGAAATAAAAAATCTAATTAAAATAATATGTAAAAATGAAAATTTAATAATAATAGAAGATGATATATTATATGAAAGAATTATAAATTTTTCACAATTTGATATTAAACGTTTAATTAATATTTTACAAGAAATATCTTTTCATTATAAAAAAATAGATAATATTGAAATATTAGATTCATTTTTTGAAAAATCAAGACAAAAAAATATTGATATTGGGCTTTATGAAGCAACTGAAATATTATTAAACAATTATAATGATTATGAAACAGTAATTAAATTATATGAATCAGAAAAAGTATTATTACCATTAATGATACATGAACATTATTTAAAAAAAATATTATCAAAAACTAATGAATCTTGGGATAAAGTAATTTATTCTTTAGTAAAAACATCTGATTCGCTATCCCGGGGTGATAATATAGAAACAAGTATTTATACAGACCAAAATTGGTATTTACAAAATATACATGGATTTTATACTTGTTTAAATACATCTTTTTGGATAAATAAAATTAATAATAATTATAAATTATCAGTAGATAAAATGAGATTTAGTTCGGATTTAAATAAAACATCATTAAAAAATATTAATAAAAAAAATATTAATAATTTAATGAAAATTATTTCAAATAAATCAATAGATGAAATTATATATATAAATCAATTAGCTAATGAATTATTTAAAGAAGGTAAAGAAGAAGTATTAATTAATATTTTAAAAAATTATAAAAAAGATATATCTGTAAAAGAAATTGAGTTATGTCTTAAAATAGATAAAACTCAAGATTTTTTATCATTAAATAGTAAAGAAAAAAAAATATTAAGTAAAAAATATAATATAAGTTTAGCTAATAAATAATTAAAATATAAAATTCATAATTTCTAATATATAATATATGATTTTTAATTTAAATAGTTTTACAGAAAAAGGTAGTGGTAAAAATAACTTATTTTTAATTACGTCTATAGTATTTATTTTTATATTTTTTCTTTGTATAATGCCTAATATTGAAAAATGTTATAATGATGAATCAAAAGAATTACTTGAAAAATTTAGTGATATAATGACTGTTAAGATTGATACTAATCTCTGTTCAAGAGATTGTTGTAAAAATTCAGGATGGCCTTTACCAAAAGAATTACAACCTACTGATATATCACCTGATAAACTTAAAAATTATATACCAACTACTTTTAGTTGCAATTTAGGTTCTAATATTGGGCGTAGTGGTAGTAGTGGTAGTGGTAGTGGTGGTTGTGTATGCGTATCTAAAAATGATTATGAATTTTTAGGTTCACGAGGTAATAATGGTGTTGTTAAATATAATGATTAAAAATTAAATTAAGTTTAATTTTAATAAAATATCTAACATATTTTAATATGATAAATTTAGTAGAAAAAAAAAACGAATACACAATAAATTTAGTAAATGTTTTATCACCTTTAGTTTATGAAGGATTAGTGTCAATTTATACAGAAGCATTAAACGTATCAAATAGTGCTGATAATATATTAAAAGTATTCCAATCTTTTTTAAGAAAAATTCCAAAATGGTCTCAAGAAATGATTAATCAAGAAACTGAAAGAATATTAAAAAATTCTAAAAGTTGCGACTGGTTATCTAATTTAGTAAAAGCTACAATAAAAGCAAATATGATTATTCTTACATTTAACCCTCATTTAAAATTACAAAATAAAATTGAGTCATCATATTATAAAAATGTTAATTTAGAAGACTTTATTCATAAAATTTATATTGAATGTGCTAGAGAATTATGGAATAATCCTTATTTAATGTATCATCAATATTCTCCTATAGAATTAAAAAGAAATCAAAGAGATACTATAAATTTAGTAAAAGATGCTATAAGAGAGGCAATACGTAGATTATTACCATTAAAAGAACTTTTAGAAATATATCTTGATGATGAATTAGAACAAAATGATTTACCTGATTTTGATAGAAATATAACAGAAATAGGAGAAAGAAATATTAAAAAATTAATTAATAAAGATTTAAAAGAAGAAGAAGTAGATTATAAATCATTTCCAATTATAATTAATGATAAATCATCAGAAAAACAAGAACAAAAATCACTTGAACAACAAGGAGGTAATAATACCCAATCACCAAAACAAAAAAATTTAAATAGTAAAATATTAGATATAATAAATAATGAAAACAATAGTTCTAAAAATTTAACATCTGATATAGATTCTGAAAATTATACAAATAAATCTTCTAATAAACAAATACAAACTTTATCAAATACAAGTGATTCTAAATCACCTCAATCGGATAATTTAAAAATGATAGGTGGTAATATAGAAGATAAAATTAAACAAGTATTAGAAAATGACTTGGGTGCATCAGATTTAGAGACATCTTTATCATATCGTCCTGAAACTAACGATAAGGAATATCAAGAAATTTTTGCTAATAGTATTGGAGCTCAGCCAGTTAAAAATCAAAATCAAACAGGTGGTAATTCTATTAAAGATTCAACATTAAATAAAAGAAAATTTTTTAATAATTATTTAAATATTTAATACAAAAGAAATTAACACTTAATTAGAACAAAAACTCAATATCTATTTTATTACTTTTATTAGTTTCTATTATATTATAGTTAAATATAATAAATATTAAAAAAATTGAAATTTTAAGTGTTTAATGGTTCTTAATGTAATGAATTGTATCTGCATTTCCACGAGGCACAGATGCCGCCACAAGATCTCACCATTTCCATTCCCGTGTTCATGGCGACTATTTTGGGCTTGATGACAACTCTACACGCAGATGTAAAAGATGTAAAAGCGCAGGTAGTAGAACTAAAAAAGTTTATGACGTTTGAAGCTGATTCACTTGCTTCGTACAACTCTATCTCTACTACCAATGCTGGTGCCAGCACCAGCGCCAATACTGGTGCCAGCACCAGTGCCAATGCTGGTGCCAGCATCAGCGCCAATACTGGTGCCAGCACCAGCGCCAATACTGGTGCCAGCATCAGCGCCAATACTGGTGCCAGCACCAGCGCCAATACTGGTGGCGGCAGCAGCAATACTGGTGGCGGCAGCAGCAGCAATACTGGTGGTGGCTACAGAAGCCACTACAACTACGATCGTTACAGTGAGGAGCTTCTTGCAGCAGGCAATGTAAGCCCAGGAAAATTTACCACTGTCACCAGAAAAACTGTCACCAAAAAAAGAAAAATTACTACTATCATCACCTTTCAGGCTCCAACTGGTCATGTTTTTGGTCTCTTCATGAGGGATGATAAATATAAACAACTCCGAGGAAAATCTGAATTTGGACCGGAGAATGACCCTCGTACTATCACGACGCCTTTGGAGGAATCTTTTATCAATGACATGAAGATGCTCCGCGCCCTTCACCCAGACGTTGAGTTTACAGTAACCAAGTTTTTCGATGTTGTAATTGGTTTCGATGATAGACTTAAAAAAAACAAATATCTCTATTGTATCGAAGTGGAGTTGACCCACTATGACCCCATAGTCTGGAGCAAGTACACGAAGTACACGATTCAATACGAGGGAAAACACCAACTCTTTGATGGGGACGAAAAAGGAGACCTCCAGTTTTCAATTGGACCATACAAGAAGCAATATGGATTATCAAAGGATTTCCTGGACTCCGTAGACTTTCTGAATTCGGACGAAGTGCGCGAAGAAACGGCACCACCTGCAGCAGAACCTGCAGCAGCACCGGCAGCAGCACCTGCACCGGCAGCAGCACCTGCACCGGCAGCGGCAGCAGCAGCAGCACCGGCACTGGCAGCAGCACCTGCACCGGCAGCGGCAGCAGCAGCAGCACCGGCACTGGCAGCAGCACCGGCAGCATATGCAGAGGTAGCAGCACGTGGACTTGCACAGACAAGCGCATTTCCTGCAGAATTGACTCTGTCATACTTGCTGCAACTGCAGCAGGAGCAACAGATGCAGCAAGAACTACAGCTGCAAAAGATACAGGAAAAGATGCTGGAGCTGCAGAAACTAGAGCTTCTGCTGAATCAAAAACTGCAGCAAGAAGAAGCACCTCGTGCTAACGCTGATGCTAACGCTGATGCTAACGCTGAGGCTGAGGCTAACGCTGAGGCTGAGGCTAACGCTGATGCTGAGGCTAACGCTGATGCTGATGCTAACACTGATGCTGAGGCTAACGCTGATGCTGATGCTAACACTGATGCTGAGGCTAACACTGATGCTGAGGCTAACACTGAGGCTAACGCTGATGCTAACGCTGATGCACGGCATGAGGCACGTCAAGAATGGGGACTTTGCGATAAAGAAGACATGTCTGGCGAAGATGACGAAGAAGGTGAAGCATGGCTCAAAAGACATTATCGTAGACGTCTTCTGCCTAATCTGCCTAAGAAAGGCAGATTCACTTTTCCACATCAGACCCTCTAATGTGAAAAGACAAAGTGCATTTCTTGCGAGGCACAAATGACCATAGTGTGTCAAAAACTCCTTAGTGAGTCAGACTAGCCCTCTGAAATGTAGGCTACCGGTTGTCGGTTCGGAATCCCTCTATGGTGAGGCACAGACGTCCATGATACGTAGGTATCCAGTGTGCTTTGTTGTCGGTTCGGAAGCCTCTATAGTGAGGCACAAAACGTCCATGATACGTAGGTCTCCTTAAGTGTGCTCAGTTGTCGGTTCGGAAGCCTCTATAGTGAGGCACAGACGTCCATGATACGTAGGTCTCCTTAGTGAGCTCGGTTTTCGGATACTACCATGTTGTGTGATAAGCAGAAAATTCTTATAAAAAAAGAACTGAAAAAACACAGAAAAAAATAATTTTTATTTAAAAATTGTTTTTATCTTTAAAAAATAATTTATTTTAATAATATTTTTAATTATTATAATTAACTTTTACTGCAGGTGAAACCATATCTAAAATTGCAAAAACAATAGATGAAGTTGCGCCAATCATAATTAATTCTTTAGTTGATATTAATATATCTGGTATATATCTAGTTGCAATAATAACAACTAAACCCATTATTATATATTTTATTATTCTTTCTAATTTTAAATCATTCATATTATTTAAAATTAGAAAATATTTATAGTAAAATTTATAATAAAATTTTAGTTATTTTTTTAATATGTTAATCAAATAATATTTAAATATTTAATTATTTTTCTAATATATATTAATGGTAACAATTCCACTTAAAATACAATATTTTTTAATTATTATAATAACTTTTTGTATTATCTATTGGTTTCAAATGGTAGATGATAAAAAAATATGTAAAAAAAGAACAAATAATTATGATAAAATTAAATTACCTTTATTAGTTTCTACTATTGTTGGTTTAGTTCTTTTATTAAAAAATGATTATTTACCTAATATATATATTACATCAAATTCTACAGAAACTTCTATTTTAGAAAAACCAATAGAGAGAATTATAGAAAGACCTATAGAAATCACAACTAATTATTCTAATTTAGATATTTATACTGGATTACCTGAGTGGTAATATTAAAATTAAAAAATATTTAATATATAAGTGAATAACATAAATTAATTTTTTCTGTTATATATTAATGAGTAATGTAAAAACTATAGGGTTTGGTGCATCTAGATTACAATTAAAAAGATTCCCAATTGAAAAAATGGCTCGTTATTGTACAATTGCTATGGTTGCAAAAAGAGCATCTGGTAAATCATATTTAACTAGAGAAATAATGTATCATAAAAGAAAAATTCCTACTGTTGTTATTTCAAGAACTGAAAAATTAAATAAATTTTATGGAGAATTTTGTCCGGATACATATATTTACGATCAATTTGATACTGACATTTTATCAAGAATTTACGAAAGGCAATCTAAATTAAATCAAGATAATGAAAAAAGAAAAAAAGAAGGGAAAAAAATGAAAGAAGATGAAATTATGTTAATTATGGATGATTGTATGTCAAGTAAAGGTGATTGGTTAAAAGATCCACAAATTCTTGAATTATTTTTTAATGGTAGACATCATCATATGTCTTTTATTTTAACAATGCAATTTTCATTAGGTATTCCTCCTGAATTAAGAAGTAATTTTGATTATATTTTTTTATTAGCTGAAGATTTTCCAAGTAATAGAAAAAGATTATATGAACATTATGCTGGTATGTTTCCTAATTTACAAGTATTTGAACAAGTATTTACAGAAATAACTGATAATTTTGGTGTTATGGTTATCGACAATCGCGTACATTCTAAAAATATAGCTGATAAAGTTTATTGGTATCGTGCAAAAGAAGTTCCTGAATTTACTATTGGAACTAATAAATATATAAAATATCATAAAGAACACTATGACAAAGAATGGAATCGTAGATTACCACTTTTTGACCCTGCTGATGTAATAGCAAAAAAAAGAAATAATATAAAATTAATTGTTGAAAAGATTAAACATTAACATATTTAATCTTTATTGAAAAAATTAAACATTAACATATTTAATCTTTATTGAAAAAATTAAAAATTGAAATTTTAAATGTTTATTAGGTCCTAAATATAATAATTACCATATAAACATGTTCTCGCAAAACACACAAGAACAACCGTACAAAATTATGTTTAACCTTTACATTAAATTGCTTATGTTATTAAAGCAAACACTAGACAGTTTAGGCAACCAATGTGTCCAAGATATACATCATCTTGTTACTGAAGTATTCTATATGCTAAACGATATCTGTGAAAAACAAAAGAATTTCAATATAAAAATTACTGATACCGATACTGCTACTGACATAAATGAAACAAAAGACAGTTTTATATGTGTATTTAGTTGCTTTCACTCAAGTCACAAAACACTCAATGGATTTCAGCTAATCCAGATAAGCAAATGTCTGGAAACACTCATATTAAAGTTATCACTCTCTCTGCGTATTACTATACAGCTTTTGATTGATTTTAAGGAATCTATAAACCTTTCAGCTGAATACCAAGCTCTTGAAAGAGATTATAACAAAGCTCGTGTAGATGCTTTTACTGCATTTGGCAAAGCTACTGACCGAATTAATGCTAAGCAAGCTAGCATAAGTGATAAATCAAACAAATGGGCTGATATGGTTGAAGAAGAAGAAGCCCTAGAAGAAGCCCCAGAAGCAGCCCCAGAAGCAGCCCCAGAAGCAGCCCCAGAAGCAGCCCCAGAAGCAGCCCTAGAAGCAGCCCTAGAAGCAGCCATAAAAGCAGCCATAAAAGCAGGACTAGAAGCTGTTTCAGTAGCACCCCCAGTAGTAGCCCCAGTAGCAGCCCCGGTAGCAGCCCCAGTATCTAATGGTTGGACACTTGTAGAATCACGAAAAACTAAGCATCGGAGAAAATAGCTCTCAAAATAGGTTAGCACAAAAAAGTAATATTTTATTTTTCATTTAGTAATGGTTTTCCGAGTTGTTGTATATATTCTTCTGTTTTTAAATTATATTCTTTTAGTTTATCTTCTAAATTCTTAATTTGTTCATCTACATCAATAATATTAGAACTTGTATCTTCAGTTAGTTCTTTCTTTCTATTATCAAGTAAATTTTCAATATCTTTTTTAATTTCTTCATTCTTCCTATATTCATTATATAGTTTTGCTTTTTGTTCATTCTCTTTTTTCTTTTTCATAGTATCATTTAATTGAGGATTTGCATATTCTGACTCACCAGCTTCTGCACTATCTGGGTCTGGATTAAATGGTTGCCATTTGTATAATTCACCGACATGAACATTAAAACTATCATTTATATCACGTAAAGACAAAGATTGTGATTCTGCTTGCTCTTCAGTATCAAAACAACCACTTATTTTAATACCTACTAAAGATTTATCTTGTTCGGTTAAAAAAGATACACAATACCAATTTTGGGCAGATATTTTTTCTTCCGTTCTTTTAACTACTCCTTCATATTTAATTGAAACATTTTGATTAAAATTATCTGTTATTTCATCTGATGTATATTTAGAATCTATTACAATATTATTTAATTTTGTATTAATAGATTTTAAATTTTCATTATACTCTTTAATTTTCTCTTCTAATTGTTTAATTTGTTCTGTAATTTTTAATATCATATTTTCATCTTTATTAGTGATATATTCATTTAATTCTTCTTCTTTAACTTTAATATTATCTAACATATTTTTAATAATCATTTCATATTTTCTTTGTTCATATTCATAATTTTTTTTATGCATATTCATTAAATATGCTTTCATCATACTATTTAATTGATCATTTAAATTTCCATTATTTGATAAAGGGTCAAATGCATTCCAAGAACCCATTTCAGCTACAAAATTATAATGTCCAGGTTCTTTTAATAATTGTGTCTGTTCTTGTGCATCTTCAATTGTTTTAAATCCACCACTAACACGAATATATTTTATTTTTTTCTTATCTTCATTCATAAATAAAGACATTACACAATATTTTTGATTTTCTGGAATTATAGAATCTTTAATTAAATAATCAACTTCGGACATTAATTTATTATTTAATTATTCTTTAAATTATTTTTTTATTAAATTTCTTAGTATCAAAATCAGCATAACCCATCCATATATCAGGTAAATTAAACATTTTATTAAAAATTTTAGATGGTCTATCTTGATTTATTGTATTTTGATTTAATTCTTGTTTGTATTGAGTAATTATTGGACATTTATTATAACTTTTTGTTAAATTATGTGTTAATAAAATAATCCCAATTAATATCAATATCATAGATATATTATGAAGAACATGGTTCATTATATATATATAGTTTTTATTTGAATGATGAAATAAAATCCCAATTTAAATATGTACATATCTTTTTCCAAATTGAATCATTTTCCATTAAAATATCCAATTGTTTATGTAAAGGAAAACAATCTAATAAATGATCTAATTCTAATAATTCACAGAATTTATGTAATACATAACCGTATGATAAAAAGTTTTTTCTATCTACAAGTTTATATTTCAACCAAGGTTCTTGAATCATTAAAAACATTCTAATAAACATTTTTTCCATATCGCGTGTAATTTTTGGCGGAGGTAATCCAGTTAATTTATTAATTATATAATGTGTATGTTCATATAAATAATTAAATTTAAGCTTCTTTAATATACTCCTCATTTTTTCTCTATTTAATACAGATAAATCAGTAATACGTCTTCTATTTAATTCATTAATTATTTCATTATAAATAGAATTATCTATTTCTGGTGATTGTTTAGCTTGAAAAGCATTAAGCCATTCTCTAAATCTATTTAATCTTTTATATGGAGAATAGTCTTTAATTTGAACATCTTCATCTATAATAATTACTTCCATATCACCACATAAGGGACAAATATAAGATGATTCAACAAGATTTAATATTTTTTCTATTTTACATTCTAAACAATATTTAATTCTTTTAGAACCATCATCAGCATTAACACGAATACCTTCTGTAATTTGACAGTATTTTTCAAATAATTCTGTTTTATTAATTTTATTTGTTGATTTTTCATCAACTTGTTTTTTTTTACATAAAAAAGTTAAAATATTTTTTGAATCGCTTGATTCATCTTCTACATTTTTAATATTATAATAATTTATTAAAATATCACCAGTTTTATCATAATAATCCATTTCAGATATATTATTTTTTAATAAATGTATTTTTCTTTCAATATCATCTTTTAAATCTAATAAAGTAGCTCTATTTTGTTGCTTAATATTAGTAAATTTTTCACAATTTTTATCTATTTCATTTATTTCATTATTAATTTCATTTAATTTATTTTCTAATAAAGAAAAATTTTCTTTTTCAATTTCAAATTCTTTAATTTTTTGTCGATGTTTATTTTCTAGTGTAGATACTTTTTTAATATCTGTATTTTTATTTTTTTGACTGGAAACAGACATTATTATTATAAATAATAAATTTACTTTATAACATTTAATATTTATATTAAAAATTGTTTAAAAATGTTAAAAAATATTTAAAAATGTTTAAAATATTAAAAAATGTTTAAAAATTATTTAAATTAAACTCATAAAAAATAATATTTAATTTAAATTTAAAAATTTTTTCTTATATAAAGTATATATCCATGGGTGGAGGTTTAATGCAACTCGTCGCTTACGGCGCGCAAGATGTTTACTTAACAGGTAATCCTCAAATTACTTTTTTCAAAGTTGTTTACAGAAGACACACTAACTTCTCTGTAGAACCTATTCAACAAGTTTTCAACGGTGCTGCTGACTTTGGTCGCACTGTTACTTGCAATTTAAACAGAAACGGTGATTTAATCACTAATATGTATGCTGTCGTTCAATTAGCCGCTGTTGCTGCTGTTAACAACGGTCCTGAATGGGGCTATGTTAGACGTTTAGGCTACGCCTTAATTGAATCCACCAAAATTGAAATTGGTGGCTCCAAAATTGATGAACAATATGGTGACTGGTTAAATATCTGGTATGAACTTTCCCATAAAGTCGGTCAAGAACGCGGACATGCCGCCATGATTGGTGATGATGATGAACACCGTCATTTACATAATGAAGCCCGCGCTTCTTCTACTTTATATGTACCTTTAGCTTACTGGTTTAACAGACATAACGGTCTTGCTTTACCTTTAATTGCTCTTCAATACCACGATGTACGCGTAACCATTAAATACCGCAATGCTGCAGAATGCGTTAACTACAAAGTTACCAAACCTACTATGCCTACTATGGCTGATTCTTACTTATTAATTGACTATGTTTTCTTAGATTCGGAAGAAAGAAAAAGATTCGCTCAAGCCAGCCACGAATATCTTATTGAACAATTACAATTCACTGGTTCGGAATCCTTAACTAACAATTCTAACAATAAATACAGACTTAACTTTAACCATCCTAGCAAATATTTAGTATGGGCTTCTCACTTAGAAAATTTCCATACTTCCAATCAATGGTTAGCTTATCCTGCTAACGGTGACTGGGAAACTGGACGTGATACATTTGCTAAATTACTCTGGTTATCTTCTAGAACAGGTTTAGATACTAGTGGTGAGACTATTGCAGTAACTGATACATCTGGTGACGTTCAAATTCCTGATATATTATCCTCAATTCCTTCTACTTCTATTATTCGTAGATTATTACAAAAAATTGAAGCTCAATTAGTTTTCGCCGAAGATTCTTCGCCAGTTAATGCTAATCCAAATAACGTTATCTTATTAAAAAATGAAATAACTGCTGCCGATATGACTACTACTGTTTCCCAACTAGTTGATGGGGGTGCTAATACTAATTTCTTAAATATACACGGTGTATATGTTACCGATCACTTTAACTACGGAAGATGGGTTGATGGCACTGTTAACCCAATTACCAGTGGCAAATTACAACTTAACGGTCATGACAGATTCCAAACCAGAGATGGCAACTACTTTAATTATGTCCAACCTTTCCAACACTTCAGCAACACCCCTGCTGATGGTATCAATGTCTACAGTTTTGCCCTCAAACCTGAAGACCACCAACCCAGTGGCACTTGCAATTTCTCGCGTATTGACAATGCTACTCTTAATATTTCGTTAAATAACGATACCGTAACTGGAAGCAGTGATGATAACTTAAATATTTACACTGTTAACTACAACGTATTAAGAGTTATGTCTGGTATGGCTGGCACTGCTTATTCTAATTAAGCAATTTTATATTTTAATTATTATAAATATAAATAATTTAAATATAAACTAATATAATGATGTTCTAAATAATATAAATAGATATAATTAACTATTAATAAATTAATGTTTTAGTAATAAAATTATTAAGAATCAATATCGAATTAGAATTATCTTCAGCTTTAATTAGTCTTTTATTAATATCTATAGTTTTATTAATAAAAGATTCAAAAATATTATTTTCTTTATTTTCTTTACTTTCTTTACTTTCTTTACTTTCTTTATTTTCTTTACTTACATGACTTTCTTTATCATAGTTATTTTTATAATATTTATCAATAATATAATATAATTTATTAATTATTTTTTTATTATGTTTTTTATCATCTATTGATTTAATAACAACTTCTAAATAATTATAAAAAGATTTAAGAAGTTGTTTTTTATAATTTAATTCATCTTCATATTCAATTTCTTCATTACTATCTTCATAACTTTCTTCATTACTTTCATCATAACTTGCTTCATAACTTGCATCATAACTTTCTTTATCACTTTCTTCTTCATAATTATTATCGCTTTCTTCATCATAATTGGCATTTCTCATTGTAATTCTTGAAATAATTTATAATTACTATCACTAATAAAGAATCTATTTAAATATCAATTTTTATATATTTATAATATATGAATCTTGATTTTGATTCTTTATATAAAATAATTGAAAAAATGGATAAATCATCAAAAGAAAAGTGTTTAATTTGTCATTTACCTATTGAAAATGACGAATTAATTTTATCTTGTAATCATTACTATCATAGTAAATGTTTAAATAAAACAACTAATAAAATAAAATGTCCATATTGTCAAAGAATAGCATCAATCAAACCAAATAAAATTATTCAAGAAGATTGTAAAGTTTTGCTTACAACAGGTAATCGTAAAGGAGAATATTGTGGTAGAACTAATTGTTGTTATCATAAATTAAATAAAGAAAATGAATATTTATGTCAATCTATTCTTAAATCTGGATTAAGAAAAGGACAAGTTTGTGGAAGAAATAATTGTAAACTACATAATATTAATCTATAAAATCACATTCGCTCTCATCCTTTTTAAATGGTGTCTTATTTAAAAAATTAATTTTAGGTAATTTTTTATATTCACCATCATCTTCTTTATCAGATTCTTCTTTTTTCATTGATGTTTTTGATTTATTTAATTTTTTTTTTATTTTTTGTGTATCATCATCAATAAAATCACAGTCTACCTCTTTTTTAAGATTTTTAGAAACAACTTCTTTTTTAGTTTTTACTTGTTTAAAATCATCTAAAAATAATACATTATTTTTAATTAAATCATTATCAATTTTAAATTCTGTATCTGTTCTAATATATTTTTTTCTTTTTTCAACAATTTGTTTTAATTTTGGTAATTCATCTAAATGTTCACGATAATATTTAACTTTTTCCCAAGTTTGTTTTAAAATTGGTAAAATAGATGCAAATAATTTTTTATCTCTTTCTATTGGTTGATTATGTGATTGTTCTAATTTCCAATAAATAACTTTATTGAATGAATAATCTTTAATAAGATCTGGATATTTTTCATTTAATTCTGACATTGTCTTAGCAATCCATTCATCATATTGATGAGAATTTATATCTAATCTTGGAGGATAGATAAATTTACTTTTCCATTCAATATTATCTTCTACAAACTCAGGTTTCCATATTTTTGGAAAGAATTGAAGTAAAACTCCTTTTTTAATTTTATCATCTATGTTTATACTTTGTCCATTTATACCGATTTTGTGTTTTGTATTTTGACAATTATCTATTAAATAGTCTTCACGTGTTTTATATTCAATTAATTTACATTGCCAAAAGTCGCACGTTTGTAATTCACAACATTCTAATTGTTGTTGAACTTGTAAATAATAATAATATGGACAGATATGTCCTGGAATTATTCCAGATGTTTCTATTGTTCTTCCATTTGGTGCAACACATTTAATTTCTAACATAGTACCTAATTTATCTGAAAATTTATTATCAAGAGTTTTTGCAGAACAAATACCATCAGGTGATGCTCCTAAAAATAAATGTGTTTCAGAAGGTAATGCACCAAATTCAACTACTTGAACGTTATTAATATGTTCATAAATTTTTGTTGCAATTAATTCAAATTTTTTTCCATGATATACATTTGCATTATCTAAAAATTGATAGTCTGGATCACATTTTTTAAGAATAAAAGATTCTACCGGTTCATATGGATTTTCATCAATTGCTGCTGCAGTATCTGAAGCAGTAATACGTTCATGACGATATGCAAACCATTCTTTAGATCTTTGTTCTGGTTGTGGAAGTGCTTTTAATTTTTGAAAATGATTTTCTAATTTTTGAAATTCTTTGGGAATTTTAACTGGAGAATATAATTCAAGATGATTTGGAAAATAGCAAATATCGGTATCTAATATTTTAATAAATTTTTTTTTATTTTTAGTTAATATTGTAAAAATTTCAATCATTAATGATAATGTTAATTCTGGATAAATTTCTTTATATGTTCTATAACAATCATTTAAAAGACTATAATATTCTGTTTCAGAAAAAGATTTATTTTGTTGTATTTCTAAATATTTTTTAACATCATCAAATATTTTATCTATTGACATTTTAATAATAATATTAATTATTATATAGTTTCTTTTTTAATCAATTTTTATTAAATAACATACTTTCCATTTATAAATTGTAAATTTGGTATACTAATTATTTTACCTTTGGTTGAATCATATAAAATACTATCTTTTTTTGTAATAATTTTAGTTTTTATCATATTTATTAATTTTTCTTTTAATTCATTTTTTTCATTTTCATCATTAATTAATAACATATTAATATACTCTTTTATTTTTATAATTTTATGAATTGTATTTAATTTTACCCAAGGTTTTAAATATAAATAATCATCAGTATATTGTGTTGATGTTGTAGGTGATTCTGTATTATTTGGAATTGTATTTTTAATTTCAGAATTTTCTGATAATTTTAATAATTTTTCTTCTAATAAATATTTTTTATTTAATCCATTTTTTTCACAAGATTTAATTAAATTAGATAAATAATTAATTTCTAGTAAATTTTGAATATTTTGTATATTAAAAGGTATATCATCCATTTATTATATAAAGAAACTCTTTTTTTAAATATATTTAATTAAATAGTTTAATAGAGATATATATCTCTTTAATAATAATGAATCATAATATAGAATTTGATGAATTATTTGCCTTAAGAATTTCCTTTCAAGATGAATTTGAAAATGAAAATGATATAATGTGTGAACTTAAATACGAATTACTTAAAAGAGGAACACCTATTGAAAATATTCCAAATATTTTAAAACAATTTTATGATTATTTAGATATTAATATGAGTATTGAACAAATAATTGAAATATTATATTCAACACATGAAGAACAAATATCTAATCAATTTATTAATATATTAAATAATTATATTATTCATAATACACAAGAATCTAATATGCAAGAACCCAATATACAAGAACCCAATATACAAGAACCCAATATACAAGAACCCAATATACAAGAACCTAATATAGAAGAATCTAATACACAAGAACCTAATATAGAAGAATCTAATATACAAGAACCCAATATACAAGAAAATTATGAACAAGAAACTTATGAACAAGAAACTTATGAACAAGAAACTTATGAACAAGAAACTTATGAACAAGAAACTTATGAACAAGAATCTAATACACAAGAATCTAATACACAAGAAAATTATGAACAAGAAAATTATGAACAAGAAAATTATGAACAAGAAAATTATGAACAAGAAAATAATATAATTAATTTTTTTAATAATCCAATAAATGGAAATATACAATTTACTTTTTATTCGTCAAATTCTACAAATTCAATAAATACAATAAGAACAATACAATATACATTTAATCCTAATTCTATATTTCAACCAAATTTAAGAAATATTATAAATTCAAATCCTTTATTTTCATCACAAGGAATATTTAATTCTTTAGTATTTGAACCAATAATGGAAGATGTTGTGTCAACTCTTGATGATTCAGAAAAAGATAAATTAAAAGTTTATAAATTAATAGAAAAAAAAGAAGAAAAATGCACTATTTGTATGAGTGAAATAAATGTAGATGAACAAGTATGTGATTTACCATGCGCCCATACATTTCATGATGAATGTATACAACCTTGGTTAAATCATTATAATTATAAATGCCCTGTTTGTAGAAAAGAAGTAGGAAAACCTAAACATAACATCTAAATTAATAAATTAGAAAAAAATAATAATAATAAACCTATTAATAAAATTATAATAGCAAAATTAAATTCTCTTCGTTCATTTGCTAATATATATGGAATAGGATTTTTAAAATCAACTAATAATTCAAGAATTTCAAAAAATAAATTTTTTAACATAATTATATTTTCTTCTAGTTCTTGTTTTATTTCTTGTTTTATTTCTTTATTAATAATATTTTGTTTTGGTATATTTTTATTAATTAAATCTGATTTTTCAAATTTTTTATTAAATTCATCTACATTAAATTTTTGGTCTCTTTCTAACATTTTTAGTTGCGACATTAAAAATCATTAGAAAAAATATTTAATTGTTTAAAAATAAAAATTGATAAATTAATTTAAAAATAAAATATATTAGTATTTAATGCTATATACAACTTGTCCAACTTGTGGTTTTTTTTTGGGTCAAAAAACAGAAGAATATGAAAAAAAGAAAGCAGAAATCTGTTCTAATCCAAAATATTCTAAAAAAGAATCGGAAGAAGAAATATCAAAACTTCTTAAATCTTTAGGTTTAAGAAGATATTGTTGTAGAATGAGAATGATGACATATAAAGATTTAGTATATGATATTTTACCAGTAGTTGATAATAAATAAATATTTAAAGACAGATTCAATATGCTTTTTTTATAAATCAAACACAAAATTATATAATATTTTTATTATAATTGTAATTCTTTTTTTTGTTTAAAAACTAAAATATAAAGTCCGGTAAGAGTCAAACTAATACCAAATGCAAATAAGACTAAACCAGAGCCTTTTTGTTGCGATATTAAAACTGATCCTGATAAACCTACAATCATTGATATAATAAATATATTAAAATTAAAATTGTCCATATATATATATATATTAGATATTTTTTAAATTAAGAATCAGGTTTATTTTCTATAAATTTTATCTTTTTTAGGAAAATTAAAACCCAAATTGTTAATAATATAAATAATAATGAAGCACCAATACCTCCTGTAATTATTGCTCCTATAAAATTTCTTTCTTCTTTTCGTTTACTATCTACTTCACTAAATGCAATTATAATAGTTATAATAGCAAAAAATAAAAATATTAAAGAGAAAACTGCTAAAAACCATCTGAAACAGTATTCATATATATATATATTTAGATATTTTTATTATTAAATTAAAATCTATTACCACACATTATAAAAAGAATCAAAAGAAGAAATATCAAAACTTCTTAAATCTATAGGTTTAAGAAGATATTGTTGTAAAATGAATGCACATATATTTTACAAGTAGTTAAAAATAAATAATAATAAAAATTTTATACATTTTGATTAGGACAAAACATTAACCGTTCGAACTAAGGGTTATTAACTTTTTTAGTAGTATCCGAAACAGCCTTTTTTAGAACCTTATCCTTTAATGATCGAAAGAATTTAAATACCATATAAATTAATACAGGTGAAGAGAATAATATTAGAGCAAAACCAATCCATGCAAAAATATGTGATAATTTAACATCATTTTTTTCTTTTTCTTTTTCAAATTCTGATTTATTCTTTTCTGAAGTGAAATAAACTAAAGCACTTAGAGAAAACAAACCAAGAGCGACTGCACCAAATATAAGACTGAATAATATATATCCATCTAAATAAGTAGTTTCACCATCCATATATATATAACTATATATTTTTTTAAATAATAAAATTTATATAATAATTGTTTTACTAATACCAAATTTAATAGCTATATTATAAAAATTTATTTTTAATCTTTCTATATAATAAATAAAAATTTTATTTATTATTAAAAGTTTTAGACTATATTATAACAGCTTATGTTTTGAATTAAAGTATTCAATCTATAAAATTATTTGTAATGGTAAATTTTTGGATCGTGCTCAATAATTTTAAGAAATAATAAAATAGAAAATATTGCCCATATTCCAATAAATACACCACCAATACTCATTGAAGCTATAAGACCTGTTAGATTTGGTGATTTTTTTATTAAAAAACACCAAATGCTAGGAATTAAAATTATTATACCTATTAAAGCTAAATAATAAATATAAATTGTTATTCCACTGTTTAATTTTAATAAGTAGTTATAATGATGAGAAAAATTTTTATGATATTTTACAAGTAGTTAATAATAACATTATCCAACTATTTTATTTTAAGTTTAATTTTACTGTCATATATTTTTTAAATTATTTAAATTTTTATTATAAAAATAATCTTGAAAAAATATCAGTTTAATAAAAATTTAAGGTTATGTATTTGTAGTTATATCTGTAGTTGTATATGCAGCTGTAGCTGTAGCTGTAGCTGGAGCTGTAACTGCAACTTTAACTGTATCTACTTTAGTTCTAGAATTAAATTTATAATAAAGTTTTATACAAAAATCTAGTATTACAAAGGATAAACCAGTCAATGCTAAAATGTGTGAATTTTTAAGATTTTTCTTTGCCTTTTCCTTTTCCTTTTTAAATTCTGATTGACCAAATTCTTCATATGCTGCAAATAACCCACTTACAACAAAAAACACAAGAGATATCAATATTGAGAATGTAAACTCAAAAAAGCTCATATATTATATTATATTATATATTTTATTTTTAATTAAATTAATAATAAAATAAAAAAATTAAACTTTTTAAATTATTTTTTGTTTATTATTATATAAATTAAAATAATTGCACTACTTGATGCACCAATAATTGCTGTATTTTGAGATACTATAAAATTTCGATTTTCTTTTTTTTTCCATAATTCCCACATTGCAGCAATAAAACTTATAAAAAAAGAAATTATAGTTGTTCCGATAACAATGGCTTTTGATATTATAAATGACATTATATATAATTATATATTAATTATTTTGATATAAATTTAAAAAGAATATATCATTAAAAGACCAATATATGAAGATAAAACCCCTAAAAATATAATGTTAGCATTTAAAAAATTATTAAATAAATAATTTGATACTAACAAAGTTGAAATCAACATTAGTGCGTCTATTACTAATATTATTTTTCCATTTTCTTTAGCATAATTTTTAAAAATTTCAAGTACTTTACTACTTTTAGTATTTACATTATTTAAAAATGTAAAAAAAGAAATATCGTGGATTAAACCTATAATAACAACATAAAATAATTGCATATAAAAATCAGTACTTAATAATGTAGCTAAATAGGTTCCAATAATTATTGATGTTATATCCATAACATATGCTCCAATTGTAAGCTCTTTATACCATTGTCTAATACTTTTTCCACCATTTTTATTAAATAATAGTAAATAACCTATAATAGTATCTACTATTATAGATGCTGTAAATAATGTTTCAATAGAATGCATAACTTATAATATATAGTATTAGATGTTTTTTAAATATAAAAAAATATAAAAACTTTTTAAATCTATAAATTTAAGAAAATATTATTATAGAATGGATGCACATTTTAGCAATAGTTAAAAATAAATAAGTATATATTAATTAGCATTGCATTATCTTGTTTTAATAATATTTACCATACTTCATGTATGTCATGAGTCGTTGTGTGAAAATAAAATGGTATGTCAGTATGTATGGAATTATGGAAACCATTGTATAAACATCGCCCTCTAAATCTCATACAATCAACGAGCAGTTTATCAATGAAAAAGAGTATCCAGTCAAACATCATTATTGTGTTGAATGCTCTGTGAAGTATGTTCTGGGTGAATCAAATTCAAATGTATCGCTGCACTATAGGGATTATCATAGCAAGGGCACCAAGCAATTAAATATTACATTCAATACCGAACCGACACCTTCAACTAGAGACAAAAGAGCCTTTGTTACAGTGGCAAATAAATGCGTTGGCTGGAAAATTTAACTAGCCTTTGTTTTTTGCTCTTTAAATTATAGTTAAAAAATTGATTTAAATCTTTTGTAGATTTCATGCTAGATATTCTGAGTATAAAGTAATTTGGACAATATTAATATTTGGTTATTAGTTTTTTTATTTATTGCATTCCGAGATACCCTACAGGTGCTGTAACATCAATTAAAGGATATTCAAAGTCCTTATTTCTAAACCAGGTAAGACCAATACCGAAAACGGCACATATAAATCCGAACGTCCATGCTCTAGTAATACGCTTTTCTTCCGCCAGTTTTTCTTCAGCTCGCTTTTCTTCAGATCGCTTTTCTTCAGCTCGCTTTTCTTCATCTCGCTTTTCTTCAGCCAGCTTTTCTTCAGCCCGTTTTTCTTCAGCTCGTTTTTCTTCAGAACGCTTTTCTTCAGCCAGTTTTTCTTCAGTCCGCTTTTCTTCATCTCGCTTTTCTTCAGCCCGCTTTTCTTCAGTCCGCTTTTCTTTAGCACGCTTTTCTTTACAAATTTTTGTCTCGTTCATCCAATTCTGGAGCACAGTAATTTGCTTAAGCATATTGTCGACCATTTCAAAGTTTGAACGCTTCCACTCAGCATCAGATAGTGTCTCAATAAGATGCGCCTTGAAAAAATTTACTTTCTCTTCTTTATATTTTTGTAGCGCATCAGACACCATTTTTTTTGCTACTTGTAATTCAGTATTGATGATGTGGTATTTGCTAAATGCTTCACTTTTCTTTCTATCATTATTCATTTTATTTCTCATTTCATTGAGAGATTCGAATGGTTTGGTTAAAAAATGGTTCGTACACGATCTGCGCTGCCGACTTGCTGAGTCAAGTATGTTTTTTGCATTATTAAGTGTTGTCTTTGCTTCTGGTAACTGTTTTTTCAATTGTTCTTTACAATGATATAACGGATGTTCATTAATCGCGTTTTCTATAAAATTTAGTTTTATTTCAGCTTCTTTATATTTCTGTTCTGCTTCTTTTTCCGCTATATAGAAAGCCTTATTCGCTTCCATCTCATCTTTTTCATACGCTAATTGCATTGCTTTTATAGATACTTCTCTTTCATGATCTTGTTCAATAAGTACTTTATGCATAGCATTACATATATTTTGTATCTCTATTACTTCAATCTGTGCTGCTTCATAATTTTCTTCTGCGTAAATAATTTTGGCAAGTACCTCTTGCATACCTGTATTTTTCTTTTTATTTTCTTCGACTAGACGTTCAACTTCATCTGTTTTTTTATTAATTTGATTATATGCATCTTCATAATTTTGTTTATTTTGTTTGTAGTTTTGTTTGGCTTCGTTCATTTTCTGTTTCAGTTCTTCTAAGAGAGACATTTGTAAGTTATGAGTTAATATTAATTCATAATACATAAATAATAAATTAATGCAATTTTTATAAAATAAAAGAAATAAATCAATAATTTATATAGATGAGTTAGTGCATTTTTAACAGGTTTACTTATGCTTAAATAATTGTATCGTTTAGAATTTGTGCCTTTCTTCAAGAAATGCTTCAATAGCATTAGACGCTTTTCTTCACGAATCTTTGTCTCGTTCATCCAATTTTGGAGCACTTCAATTTGTTTGAGCATGATTTCAACTTTTTCAAAGTTTTTACGATTTTCTTCAGCACGCTTCTCTTCAGCACGTTTTTCTTCAGCTCGTTTTTCTTCAGCACGTTTTTCTTCAGCTTGTTTTTCTTCAGCTCGCTTTTCTTCACAAGCATGTAGTACAGAAATTTGCTTGAGCATAGTTTCAACCATTTCAAAGTTTGAACGCTTCCACTCAATATCAGATAGTGTGTCTGTAAGATGTGCCTTGAAAAAATTTAGTTTTTCTATTTCATACTTTTGCAATCCATCAGCCATCAATGCTTTTGCTTTTGTTTGTTCTGTTCGTGCTGTAATTAACGAAATATGTACTTCACTCTCATTCAATTTGGTAAGATTATTATAAGTTTTAGTGCAAAATGTTTGCTGTTTTTCTATTAATTCAGCATTATAAAAGCATGCTGTTTTTGAACTGAGGGTTCCTTGTGCACTCCTATGTTCTGTATATGCATTATTAACTACAATGTTTGCATCTTTTAACTGTTTATTTAAATCTTCTGTATTTATAATGGGATGCTCGACCAGACCAACTTTAATTTCTAGTATTTGATTATATTTTATTTTTGCTTCTGTATATTTTTGTTGTGCTTCTTTATCCGCTGCATAGAAAGCTTTATTTACTTCTAGCTCATCTTCTGTATTTTTTTTTTGGAATGCTTCATATGGCGCATTTATGGCATCTCGTTGTTCGTTATACATTTTCTGTGCAGCTTCCACAGTCTCGCTAGCTTTTGTATATACCATCTGTGCTGCTTTATAATTTTCTTCTGCAGAAATAATTTTTGCGAGTATATCCTGCATAGATGTGTTATCTTCTTCGACAATATGTTTTTCTTCTTCGACAAGACACTTTTCTTCTTTGACTAGACGTTCAACTTCGTCTGTTTTTTCATTAATTTCAGCAAGAAGAGCCGCAATACGCTCTTTTGTTTGTGTTAGTTGATGGTCAGACATTTGTAAGTTATGAGTTAATAATAATTCATAATATATAAATAATAAATTGATACAATTTTTTTATAAAATAAGTTTTCAAGTCATCTAAAAAGACTTTTTGTTATAGTAAAAATAGATTAGTAAATTAACAAATTTTGTAATTATTTTAAATAAAATAATCACAAAAATCAGTAGCTTGAACACCTCGAAAAGGCATTCTTGTATACTTTGTATGCGTATAGTGCGTCTTGTGTGCGTCATCTTGTGCACTACATATAAAACTTTTTGACGCATTATTTGACAAGAGCTCAATGAACAACCAGGGTATATAGTTGCATCATCAAGCATTCTTGTTTAAAAACACGACCATCCACGACTACCGAATTATTTTTCCCTGAACAAATTCTCTCCAGAACTCTTCAAATCTTTCGTCGACGGTGGTGTCGACACGAAGACGTTTTGGTGGTGGTGGATATGCCTGTCCTTGTTCTTGTGCCTGACGATACTCCTCATGTGATTCATAGCAAAATGGATGTTGCCTTTGCACTAGTGGCGGAAGATGTGCAACAAGCGCTGGAGACGGCAGTAAGGGATTCACATGGGTATTTTGTGTTTTAATCACCATCATCTCCTGTGCTTGATGCACCGCTGTCTCCAGCAATTGATTCACTACTTCCAACACCATTGCTTCAAGCTCACGCTTCTCATCCTGTGCTTGAAGCACATACTCCCAATCTAGCGCTTCAAGATAAAACGGCTCTTGATCCATCATATCTGATAACATTTTGCTCGTAGCGCGTTGTTTGCAAGGGTACCTGTAACAGGTTTGCAAATGTGCCTCTAGCACGATGAATGCGCTATGGAAGCTATCCATGGTAAAATTTTTATATAGGAATTAATAAACACTTTAATTTTCAATTTTTTATTATTTATTTATTCATCTAAAAAATAAAAGAATTATAATTTTATTATCTAAAAATATTATATACAATGACAGAAATCCATATATATACAGATGGTGCTACACCAAATAATCAAAATAAATCAGGAAATCGCAGAGGAGGAGTTGGTGTATTTTTTGGTGATAATGATCCAAGAAATATATCATTTGGTATGATTGAAACTGATAAACAAAAAGTAACTAATAATGTATGTGAATTAACAGCATGTATTCGTGCTATTGAGCGTATAATGGCAACAGAAAAAATAATAGGGAAACAAGTAGTTATTTATACAGACTCAATGTATATTGTAAATACTATTGCAAATTGGGCAAGTACTTGGGAAAGAAATGATTGGAAAAAAGATGGTGGAAAAATAGCAAATTTAGAATTAATAAAAAAATTATATTATAATTCTATAAATTTTGGTATAATTTATAGACATGTAACGGCGCATACTGATGAACCAGATGATAAAAATAGTAAAGAATGGAAATTATGGTATGGAAATATGATGGCTGATAAATTAGCTGTTGAAGGTTCAAAAAAAGTTAATAATTTCTAATATAATCATTTGTTATAGTATCATTTCTATTAGTATCATAATTAATTATACTATTACTATCTAGTCTTATATTTACAGGTCTAGTAGTAGTAGTAGTAGTAGTAGTAGTAGTATTATTTCTATTATTATTATTAGTTAATCTATTATTACTTCTTAATACATATATCCTATTATCGTATTGAAAATAAATTATATATCGATTATCATAATTTTGAAATAAATCGTTATCAAAAGTAGGAATATAATTAGTGATTGTCATTTATATTATAGTTTAATAATACATAATGATAAAACTTCAATTTTTATTAATTCCAATATTTTTCAATTATTTGTGTGGATATTTTTTTATTAAATTTTTCTTTTATTTTTATTCGTGCCATTTTAGAATCTTTTATTTCTTTTAATTCTTTAATATATTCTATTAATTCATCTGTATACTTATGTTTACTCTGTTTGTCTTTAATCTCATAGTCTAATTTTTTACCATTTGATGTTTCAAGCCATCCATTTATTATAATTTCATCAGTGTCTATTTTGTCATGACAACTAGAACATAACGTAACAATATTAGAATAATGATTCTTTTTAATATGTTTATTAATTTTATGAGTTTCATTTTCATCAAAATCTTTTTGAGGAATTATATGATGTGATTCAAGATTTTTAGTATCTTTACAAATATGACACTCTATCATAAAATCATCATTATAATTTGATTTTTTGATATTAATTTCTTCATATTCTTTTAAAATTTCAGTTGTTCTATTATTAAATATAACGTCTTTCATTAAAAATTTAGCTACTTGTAAACCATAAAAGGTTTCACCTTGGCCGTCGCTTAAATGACGATCATATATTAATTGGTCGTTTTCTAAATCATAAGTAATTTTTAAATGTTTCGATTTTACTCTATCTAATTTTTGAATACATTCCATTGTAGCAACTTTATGTAAATGTGTTGCAGTTATAAAAGAACTCTCTGATTTACATAAAGTTTCTAACATATAAGCTACAATAATATTTGCAGATTTTTCTTCGGTGCCTCTACAAATTTCATCACCAATTACTAATGTATTTTTATTATTTCTTTTTAATATTGATGTTAGTTCCATCATTTCAACCATAAAAGAACTTAATCCTTTATACATATTATCATTACCAACTATTCGTGTAAATAAAAAATTATATGGTGAAAATGTAAAGTTTTCTGAAGCAACAAAATAACCAATTTGAGCTAAAATAATATTTAATCCAATAGACTTCATTAATGTTGATTTACCAGAACTATTAATACCGTATAATAAAATACCATCCATTTCATCACCTAATGAAATATTATGAGGAATATAACTAAAATCTTTATTAATAAATTCAATAATAGGATGTCTTAAACCAGTTGCTATAAAATATGATTTCTCTTTTTGTTCAATAACTGGTTTAGAATACTTGTTTTTAATTGCACAAATAGCACCAGAGTTTATAAAATCTAAAAATCCAATTTCATTACTTGCCCAATTAAATAAATCATTAAATTTTTCGGTTAATTTATTTAATTCTTCTTTGAAAGTATTTTTGTTTAAATTTGCTAATGTTTGTTTATTTATTACCATTTCATTAGAAATCTCTTTGATTTTATTACAATTAATTTTAGTATTTGAACTTTTTGGTAATTCATTAAATTCTAATTCAGAAATTTTTAAACTATAACTACCAACTGTTAATGTTGTTATTTTATTTAATTTTTCTTTTAAAATTTTACATCTTCTATTAGTAATTAACATATAATGCCCATCACGATCATTAAATTTACTAGTTATCAAAGAATTATCTGATTTTGAAAATAAACTTTTTTCTTCATTAAGTAATTCTTCTAATTTATTTTTTAATAATTCAATAAAATTAGAACCTGTTTCTATTTTAGCAACTAAATCATCAATCATAGGATAAATTCCGTTATTATAAAAAGTCTTATTATCTTCAAAATAATTACTAAAATTAGTTCCATCTAATTCTTTTATATTAAATCTTGTATTAATATAAGATAAAAATATATTAATATTTTTGCTTAATTTTTTAAATTCATTATCGTGTAATATATGTAATTTACTTTCTTTTAAAAATAATAATAAATTATTAATTTGATAAAATGAAAGATACATTTGATTTAATTCATAAGGATGTAAATTACCAATATTAATTCTTCTATGAAGTCTTTCAATATCATAAACATCTTCTAAAAAAGTAAGAATTGAATTATAATTTTCATTGTCTAATAATTTTTCAATTGAAGAATATCTTTTTTGAATTTCTTCTGAAATTATTAAAGGTTTACATAAAGCATTATATAAAAATCGTTTTCCTAAATTTGTTTTGGTAAAATCAATAATATTTAATAATCCTTTTTCACCAGTATTTCGAGAAAATACATCTAGTTGTTCTAATGCTCTATTTCCTAAATATAAAAATTTATCTCCTAAAAAATTTTGTGGCTTTTTAATATTATTTAACAAGTTATTTTGATGTAATAAACAATATTCTAATAAATTAACTAATGCTAATCTAGAATAATTATAAGGCACTAAATCAAGACTCTCGAAAATAGAAATTTGAGAATCTTGTGGAAAAATTTGTGTTAATATTCTTTCTTGATATTTAATTTTTTCTTGATTTTCAAGTTTAATTTCATAAATATTATCTAATTGTAAATAACTTTGTATTTCTTCAGGAGTTAAATTAGCTATTGGTTCTTTTAATTTATTAACTAATAAAATTTCTCTTGGTGGAACAGATGATAAAAATCTCAATACTTCATCTAATGCAAATAGTTCATCATTATTTGTAGAATAAGTTTCTAAAAAATAACCATTTCCTGTTGCTAAATCATAGGAAGCAATACCGATACATAGTTGTTCTTTAATTTTATTTTTTACTTTATCAATAACAAGTGAAACTAAATTATTATTTTTCGTATTATTTTTTTCAATATATGTTGCGGGTGAATAAATACCCGTTATTTCTCGTTTAGGAGTTGGTGGTTCTGTTGTTTGATCTATAAGAATAATAGTATAATTTAAATTAATTAATTTATCAATAAATGAATGAGTGACATGAATAGGAAATCCCATCATTCTTGGATTTGAATCACCTAATTCTTTACTACCATTTTTTTTAGTACATACAACATCTAATTTTTGAGCTAAATCAAGTAAATTTAATCCTTTGACATCAGTGCAATATGCTTCATGAAAAGAACCGACTTGCATTAAAATAATAGTTCTATCTTTACCATAAATATTTGCATAAAAATTATGAATATCAAAATAATCTTTAACAAATATTTCTTTGGTATATTGTTTTTGTATCATTAATTATAAATAATATATTTCCTTAAATAGAGTTTATTATCCTTATTCATTTTATAGTAATTAAATTATATAAAAATAAATATAATTAAATATATTAATGGAAATAAATAATATTTTTTTAAAAAATAATTGTGATGATGAAGACTTAAAATATCAAACAACTTCAGATTATAGTTCTTCAGATTATAGTTCTTCAGGTGAAAAAAATAAAAAATTAAATAATGAAATTATAAAACTTAATAATAGTAAAAAAGAAGATAAAAAAATAATAATTAATAAAAGAAGTCTTTTTTTAATTAAATATACGCGATAATATTTATTTTATCTTTTATAATATATATAATGAGTAAAATTAATTTAAGTGATATTTTTAGTGATTTAAATACAGAAAGTTCTGTTATTTTACCAAAATCTATTAAAATAAAAAATATAAAAAATTTAGATACTATTACAGATGCTACGTCTAGCTTTATGCCACAAAAAGGAAGCTATTCCAATGCAACATCTAGCTTTATGCCACAAAAAGGAGGCAATTTTGTTAATTCTAATAAAGATATAAATCAATTATTATCAATGTTATCAGCTACTAGTCATGATAATTACACTACTAATTCTACTGATACAGAACAATTAAAAAATAAATTATTTAATATATTACAAGAGGGTGGTAATGCTATAGCTGATTATGAACATTCAGATATTGATGTTATAAATGGTTATAATGAAAATGAAGTTGAAAGTCTTAATTTTAATATTGATAGGTACACTAAATATCAATCAATAAGAATAATATCAGAGAATAATTATCTTGAAATATTATATATAATTACTAATCATCCAGATAAAAATTGGTACATATTCTTTTTATATGTAACATTTAAAAGATTAAATCTACCTACCCGGCTCAAATTTATAGAAGTTATTATTGGTTATCTTTATTACATACGCGATAACAGTGTTAATCTAATGCCTCAAAATAATCCAGTATTTTTTCAATCATTGATAAATATATTTAAAAAGATAGTTTATGAAGGTAGTGATAGATACCTTCCAATTAATCCATATCAAGATTTATTTGGCGATACCTTTTATAATGAAAATAGATTAATGTATGATGGATTACCTTCGGCTATTCCTGATCCTTCAGATCGTCTACCTCGTCTTTCAGATCGTCCACCTCGTCCACCTACACGTGTTTCTGCAACCGCTGGAGATGAAAAAGCCATAGTCTCTTGGTCTATACCAGAAAATGATGGTGGTTCAGCAATAATAAGTTATATTGTAACAAGTAGTCCAGAAGGTATAACAGAAACTGTTAGTGGTTCAACAACAACAACAGCAACTGTTGAAGGATTAACTAATGGTACCGCTTATACTTTTACAGTAGTCGCAACAAATGCGGTCGGTCCTTCATCATCATCTGCAGCATCTGATCCAGTAACACCTCTAACACCTCGTCGTTCAGAACGTATTCGTGATCGTGATCGTGATCGTGCTTCAAATCCTATTCCTCCTTCAGATCCTATTCCTACTTTAAATCCTATTTCTTATTCAGGACTTCTTGGTTCTATCAATCCACTTAGCTGGTTTCCAGGTCATAGTTCAACTCCTATTCGTGCTCCAACTCCTACTCCTTCACCTCCTATTCGTGCTCCAACTCCTATTCTTGCTTCAAATGTTGATCCTTTATTGGGTTTTGATCCACTTAGCTGGTTTGCAAGTCCTGGTTCAACTCCTATTCGTGCTCCAACTCCTATTCCTGCTTCAATTCCTCCTTAGTTTCGGTTGATTTTTTAAAGCAATATTAAATTTACCCAAGACTAATATGATATATCATTAAAGATTTATGCAATAGATAAAATAGATCATATTACTTTTTATAATGATAGTTATAATTCTGATCATAAACGCTGAATTATGCATTTTAATTTTCCCACCAATTAGTTTTAACTAATCTATTATTTTTTTTCTCCCAGTGTCTTGCTTTCTTTGCTTTAATTTGTTGTCTTTTTTCAAGAACTTCTTCAAAAGTAAGTGTTCGACGTCTTCTACGATACATATTTCTTCTAACTCTTGAAAAAGATTCATTATTTATTTCATTTTCTATAATTATTTCGGGTTCAACAATAATATTAGAAGACGCATCCCATTTATAACCATTCAAAATACCAAGTTTAATTCGTTGTTTAATTTCTTCTGAATTAAAAATAAATACTTGCCTGCAATATGGACAAACAGGCGCATTTAAACGAACACAACAGTTAGAACAAAATGAATGGCTACAAGGGAGCACTTTGTTAGATTTATTATTATAGCAAATCATACAATCTTCCATTACTATATTTTATATAAATTTTAAAAATCTTATTTAATATTACATTGTTTATCACAAATATATTGATTTAAACCAATTAATTCAATAATAAAATGCAAGAAAAAACCAGTTGCAAAGAACGCACTATATACTCCAAAAGGTTTTTCATTATCTTTGTTTTTTTTATTAATTGTTAAATTAAAAATAATTGTGCCTATAATTAAAGTAATTATTCCCACAATTATTGCATTCATAAATGTAAATGAATTCATTTATATTAAATTAGATATATATTTTTATAAAACTTAGATTAATTATTTATATTTATTTTATAACTAAAAAATTGATAAAAATTATATAAAAATATATACTTTAATAATATAATGTATTTCTGTCCTAATTGTTCATATTCATTTGATATTGTAAAATCATCAAATTCGATAACTAAAGATGTAAGAATTGAAATTACAAAAATGGCAGAAGCTCATAAAATATATGAAGGAAATAATGATATGAGTAAATATATTGCAACATTTAGTCGAGATGAAACTTCAAAAAATAAAAAATATCAAAAATTTAATGATAAACAAAAAGTTGAATTTAATCAAATTTTTGATGCTATAACATCTTCAGGAGCTGAATTCAAATGTAATAATTGTAATAATATTGAACCAATTAAAAAAACAATTCTATTATATAATTTAAATATAGAAGACAAAAATACTTTTCCAAAAACTTTAGAAAATAACGAATTTATTTGTAATGATCCAATTCTTCCAAGAACACACGATTATATTTGTAAAAATCCAAATTGTATAACTCATAAAAATATAAAAAGTAAAGAAGCTGTTTTTTATAAAGAAAAAAATACATTTAAAATAATTTATATTTGTGCTGTTTGTTATTTTTCTTGGTAAAATAAATTATTCAAGTAAATATAATAAATGTTCTTTTGATAATTCTTCTAAATTCCATAATTCATATTTTCCATTTGGTAAAGGTCTACGAATTTTAAAAGGAATCATATTTAATTTAAATTCTTCTTCAGCAATTTTATCATAATTTAATCCTTTATAATTTTTAATTAATGGTTTAGCACCCATAGTTAATTGTTTTGTTCTTTCTCCTAAAATACGAACCATTTCATATTTAGTTAATTTAGCTAAAGATTGTCTTTCTTCTTTTTTAGTATATTGAATGTTTATATCTGGTTGAGCTTCAATTTCATTATCATCATCATAATATTCATTATCAATATCACATAATTTATTATCTTCATCATTATTTATTTCTAAATCTAGTTCGTTATCTTCTTCTTCATCAAAATTATCTGAATCATCATTAAATTCTACATCATCGTCTATTTTATCAGTTTCATCAATTTCAGATTCTTCTATTTCATCATCTTCTTTTTTTAATTTTTTAGAAAGTTTTATTACTGATGCTTTTTTTGACATTAATTATAATAAGATAATGTTTTTAAATAATTTAATTCAATTTTTTATCAAGTATATAATTAAATTCATCACTTATTGAAATAAAATTAAGTTTTGTTTTTTTCATAAAATATATTCTGCTTTCTACTGTTGAATTACCTAATATTTGTTTATATGATAATAAATCATCACTTAATTTAGATTTATTATTATTAAATTCTTCCTCTATTTCTTTTTTAAATAATGCTGATACATTAAATTTATTTTTTAATACTTCTATAATTGCTATACGATATGTATTATAAATTAAATATTGATTATATTCTATAGATGTAATTTCATTTTCTTTTGTATTTTCAAATCCTGGTTCATTTTGAATTGGAAATGAACACAATAATGATTGTATAGATTGTAAAACTAATCTAATATTCATAACTGACGACCAAGACGGACCAGACCAAGTTCCTAAAATAGATAAACATACTTTTCCACATTCGTATAAATTTGGATTAAATCTAACATTTTTTTCAATTGTTAATAAAGTTACTTGGGGTGAATTTGTTGGATAGTTTTCTGGATATATTATTTCAAAAAAAAAGAAACCACCAAAATATGGAGTATCTTTAGGACCAATTATTAAAGCATGTTGTTTCATTAAATTTTTTTTGTCTATTGATAAATATATACCATCTGGTTTATTTTTATTAAAATCATAAATATCTTGAACTATTCGCATTATAGTTTTATTATTACTCATTAATGTTAATTACTATTATATTTTTAAAATGATTTTTAACTTAGATGGTATGATGTAAAAATATAAAATATATATAAATAAATATTTTTTATGATGTATATCATCACTATTCTACGAGGTAATTATATGACTTAAAAAAGTTGAAAAAAATATTTAAAAAAATCTTTCTTTATTATAATTAATGTCCGAACTTAAATTAAATCCTAATAAAGTAGCTAAATATGTAGCTAAAGTAAATAGTATATTAGAAGAAGGTAGAATACCGTTTGGTCAAAAAACCAAAATTACCCATGTATCAATGGGTGGAAATAAAGGTAAATTTAGTTTGAATAAGAGTCAATGTAAAAATTTAATTTCTGCTTTAGCTGAAGCTACTGAGTATGGTCTTGAATTTCATATTGCAGAGATGCCAAAAGAATATGGACCAATTATTTTTGATATAGATTTAGAAATATTAAAATCAGATTATAAATCTGGACGACTTTATGATGATAGTATGATTATAGATATATGTGATTTTTATAAAGAAGCTATTAAAAAATACTTGGATGTAAATGAATCTGAATTAAAAGTTTGTATTTTTGAAAAAAGTAATGTAAAAGAAAAAGAATTAACAATTCGTGATGGTTTTCATGGAATGTTTCATGAAATATGCACTTCTTCTAAAGTTAGACATTTAATTCGCGAATATGTTGTTAAAAATGCAGAAGAATTAGAAATATTTCAAAAATTTACTAAAGATGTAAATGAAATTTTTGATAAATCTATTATTAATACTAATGCCTGGTTAATGTATGGATGTCGTAAAAACGACGGTCTAGTATATAAGGTAACTAAAGTTCTTACTCTTACTAATGATGAAGTATTAGACCAAGGTATTGCTTCTTTAGGTGATCAAAAAAAGAAAATTAAAATGTTTTCTATTCAACAGAAAGGTTGGTGTGCTGAAAATTCGGCACCATATTCTGAAAATTATACAGATAAAATTATTGATGATGAATTTGAAGAACTTGGATTTAATAAAAAAACAACTATAGAAGAAGATTTTGAAAATCTTCCAGAAATGAAAAAACAAGATATTGAAAAAGCTAAAATTTTACTTGGACTATTAAGTGATAAACGTGCTTCTAATTATAATGATTGGATGCGTGTTGGATGGGCTCTTCATAATATTGATAGAAGTTTATTAGATGATTGGATTGAATTTTCACAAAGAAATCCACAAAAATATAAGGAAGGTGAATGTGAAGAACGCTGGACTGGTATGCATACAGAAGGTTTAACCATTCGTTCGCTCGTTCACTGGGCAAAAGAAGATAATCCAGAAGAATTTAAAAAGTTTCTTGCTTCTGAATATGAAAACTTTTTAACTAAAAGTTTAGATATTAATACATATTATATTGCTAAAGCACTTCATAATAAATATAGTGATCGTTTTGTATGTATATCAACTAGAAATAATATTTGGTATGAATTTAGACATCATAGATGGCATTTATCTGAAAATGGAACATCTTTAATGAGATTAATTAGTGAAGATTTTGGTAATGATTTTTTAAGACTTGCTGGAGAACTCAATTTTAAAGCTATAAAATTAAGTGGTTCTGAAAAAGAAGATGCACAAAATAAAGCAAGTAGAACTCAAAAAATTTGTGATAGATTATTAAATATTACCTTTAAAAAACAAATTATGGAAGAAGCTAAATGTTTATTCTATGAAGATGATTTTGAACAAAAATTAGATGAAATTAATATACATTTAATTGGTTTTGAAAATGGAGTATATGATCTTGAAAAAGAAGAATTTAGAGCTGGTAAACCAGATGATTATATTTCACTTTCAACTAAAGTAGATTATATAAAATATGATCTTAAAAATAAAACTTTTAAATCTTATTTTGATAAAATTGATGGATTCTTCAAACAAATTCTTCCAAATGATAATGTTCGTAAATATTTTCTCTTATCTTTATGTTCTTGTGTAAGTGGTGATGCATCTAAAGAAGAAAATTTTCGCATTTCAACTGGTGTTGGTTCTAATGGTAAATCACTTACATTTGATTTACTTAGTCGGGCATTAGGTGAATATATCGCTGCTTGTCCAATTACAATAGTAACAAGAAAACGTAATGCTTCTAATCAAGCTTCTCCAGAATTAGCTAGATTAAAAAGTAAACGTTGTGCTATTTTCCAAGAAACTGACGAAGAAGAACAAGTTAATGTTGGTATTTTAAAAGAATTAACAGGTAATGATAAATTTATGGTTCGTCCCATGTATCGAGAACCTTTTGAAGTTAAATTTCAAGTAAAATGGTTCTTGTGTTGTAATAAATTACCTACTGTTACAGCACAAGATGAAGGCACATGGAGACGTCTTAAAGTTGTTGAATTCCTTTCTCGTTTTGTTTCTAATCCAAATCCTAAGAAACCAAATGAATTTCCTATTGACCCAATGCTTAAACGCGAAATTAGTCAATGGGCTCCTTATTTTGCAAGTTATTTAGTATATTTATATATTTCAGAATATAAATACTTACCTAAAGGTATTCCTGAACCTAAAGAAATTCAAATATCTACTAATTCGTATCGTAATGAAAGTGATACTATTAATAAATTTATTGCTGAATATGTTGAAATTGATCTTGAAAATAAGACTATCCATGCATTTGTTAATGTATGGCAAGTATATCGTGATTGGATTCATAGTGTTTCTGATAATACACTTAAACCTCTTAGTAGAAATGACTTTATTAAACAAGGTTTTGATGTATTTGAAAAAGCAGGTATTAATATGATTAAAGATAAAGGATGGCAAGGATTTATATATAAATCTAAAAATGATAATCAACTAGATTCTGATGATGAAAAAGATAAAAAATCAAATTCGCTTGATTTATAAAAAAATTGAATAATTAAGAGTTTACATATTCCAAACTAAAATTTTAAATAACCATGCCAGTGCCAGATAGAGCCTCTCTTGTTTTTGCTAGGATAAATGAAATAACTCATAAAAACAGGATAGTATCATATTCTGGTTCAGGTTCAGGTTCAGGTTCAAGCTCAAGTTCGAGCTTAGGTTTAGGTTCACATTTATCAAACTCTACAAACCCTTATTATCAGCGTAGTAATATGTTTGATCAGCCATTTGATAAGGGTACACTATCTAATGAGATAGAATCATGTACTGTTTTTGATAATTTGTTTAGATAACCTGTTCGGGTTGATACAAAATCTACTAACAGTGTTGAACTACTGTTAACTTGTAATCACTCGATTTCTTTTTTGATAATCACAATCAGTACATTGATAATATTTCTTTTCTTTAATTGGTTCTTTTTTCGTATTCTTGTTTTATGTAATTCAGTTTCTTCGTGTTGAATTAATGAATACCTTATATCCGTTCCATAATTACATTTTTTACAAAAATATTTGTATTTATCTATATATAATATATTATATATAAATTTTTAAATTGCTTACTAGAAAATAATTAAAATAGTCCCGCTGTAAAAATAATTAATTAAAAAACGGATGTTTTAAACATTTATCAATATCAAACCTCTTCATAGGAGAAATTTCTAACATTCCTTTTAAAAGATCTACTATAAGATCAATATCTTCAAGAACATTGTATTTTTGAAGTAATTTTTTTATTAAATTTTCATTATTAGGTAATGATTTCATATTTAATAATTTTCCAGAACTATCAAAATATTTTTTCCAGTATTTTGTTTTCTTTAAAAATTTAATTGAAAAATCACCACAAAACGAATTAATCCACCATAAATGATATTCATCACGTGAATGTTTAGAATCCTTTTCAGGGTCAAATAATAAACGACCAGTTAATAATTCATAAAATACACAACCAGAAGCCCATATATCAACTGCATATGATGATTTACCCATTAATATTATTTCTGGTGCTCTATAATATCTAGTGCCAAATTCTGATTCATAATGTTCATTTTCTTTACAATATGCTCCAAAATCAGATAATGTTACATTACAATTTGAAATAAAATTTGTATTAATTTTATATTTTTCTGATTTTTCAGGATATTCTATTTTTTCACATATATTTTTATGTACAATTTCTCTAATTTTTTTTTTATCATCTAAATTTAAAATCTTTTTATCTCCTACTAAATATTCTTTTTTTAATTCTAAATATTTTTCTTTAAAATTATGTAATGTATATTGTTCTATTATTTTTTTGTCAAAATTATTTAGACCTTTTAATAATATATTATCTGTTTTAATATCAGCGTGATAAACATGTAATTTTTGATGTAAAAATTTAATTGCTTGAAACAATTGCATCATTATTTTTTTAACTATTTTTACAGGAAGACCATTTTCAAGTTCACTTTTACGAAGTAATGAATCTAAATTACCAGTTTGTAATTCAAATACACCACATGCATATTTTCTATTTTCTCTTTGTTCGGTAAAATTATCTTTTAATTGATTAAATACTTGTATTTTTGGTAATTTTTTTAAAAATTTAAATTCTTCTAAACCTTTTTTGTATTCATTTGGTTCATTTACTTTTATTGCATAAAATTTATTATCTTCTATATTATATGCTAACCAAACAATAGCATCTGCACCTTTACCAATTTCATTAATTATATTATATTTATTTAATAATTTGTTTGTTAAATCTAAATTTTCTGAATGATGATATATATCATCTGATGATGTAGAAACATTCGAACCTTCTGATGATTCTGAATCAGACTGAGAAGCCGCATCTGATGGTACTTCTACTTCTTCTTCTAAATTAGACATTATTGTTATAAATAAATATCTTTATAAATGATTTATTTTTCATTTTTTTTTATAATATAATAATAATGAAAAGATTTAGTGATGATAGAAAAATTAAAATTTTTGGAGATGTTATTAAAAGTAATAAAAGTTTATTATTACCAAATAGTTTAAGACAAAGTTATATTACTGATGATAGTATTAAGTATCCTACTCAATTTTTTATTAAAAATTCAAATTTAAAAGAAACTCTAGATATTAATAATAAACAATTAATTAAATCAAATAGAACATATTCACAATTAATGGAAATACCTGATTTATCTTTACCTTTAACAGATATTTTAAATATTTATGATATTGATACATATGATGAATTAATTGATTTAATTAAAAAATTGTTATTTAATGATACATCTGAATATACTATTTATAGATTAGTAAATATATATACAAGAATTTATTATGATGATTTAAAAAAAACAAATAATTCTTTAATAAAAATCTTTAAACTTATTTTTAATAGTGATGCAACAAATCATTCACAAATATCAAATTATAAAATAGATGATAATAAATTATCATCGTTTATAAATAAATGGTTTCGAAAAAATAATAAAGATAATTTTTATCTAAATATTTGCGAAGATGTAAAAAATTTTCTAAGTAATAAATATGAATCTTAATTATAGTTATCATACTAATAATCAAAATTTTTTCCCTCATCCCAATCAATTAACTGTAGTAAGAGGAGAAGGTGATGAAAAAAGACTTTACTCTGTTCCAATTCAAGCACCGTATACAATACCTACACCATATCAAGATGTTGGAGATGATCCAAATTTACAATCAGATGTTACCAATTTTTTTTACAAAAAAGTATTAAAATGGATTAAAGAATATCCAGATTTTAAACATCTAAAAAAACATTCAACCTTTTTAAATAGCAATAAAGGCAAAGTATATATTTATGATATGTTAAGATTATTTGTTAAATATAGTAAAGCTAATTGGTATGATTTAAGAGATGATATAAATTATACTATTATTAAAAAATATCTTAGAAAAAAAATTGGTAATATTTAATTTTGATTACACTTTTTGATATCTTTTATATTTATATTATACCACTCTAAATTTTTAAATTGATTATTAATTTTTTTTATATCTTCTAGATCACATAATAAATTATTACTAAAAATATATAAATATTTTTTTTTCCATAAATTCCATTCAAAACCATATGTATTACCATAATTATACTATAAATAATTTATATTTTTGTTTATATGGTTGTTCATAAGTAAATATAGAATCATATATTTTATAAAAATTTTTACTATTTTAAAAAATTACTTTACAGAATTCATTATATGAATTTTGTAATAATTTAATAAATTCTTCTGAATAACATTTATTATCGTTCATATTATATTTATTTATAAAAAAATTGAAAAACTAAGTATTTAATAATATCATTATAATATTTCATTAAAATCTCTTTTGATTATGGAAGGAGCAGAACGCGCAAAGAAAACTAGTGATATGTGTTATAAGAAGTGGAAGAATGATGAACAACCACCCTACTGTGATTGTAATCCTCACGATTATTATTCTCATGGATGCAGAGGATGTTATGAACCTAGTGTTAAAGAGCTAGGTATAGAAATTCCATCTTTTATTGGAGAATCAAATAAAGACATAGCTGATTGGTTTGATTCACTTGGAATTTAAACATCCATCTCTAAATGATTCACCACTTCCGCTTGTACTAGAAGAAATAATGAAAACTAAACCAATAGAAGAGATTGAAAAAGTGTTTGAAGCTGCACAAATTGCAGAAGATGCTGCAAAATCAAGAGCATGTGAAGCAGAAGAAAAAGCAAAACCATTTGTGGAAAAAGCTAATACAGCAAGAAAAGAAGCAGCTGCTTTTAAGCGCGTAAGAAAAGCAGCACAAGAGAAACTAAGTTGAGTAACTAATTCTAATTATTATGAGAATAGAAATTTTTTTATTAACAATACTTATAAAAACAACATAAATATAGTAAGCAATTAGAAAACGAAATAGAGAATAATAAAGAGTTAGTAGAACAATTTATTAAAGGTATTATTAAAACAGAAACTATTTTAAATGAATTAGAAATAAATGATGATGAAATAGATGATGAAACAGATGATGAAACAAATGAAATAAATAATACCTTTATAACTTTAAAGCGGGGACTATTTTAAATGACATTTTTATTTATATTTATCTAAAGGTTCTTCTGAATCAATTATTAAAGTAGAAGATGGTTCAGAATCTAGATATATTTTATTTGCAATATCTGATATTATTTTTACTGTAAAATAAAATTGCCCACTCACTGGTAAATTACCAATTATAATAAAATATTGTTCTTTACCATCTAGTTTTTTGTAATAATTAGAAAGATTAGAAGGGTCCGCTATTAAGTTATAATATGGATTATTTAATGAATATGGAAATAATTTAAATTCCATTGTTTTGTCATCTCTTTTGTAAATTTTAATTTCAAAAGATTTTATGTCTTCTATTTTAAATCCTACTGGTATATCCCAGGTTAATATAACATATCTTCGAGTAATTATTTGTCCCTGTTGAGGTCCTTTTTGGTATCTAGATATAATAGTTCCATCTTTATCTATATATGCATAATACTTAATGTTAACTGTTTGAATTTTAATTTCTTCAGGAGGAGGAGACTTAATACTTGGCTTTCTACCTGTATGAAAAGTTAAACCATATTTGGTTATTTTTGATATTTGATCTGTATTTAATTTTAGAGGTTTATATTTTTTATAATATCTATGTAAAAATTGTTTAGTATTATCAGGAAGACTCTCATGTGTTTTATTATATTTTTCTATTTCAGATTCAGGTATTTTAAATTTTGTATATTCCTCACTAAAAATATTATGCATATATTTTATAAATAATGAAATAGAATTAAGAAAGTCTATTGTAGACGGATAATCTAAAAAATCTAAACCAAACATTTTTATTTGTTTTTGTTGTTCTATATCTATATCTATTTTTTTTAATTTAGTTTCACAATAGTGTCGTAAGAATCTTCTTATTTTTGGATTAATGTCAAGAATGCGTGTATATTTTTTTAAATATTCTTCAATCTCACTACCATGTATTATAAAGGTCTTATCATTAAAAATCTTATTTATATAATTCATAAAGAATAAAATATAATCAAGATCTTGTATATCATCATCAGTAAGGGTTTTATAATCACTTAAATTTGATATAATGTCAATCTCGGGTATTGTAAATTGTTTAGTTTCAATAATATTATTTATATAATATATAAAAGGTAAAATAGAAAGCATTTCTTTTTCTTGATCACCTGTTAAATCAAAACTTAAACCAAATTTTTTTATTTGGTTTAATTGATTTTCAATAAATGTTTTTTTATCTATAACACTTAAATCATCTAATTGTGTTTTATAAAGTAATTTTAAAGTTTCTTTATCATAATCAGTAAGTTCTTTATATTTTCTTAAATATTCTTGAATCTCACTATTAGGTATTATAAAAGTGTTATCATTAAAAATCTGATTTATATACTTTAAGAAATATAAACTATCACCATTTTTCATAGTAGAAGCAACAGAAGCAGGAGTAGGTTCAGGAGCAGGAACAGGAACAGGATCAGGTTCCCTATAAGAAGCAATAAGATCAGCAGCAAACTTAGCCTTTCTAACTTTATCAGTAGACGTAGAAGTAGACGTAGAAGTAGACGTAGACTCAATAGGAGGATTACCATTGCTAATGCTAATAATTGGTGGTTCTAAAAGTTTAAAATCTAAACCAAAATATTTTATCTTTTTTATTTTTTCATCAGATAATTGTTTGCCATTAATTGTATCTAAATAATATTCTCTTAATGTTTTTTTTTCATATGTGTCAAGCTCCCTATATTTCTTTACATAATTAGGCGTATCTTCTTCAGATATTGTAAATTTATCGTCATTAATAATTTTGTCTATATAATTACGAAAAAATAAATAATTACTACCACCACTTTGTATTATATTAAATAATTTATGTTTTAATTGGTCTGTATTATCAGTAGAATTAGCTGTGTAATTATCATCACTAGTAGCTGATAACATTGATATTAATTGCTTAATATCTTTATTATTAGTACCATTTAAATACCCTCCTTTTTGTGGCATAAAGCTAGACGTTGCATCTGAATAGCCTCCTTTTTGTGGCATAAAGCTAGACGTAGCATCTGAATAGGCTCCTTTTTGTGGCATAAAGCTAGACGTAGTATTTGCAACTGTATCTACAGAATTTATATTTTTAATTTTAATAGATTTTGGTAAAATAACAGAACTTTCGCTATTTAAATCACTAAAAATATCACTTAAATTAATTTTTACCATATATATATATATATTTATAATAAAATTTTTATAATTTTTATTATAAATAGAAATAATTTTAAATTATGAATGGTAAGATACAAAAAATATTAATCAAAAAACTCTTCTAGAAAATAAATATTGGATAATTATATATATTCTTCTTTAATTATCCTTTTTTCTATTACTTTTTTTGAACATTTAATAATATTTTAACATTTTATTACCACCACTTTGTATTATATTAAATAATTTATCTTTTAATTGTTCTGTATTATCAGTAGAATTAGCTGTATAATTATCATCACTAGTAGCTGATAACATAGATATTAATTGCTTAATATCTTTATTATTAGTACCATTTAAATAGCCTCTTTTTGTGGCATAAAGCTAGACGTTGCATCTGAATAGCCTCCTTTTTGTGGCATAAAGCTAGACGTTGCATCTGAATAGGCTCCTTTTTGTGGCATAAAGCTAGACGTAGTATTTGCAACTGTATCTACAGAATTTATATTTTTAATTTTAATAGATTTTGGTAAAATAACAGAACTTTCGCTATTTAAATCAC